CAAAGAAACGGATGGAGGGAGATATAACAAATGCAGACAAACACATTCAAAAAGATATATATTACCGGCGATACTCACGGAAGTTTCTCAAGAATAGAGCGTTTTTGTGAGGAAAATCAAACCACAACAAATGACTTGCTTATAATTTTAGGCGACGCCGGAATCAACTACTACCTTGACGAGCGAGATACGACACTCAAGCACCGCCTTTCAAAGCTCCCCATCACGCTGCTGTGCATACACGGCAATCACGAAGAGAGACCGGAGAACATACCTACCTATTCGGAGATTGACTTCTGTGGTGACAGGGCGTATACCGAGCGGGAGTTTCCCAATCTGATATTTGCTAAGGACGGCAGTATTTACAATCTTAACGGTGCGAGATGTCTCATTCTCGGTGGTGCATATAGTGTAGACAAGTATTATCGGCTTCAGAAAGGCTGGCAATGGTTCGCATCGGAGCAGGTCACAGACACCCGCAAAAACGAAATTGAAGGAATCCTCGACCATAACGATTGGAACGTTGATTATGTTTTCTCCCACACTTGCCCCTATAACACGAGACCAGTCCATATGTTTCTGCACAGTATAGACCAATCAACCGTTGATAACTCAATGGAGGTCTGGCTGCAGAAGATTGCAGACAAGCTGCAGTTCACACGTTGGTATTTCGGGCATTACCACGACGATTGGGACAACGGTAACTATTCTATGTTCTATACAGACTTTGCGGAATTCCCTTACTTTCCACCAGAGGAGCGTGATAACATATGACACCTAAACCTGCTTCGTTCACTTGCCCGTCCTGTGGAGCATCAGTTTTATACACCAACAAATTCTGTAGTTACTGCGGCACACAGTTTGATGATTCTGAGCCGAAGATTTTTAACAGAAACGGAAGAAGATATAAATCACTATGTGCTAACTGTTATATCCCACGTCAAGAAACTTATTTTATGGATGAAGATTACATATACAAAACAGTTATCGAAAATATCGCAAAGGGAATGGTAGATAAACTAATAGCCGATAAGATGATTAAGATTGAATCAAATTACGATATTATGACAGATTCAACAACATATCGTGGCTATTTAGATGTTATTTTACCTGAAAACCATGATGAGAAAGGAAGATACATATGACACTTGAAGAAAAAATATCTCAGCTCGAAACAGAACTCGCAAAGGTTAAGGCGGAGCTTGCCGAAAGGAAGCAGTCGGTGTGGTTGCCCGAATACAATCAGGAATTTTACTATTTGAACGAAACTGGATTTCCTCAAGTGAATACATTTAAAAAGACTATGAATGATAGTTTATTAAGGACAAACAATAACGTATTTAAATGCGACAAATCCACATTTAATCATCTCGCTTGGTACAATGATAACGTACTTAAGATCCAGAACAAGCTGATACAGCTCCACGAACTGCTATGCCCAGATTATTTCCCCGATTGGAATAATCATTGTGAAAGCAAGTTCGTTATTTATTATGACACATCAAGTAAAAAATGGTTTTGGGATGCATATCACTCAATGAATATGCAAGTCGTTATGTTTACTAAAGAAGCAGCGGAAAGAGCCTGTGAAATCCTCAACGCTGAGAAATTTATGATAGGTGATGACGCATGAGATCGATAATCTGGACAACCAATGAAGAATTTGCCCAAAAACTACTTACGCAAATCATAGGAGGTCAACCAATAGTCCGCAAAAGAAAAACTAATGCAGAATATTGGATAGAATACGGCGACGAATACAATATCGTGTATTGGATTAGAGGCAATGATTGTTTCTGTGGTCTGCGCTGCGATGTTTCATATGTAGATACTGATACTTGCTCGGTTCAATATTTCGATACTATCATTAGAGTTATGACTTCATTGGGTAAATATGGCAAGTGTATATGTTTCTCGGGAGGTGAACAACTTACAAATGATGAACAAAATAAATGGATCAAGTTAGTTTTGGCTCATCAAACAGGTGTACAAGACAATAAACACGATTGCAAAAGTAATTAAAAGGAGAACGACAATGGCAAAGATAATACGGTCAAACGACAATAAGGTAAAAGTTAAAGATATCCGTCAAGGTGATATATTCAAATATGATAATTGTTATTACATAAAGACATCACTTGGACAGGTAACGTGCAGTAGTAATTCATATGGTAACGACAAGGTTATTTGTTCCTGCGGTTTAATCGATCTCGAAACTGGCGAATATAAAACCTTAGAGGAAAATACTTATATCAGTAAGATCAATGCGGCTATCAATATATTTGAGTAAGGAGAATAAACTAATGAGAAACGATAATCTTGGTGACCGAATGAAAACATATGAGAATGTAACTCGTATATATCTCACTCGCAGAACACCTGTAATTATCCGCATTGACGGCAAGGCTTTTCGCAGCTTTACCAGAGGTTTCGAGAAACCCTTTGATATGAAAGATTATACAGATTTTGCAATAGAATTCTTTGGTGCATCAGCAGTCGCAACGAAGCCTATGGATAAAACTAAATTTATGGATTGGAATAAGGTTAAGGAAATTATTAAAGAAAACCCAGATTCGGTAATATATGCAGGACTTATGGAAGATTGGAACAACACTTCTGGTCTGATATTCGCTAACGGTAAATATTACAATGGCTATGTTTACGGTGCTTCTTATTGGGCAACTCCTATCGTAAATGTCGATGGAAAAGAAATCGAATGTTGGACATACGAAGAAACTAAAGAGGGTTCTGGTAAGCCTGATTGGTTGATTAATGGTGATATTCATCATACATCTGATTTTTATAACATTGAAAACTTGTTGAACTTGCAGAAAAGGTGAAATTGGTTTAAAGGAGTGAAGATTATGGCTGAACGTGAGATATTATACAGAGGTAAGCGAACCGAAAACGGCGAGTGGATATACGGATTGCCACATTATAACCTTGATGACAAAATAGAGTTTATTATTGTACCCGGAAAAATATATCCAAATTGTTTCAAGGTTGAAGTTGAAACTATCGGGCAGTACACAGGAGTACACGATATGAATAAAAAGCCAATATTTGAAGGTGACATTGTAGTGGATCGCACTATGGTATTTCAAGTAATAGGACAGATAATCTATAATACTGATAAAGCAGCATTTGTTGTTAAGAATTCAGTTACAGAGGAATCTCTTGATAAACATCGATGGTTAGAAATTATTGGTAATATATATGATAATTCCGAATTACTGAAAGGAGAGGACGCATCATGGTAACAATAAAATTCGTATCAGCAGACGATTGGCAGGGCATATATATCCATAACGATTTGGTTATCCAGTCACATTCGATTGACGCATTAACAGCAGCTTTGTCAATTTCAGACTACATTACTATTTACATCGGATATAATTTCAATCGTTTCATCATCGAAGAATATGAAGTAAGCTCTGAGTGGTTAGAGGTTTACGGGGAACTTCCTGTTAGATTTGATGAAATACCAAATGATGTAATCAAAAAGATAGAGATTGAGAGGTAAGCCAATGAATAAGAAATTTTTTGCCATTATCGCAGCTGCTACACTGCTCACAGCCTGTGGTCAGAACGGAGCTGTATTGAGGTCGTCAGATTCTACATACGACAATCCGATGGTGACACTTATATCGGAAGAACCATATGGATACTTTATCGCATACGATAAGGACACAATGGTAATGTATATAGGGAAACACAACGGCGATGGTGGTACTGCCCTGACTGTGATGGTCAACTCGGACGGGACTCCGAAGCTATATAAAAGGCTGAACTAAGTCTTGAATACATATTAGAAAGGAAGAATAATAATGTACTGCATTGGAACAGGCAGTCTTTACATTGCTGCCAGACCTGACAACTATCTTTATACAACAGAAAAGCTTGACGAGGCAAGATTGTATTCAACAGCTCAGAGAGCAAGCAATGCGCTTGTGACACTCCCCCGCCGCTTCTATGAAGTAAGCTCAAAGTGGGCAGTAAGAGAGGTACTGAATAACCCTGAACCTGAGAAAGCGCCGACACCTACTCCTGCACCAACACCTACTCCTAAGACCACAGATGAGTCTGAAGTGACAACCGAAGAGCAGAGTGTTGATTTCTTAGAGATATTCAATGGCGTTGCAAGCCTTAAAGACCACAAGAATGGATGCTTGACAAAGCTCAATGGTGAGCTTTCAAGGCTTAACGAGGAGATTACCGACATAGAACACTACATTGAATTTAGCAAGCTGAATGTTTCTGATGCGTATAGAGCCTACAGGATGCTTCGTGATACGCTGCAGGAGAGAAGACAGATAAAGGACACGATCAGAGTGGTCAAGGAGCTGTATGATAACTGCAATGTTGACAAGCTGGCTGATGTTAAGGGTGAGCTTGAGAACAGAGTGTACATACCAAGGCGACTTAGTGGGCTGTTTGAGTGAGAAAGGAAGATTATATGATTGGGATTTATGCAATAAGGAATATGATAAATGATAAGATGTATATCGGAAAGTCAGACGATATAATCAAACGCTGGAAATCGCATCAAAAAGAACTGAGGGAAGGTCATCATCGAAACAGTAGACTACAAAGCGATTGGAATTTACATGGTGAGGCAGCATTTCGATTTATTATTTTGGAAGAATACGTAATACCAGATGAAGTATTGGTCAATGATATTTATTTGCAAATGGTATTGTTTTGCAGAGAATATTTTAATATGAAGAAATACGACTCTCTGGAAAAGGGATATAACATTGAAAATACTTTAAGCGAAATCTTGAGACCAACTTGTGAGGAAACAAAGCAGAAATACATAAGATATCAGTATATAGGAGCTAAAACATTTTACAGAGATAATAAAGAAAAATTATTGTCCCCATTGTTTAATATCAATCAGTTTTGCGAGTTAGTGATTGTCACAGATCCGAGAGAAGATCCAAGTAAATTATCGTATATATTCTATGGTGATGAGTTTCAATACGACGCAAGAATACAAGAATATGAACATATTACTGGAAAAATTCATAAAAACAAAAAGAAAAAATCAGGACCAAGAACCAAAAATCCAAATTTATTTCTTCGTAAAAATGTTATTTCTCATCTTGATGAAAGCTTTAGAAATCACTATCGGGACGATATTATATACTATATAGAAGTAAAAAATGGCTACTTTAATAGGGAAGTCAAAGATAATGGATATGGAAAATATGTATTGTCTCAAAAAGGCATTGATAGTGGATACTATGTTGAGGGCTCATACGAAAATGGATACAACAGTGGAATAATTTTGTTAACTCCACTGGGAGCTGAACACTATAAGGATATTGCTTCAAATATTGAACAGTACATCGACCCCAATATAATGTATGAGGATTCTGCTGGATACTTGTGTGTTGATTGGAGCAAAGTCGTAATCTGAAAAGGTCTTCTTTTCTTTTGCAGGGGCATTTCTCGTCCGCTACGCTCCCGAAAAATACACCCTGTGGCAAAAAAGAAAAGAAGCAAAAGAAAATGCACGTTGAATTATTATAGAAGCAATTATAGCTTATAGAACATCAAAGCCGACAATAACTAATAGTAACCAACCACAAGGGAAGAGGATTGTGGAGAAAAGCAATCCGATTGGAAAACGACCGGGGTTTCACCTGTTTGCAATCCTCCTAAACCCGCTTCACAACACGCTTTTAGCTGATTTCGCTGTCATCGATTTCGTGTAAATATTATTATTATAATATATATCTTGCACCTTTTGGATGACAGCAGATTGCTTAAAAACCCTTTTGTAGTCTACGTTTATAAGCATTTTAAACAGGTAAAAATTTAAGAGAGGATGATTATTTTGACCGAAAACGAAATCATAAATACGATAACCAAATCTCGTAGTCTATCCGAAAAAAGGCTTGTAGAAATATTCGCCACTAATCCAATCCAAGAAAGATATGGATTGAAGCATAGATTCACTGGTAACGATAAGAAACGTGTGCTTGAGAGAGCGAGTAACTTCTGTGTAATTAAGGATTATGGAGATAAACATTACTACATATCAAAAGTGTATCAAAATCCACCGCCACTCAATTTTGATAAAATGAGTAATGATATTTATCAGTATCTGTGTCCGATTATCCTGAATATTATTACCAGTGATAATTACAAAGAAGACGCACAAAAGCTTTATAAGTGGGCGATAATGACAAAAATGATTAATGAAAACTATTATCATATAAAAAATTACCCCAACACTTCAATGGAACAGTTCTACATTAAGCCCAAGCCGTTTCGTGATTTTTACACGAGATGTGAAAGTGCTATTGAATATTATATACCTAAAGCTTTTAAATATCTGCAAGATGCTGATCTTATTACATATGACGAAGTATATTATTATAAACCCGCAAAATCTGTGATTGAAATTGATGGCATAAAATATAAATCTGTCAAATCTCCAAAACAGGTTAGAGCTACAGAGGACGATATTCAATTTTATTTTGATTGTATGAAAAATGCTGATATTGATGTTGATATAAAGAAATCCAAGGAGCGATATTTTGGTAGCAAATCGAAAATATATAAAAACACATTATCTGAAAAACTTGCCGAAAAGAACATTCTCTATTTTTACAAGACATATGAATGTCATGTAGTAAATAAAGCCAGATGTATAGCTGTTATGGAGATGTTTGATTTTAATGACATTTATACCAAGCTTAATCAAATATTTATTGATAAATTACTTACAAACGCTGCTAATTGCAAAAAAAACGATAAAGAAGAAAATCGTACAGAATATCTTGATAATTTTGCGGATATGTGTGATATTACTATAAACCATCAGACAGAAAGCGTAAAGGAGAGGTTAGTATGTTGTTCAACGCACAACAAATAAAAGCCATTGAAAAGGGAGACGGAAATACTGTCGTGATAGCAACAGCAGGAAGCGGAAAGACCGCCGTAATCGTCAATAGGATTGAAAGGTTGATATCAGAATGTGGTGTGTCTCCTGAAAATATTCTTGCTGTAACATTCAGCAAGAAAGCAAAAGAGAATATTCAGAACAGACTTCAGGGCAAATGTGATGGTGTTAACATTGAAACGTTTCATTCGGTTGCTTTGAAAATTGTTCAAGGCTATAGCAAGAGTAGATATGAACTATGGCTGAAATCATGGGAAAAGGAAAACTGTTTGTTTGAAATATGTCATAGTATGGGCATTTGCAAAACTAAGGACGATATGGAATATAACGATCTGATGATATTCATTTCGACTCAAAAAACAAATATGAAAACTCCCGATAATCCGCTGTTTGACAGGCAATATGCCTATCCTAACAGTGTAATGAAAGAGATTTATAAGCAATACGAAGCATATAAAGAGAAAAACAAGTTGATTGAATTCGATGATCTCCTGAATAAAGCCTGTGATATTTTCACCGAAAACGAAAAAGCTCTGACCGAGTGTCAGGATAAATTCAAGTACATACTTGTCGATGAATTTCAGGACGTATCAATAAATCAGGTATTGTTTCTAAAGTTGCTGACGATAAAAAATAACAACTTATTCGTTGTCGGAGATGGATGTCAGGCGGTATATAAGTTTCGTGGTGGTAAGAGCGAATATTTATTGGAGTTCGATAAGAACTGGGAAAATTCCGAAGCAATTAATTTGTACACGAACTATCGCTGCAGCAAAGATATCGTAGCTACAGCAAATATGCTCGCTTCTCATCTGCCCGAAAGCAAGAACCAATATTATGTTGAAGCTGTTGCTGATAGAGGCAATATTGCAAAACCCGTATTTATTGAGTGTGGCAGTGCATTTGATGAGGCACAGAAAGTATCTGAGGAAATCAAGAATCTAAGTGAGCAGGGGATCAAACACAATGATATAGCTGTTCTGGCAAGAACGAATGCACAACTTCAGCTGTTCGAGAGTAAGTTTGCTTCAAATAATATTCAGTATAATGTATTCAATGATACAACATTTATTGAAAGACCTGAAATCAAGTTGGCGCTGATGTATATTAGACTGGTACATAACACGAATGACGATGAAGCATTTTCGTATATATACAACAAGCCACTTAGATGGCTTGATAAGAAATTCTTGGCTGAGACAACTGAAATGGCTCTGAAAACGCATAAGTCACTGTATGCTTCTATGTTTGAAATTTCAAGACGTTACTGGAAGTTCAAAGGCGGCATAGATGAGATTGCCGAAATAGTAACCACCCTTCGGAAAGGAAAATATAATACAATCGGAGAAGAATTAAAAGTTCTCAGAGAAATCGTAAAGATTGATAAGTATGTGTCTCGTGGAAAGATCTCCGAAGAGGGAGATGCAGTGGAACAGATAGAAAACCTGAATACCTTTGGCGAAATCTGTAATCAATTCACGGATTTTGATGTGTTTAACAAGTATATTGTAAATATCAAAGAGAGCAATCTGCAGGAAAGCAGCGAAAGGGTAAATCTGATGACTATTCATAAATCAAAAGGACTTGAGTTCCCTGTGGTATTTTTGGTTGGGTGTAGTGAAGGGCTTCTCCCCCACCGTAAGTCAAATGATATTAACGATGAGAAGCGTCTTATGTATGTGGGTATCACAAGAGCAATGGACAGGCTGTACTTGACATCTAACAACTTTTATAATGCAAGTCCTATGGAAGTATCCAGCTTCATTGAGATGCTTGGCGATACGATAGAAAGGAGTGATACCAATGGATGATTTTTATTGAGTATCTCTAACATATTAGAAAGGGGGTGGTTGTCTTTGGCGAAGTCACCTTGTATGAACTGCCCCGACCGCTGCTACAAGTGTCATTCTTCTTGTGAGAAGTACAAGACATATACTGATAAAATTCAGGAGCTAAATAAGAAGCGTCGGGCAGATGATTTCAATGACTATTACTGTGAAAAGTATCGCAGAATAGAAAAACGCAGAAAATAGGAGGATAATGCATACTTGTCAAAACAAAAGACATATCAGAAGTACATTTTTAAACTGCGCAGCAGCAGAATATTGTCTGCTCCTCGTAAGAGTTTGGAAGTGTCTCTGGAAGAAGCCAGAGCTAATGATGAGATCATTGCTTTGGGAGACAGAGAAGTTATGAGGTTTATCGACGAGATAAACGGACTTAACGTTGAAGAGACGGAAGGGCGAATTAAGAATATCCGCAAAGAAATCAAGAGACTACAGAGACAGTGCAAGTCTATTGAAAACAAGAAGAAAATCAGAGAGCTATATCGAGAACTGGATAAACTGCAATTTAAACCCGACTATCTTGCTGTTATTATGGATAAGCCATCTGATTTTAAAGAACTGAATAAGGGGTTTTCAGTCAATGGTATAAAGTATAAGAGGCTTGTTGGTACACCTAATGGAGTTAAGAAATCGACAGTCGTTTATGCGAGTCTTATATCTCCTCAAGGAAAGGAAATACATAAGGAAGTATCTCGTCGTCTTGATAATGACCGTGATATGGGAATAAAGCTGATACCCGCAAAGTTTGAGGCATATAAAGCACTGGCTTGTAGCTCGTCGGTGCCCGTATCAATGCCCAATGGGGTTCTTGTTGTGGATGATGTTGTCACTCATTTCAGAGAACAGGTTATAAATCTTGACGATAGCGAGACAGACGAGCCTGTTATGACGGTCGAAGAACAGGAGATAGAGCTTGATAACAGCGATGGGTACGGTTTGATGTGTCCTAAGTTAGCTGAGAGATGGAGTTCTGAGGTCGGAGAAAAATACATAATGTCGGGATGTTGTATTCGTAATGCATTTTTAAAAGGAATGGTCTTCACGTTCGATTTTCATTCATTCTGCAAGGAATATAACGGCAAGGAAGAGATTACTGATGTTTGGGGTAACGTTCATAATATCAATGATGTTGAGCTTGTGCTGACTACATCAATGTTGAAACTGTGGGATTCGTATAAGAGTATTGATGATTATTTGGCTAAGAGTACAGCGAACCATTATCACTTTGCTGTAACAAAGGCGTTGCCTGAGAAGCTTGAGAGCGAGAGAATGCTGAATTATCAGTTTATACAGAGCTATTATCTGAATGATGAACAGATCGACGAGCTGATTGAGCCTACGATATCCGAGATAAAAGAAGTCATTGGCGGGGATGTTAATAAGATGATACTGTTCCTCAAGGGACTCGGAATGAATGCTGATAATGTAAGGTATATCGAAAATGATTTTGCAAAAGCAATAATGATTGACCCGAGAATGGTAAATGATAGCTATGTAATTAACCGTTTGAACTTCATGCTGAAAAAGAAGATAAACGAAGCAAAGATCGGTGTGTTGAAGATACATGGTAACTACGCAACGATTTCGGGAGACCCTGTTGCACTGTGTCAGAAGATATTCGGGATTGATGTGGAAGAGAGCGAGATGGGGTTACTCAAAGCTGGTGAGATATATTCTGAGTATTGGGCTGATTTGGGTGTGAAGGAAATTGTGTGTTTTAGGGCTCCAATGTCGTGTCACAATAATGTACAAGCTATGAAGATTGCAGACAATAATGACGTGCGAAAATGGTACAAATATATGCACGTAGTCAATGTATTAAATGCTCATGATCTGTTTTGCCAAGCAGAAAATGGAGCTGATATGGATAATTTGTGAATAATCTGTCCATATAAAACGTGGTGAACTTATAAATATAAGGTGTGGCAAAAGCTGCTAACGGTGAAAATCTAAGTACAATCGAATATATGACAATACCGTGCCAAGCTTTGTTGGTGACAACATTGAAGGTGTAACGACTAAGACATACCTGCCCAAGTGGTAGATGAAGTCTATACATATGCGGTGAAAGTCCGCAGTGGAAGTGCCACGCAAGTGAAAACTTGAAGAGATAGTCTGGCTTTATGGGAAACCATAGAGAGCGTATGGGAGACGCAATTATTACCACAGATAATCGTGTATTGCTTGAAAATACAAGGCATTTACCAGCGATTATGTGTGTGCAGCGTAAAGCAGAAAAGAAACTTATTACTGAAGAACTACTCGTAGAAGCAAATCAAAACAGCTTCGGAGACGAGATTGGTACAACGACAAACCATATAACAGCAATGTATGATGTATTGCCGTTGTTCTCAGAAGATAGTAAAGAGTATAAAACGCTTGAATATAGAATAATGTCAGGTCAGCTCTACCAACAGGCATGTATAGATCGCACGAAGGGAATCATCTCAAAGCCTATGCCAGATTACTGGTATAATCCATCCAAGAACCGTCCAACCGAAGGCGATTCTGACGAAGAGCTTCAGCGCAAAGCATTTAATATGTCTATATGTGCCGAGAAGAAGCCATATTTTACGAACTACATCTACCCTGAGCAGATGGCTGAATACAAGAAGTACATCAAGAGCGCAAACCGCAAATGCATTATGCTCTATCATATGACACTCGATGAACTAATGGCTCTTGAAGAGAAAACCGAAGAACAGGAAGAGTTTATAAAGTGGTATCGTCTGAAATACCCTGTCAGTGACAACGGCTGCGTAATGAACCGAATATGCCATAGAATCGAACAGGAGTTCGACGGATACTTCAAAGAAATAAAGTCAAAAAGCGACTTTGATTATACCATAATGAAAAGTGGCGTAGAATACAGCAAGAATGATTATAGGAAAATACACGAGCTCTATAATACATATTTGAAAAGAACACAGGATTTCAAGATAAAGTCAAATCAGAAGAGAATAAAAAAAGACGATATTGCAATGAATTACATGATGCTCACCGAGGAATTTAAGAGAGAGTGCGTAAAGATTTGCCCTAATGAAGACGAGCTGTGCGACATCATTCTTGATATGTGCTATAAATCTACAAGCTCAAAACAGTTTGCTTGGGAGATATGTATTGATACTATTGTAAAGAACTTGCTCCGCAACAATAATAATGAGCTGACATATCTGTATCGAGACGATAGTGGGGATGTTACATACTGCGGAGAAAAGTTCAGTGTAGCAAGAACAAAGGTGGGAAACGACGATGATAATACTGAATGAAAAAGCAGAAGCTGAAAAGATAATCGCAACGGGAGAATTTGGAGATAGCTTGTCAGATGCTCTTTCGTTAATAGCAAGATACTACTATAGTAAAGGATTGTCTGCCAAGAATATATACTCTGAGCTGGACAAGTTTATGCAGGAGAACGTTCCTGATTATAACCCCGTCTTGTGGAAAGAGATGCTTGACAGAAAGGTCAAAAAGGCGGGAAAACACCCTCTGACGGAGATTAACAATGTAGTAATTACAAAAGCAGAAATAGAGACGATACGATCTTTGAAATCGCTTAGGCTTGAGAGATTAGCGTTTACTCTGCTGTGCATTGCGAAGTTTGGGAATCGGAGAAATCCTGATAGCAACGGGTGGGTATGCCGTCACCATAAGGAAATATTCAAGCTTGCTGCTGTTCCGGCGACTAATATGACGCAAGCTTTAATGCTGAATGAATTATATGAGGCTGGAATGATAGGGCTGAGCAAGAAGGTTACAAATACGAATATCAGAGTGCTGTATATCAATGATGATTCAGAAGTCGCCTTGGCTATATCTGACTTCAGAGAGCTCGGATATGAGTATATGAATTATATTGGGAAGAACAGATATATAAGGTGTGCTGAATGTGGAAGGCTCGTGCCTGTAAAAGCCAATAGTAGAAAGTATTGTAAAAATTGTGCCGCCGAGGTAAAGGCTGTTACAAATGCAGTATGGCAAAGAGAAAACAGGTAATTTACAATAAATTGAAGTCAAAAATGAACACGTTCAAATGGCTTCCCTACGTTGTTTTAACGAATATGCTGATATAATTTCATTTTGTATTATATGGAAGGGAATATAGGGTATTGCTGTATTTGCGATGCCCTACCCTCTAATTTTGAATAAAAGGAATGAAAACTTATGCTCCAAATCACCAAAGATGAAGCCGAGTATATCCGTAAGCATTTATCCACATCGTTTATTACTGTATGTTCTAAGCGTAAACACGGAGAGAAAGGTTGTAGGGCAAGTGGGAAAACATACTACTGCCCCGAAAGCAGCAAGTATATTAGCTTGCTCAACACATTCCGCAATAAGTAAGCGGGAAATAAAGAATACAAGGAGAATAATATGGCTGACAGTTACATTCAGATTGAACTGGGTGTCGAAGATCTTTTCGATAAGACTCTGCCTAATCCTGAAATGCTTGACTATTATAACAGGATTTCCCGCAGAGAGATTATGCTAAATTGTGAAATCGACGACACCTGTATCGAATATGCAAAACAGATTATGGAATGGAATATTGCCGACAAGGATATTCCTGTTGACCAGAGAAAGCCAATCAGTATCTATATTCATTCGGGCGGCGGAAATATGTCGTCTGCTTGGGCTTTAATAGATGCAATGATATTATCGGAAACGCCTATCAGAACAATAGGTATTGGTTGTATGTATAGTGCTGCGTCTATGATTTTTCTCGCAGGTCACAAGAGATATTGTATGCCACACTCTACATATATGATTCATGATGGATATAGCAAATCCGCAGACAGTATCGCAAAGATGATTGATGATATTGAATTCACCAAGAGAGGCGAAGCTGTTGTAAAGGATTTTTATCTATCCAGAACCAATATCACATCCGAACTTTACGATCAGAAATACAGAGTGAATTGGTACTTTGATACTGAAGAAATGCTGAAATATCATATTGCAGATGAAGTAATCACTTCCCTCTATCAGTGCTGAGGTGCATTATGGACCAGCAGTATTATATTGATTTGTACAACATTCTTGTCGAAAAACGCACCAATGATGAGCTTGAATGGCAGGATGTTGCAGACCTCAGAGCCAAATATGGTATATCTGAGGCAAGAGACTCTGTAAGAAAGGGCTCCAAGTTTTTCTATGAGTTCCTTGACGGTGGATGGGAAATTAAGCCCAAGGGCGAGAAGCCTATCGTGCCTACCAAGGAAACTCTGACCATCAACAATGATAAGTCCGAAACAAGTGAGCGACAGTTCTATATCGAAGACGAGACAAAACTCAGAGATGAGAATTATTTGCTGCAGCTTCACAACTACGATCCGCATAGGTTTGAGATTGTATCGGCTAAGAACAGTAAGTGGAATAGTGGGGAAAACACGCTTTATTCAAGTAAGATTACTGTAAAGCCCAAGCAACCCAGTATTCTTGATGAGGATTTAGAACAGTGGTTCGATAAGCTCGATAGGAAGTATGGTAATCTTACTATACCTACGATTAGTTCAGATTATGGTACAAACGGGAATCTTCTGCTCCTGCCAATATCAGATCTGCACTACGCTCTCAAGGCAAGTATGCTGGAAACGGGTAACGAGTACGACTGCAATATAGCTGAGAACCTGTTCTTCTATGTAATTAAGGACGTGCTCACAAGGACTAAGCATATTAAGCTGAAGAAAATCATCTTCACTATCGGCGGAGATATGTCGAATTTTGACAATCTTGCAGGTACTACTGTTAAGGGTACAGCACAGGATAATGCTTGTGGATACTTCGAGATGATGGAAAAGCTTTTTGAAATGACCATAATGGCGATCGATATGCTTGCAAATATCGCACCTGTTGATGTGATTCTGATTAACGGAAATCATGATAAGACAGTCGGATATGCGTTGGCTCAGTATTGCTATGCGTGGTATAAGAATGATAAGCGAGTTAAGGTCGATACCTCTCCCCTGCCACGAAAGTATGTGGTGTTTGGTAAGACGCTTATGGTCTTTGCTCACGATGCAGATGTTAAGAAACTTCCCGGACTCATTCCCGATGAGGCGAGAATGTATTGGTCAGATGTTGATATGACCGAGGTGTTCTTGCAGCATCTTCACAGTGAGACGGTTCTCGATGAGAAAAATCATATGAGGATTCAGCGACTTCCCACCATTAGTGCTTCATCAGCGTGGAGCAATAGTCAGGGATATTGTTCGCATAGGCAATGTAAGTCATTTATCTTTGATGAGAAGTATGGGCTTACAGATGTTCTATACACTAACATTAAGTAATGTTTGCCGATAGTCGGCTTACATATAAAACAAAAACATTGAATAAAAGGAGAAATTATTATGACTAAGAAGGAACTTATTTCTATGGTTGCTGAGAATGGCAACATGACTAAGAAGGACGCAGCTGCTGCACTTGATACTGTAGTTAGCACAATTATGGGTATTCTTGACAACAAGGATTCCGTAACTCTTGCTGGTTTTGGCAAGTTCTATACCGAGGATAAGGAAGCTCGTACAGCAATTAATCCTCGTACTAAGGAGAAGGTTGATGTGCCTGCAAAGACTGTTCCTAAGTTTAAGTTCAGCGGTGCCTACAAGAAGTCATTCGGAGAGTGATTTCATTGGGCAGAAGAGCTGATTGCCAGTACATAACTAAGAAGGAATTTATTCGAAGAATGTCTGAGCTCACAGGCTTTACTCATGCGAACTGCACGATTGCCTATGATGCTATCATTCAGATTATTACCGAGACGCTTCTTGGCGGTAGAGGTATATATCTGTTCAAGCTGGGCTGGATTGAGCCGTATAAGAGACCACCCAGAAAGATGTATCGCATTGACGATAAGATGGGTGTTCTGCTTGATGAAAATGGAGAAAAGATTTCGTATATCTTCCCTGAGACAAATTGGATCAGATTCCGTATGACCGAAGGATTTAAGTTCGCTTTTAATCCCGGTGTGTACAAGGACTGGCGTACAAAGAAGTAAATTGCTATCGCTTGCGGTAGTGTTTTAGAGCTTTCTGGAGGTTTTGTGCTCTGAACAAGCCTCTGCCCAATAGGGCATTATTGCGGAATGGAGAAGTCAGTATCTCGTCAGCCTCATGAGCTGAAGGTCGTTAGGGCAGAGCTAACTTCCGCACCCAAAGGGATGGTTTTCGGTTATCCATCGATAAGGTAGTCAACGTCTACGGACGAACTGCAGTTAAAGTAGCTATGCGTAGCGAAATGGCTAAACCGAAGATACAAGATGAATGTATGTTGGGGTGATGCTCCCAACCATCAAAACCGCTTCAGACTGTTTTTCTGTGTGCGGATTTGAGCAAAGTGTTCTTTTGCTCTTCTTTGGAGCGTGGCGAAATGCTGCGTGAGAAAAAAGCAAGCCAATAGAACGGAAGTCATGAGCCGTTCGACAAGTAGATCCTTTCCTATTTTGGCTTGCTTAAATATTTTGAAAGGAAAAGAGAGGAAGATAAAAATGAAAAATGAAATCGTATTAAAAGTGTTTGAAGGTAATGAGGTTCAAATTATTACTGATGAAAACGACACACTCTTATTTGAGATTTACTCAACAGGAATGGCTTTAGGTCACGTTAAAAGAAATGCGGTTGGAGCCTGTTATCCACGCAAAGAAAGAATTGACGAAAATCTAAAAAGTGCCGATATTACGCCGTGTGTCCACAACGGACACAAATATATTAATGAGTCTCAGCTTTATGATTTTATGCTTGAGGCAAGAACAGATAAGTGCAAGCCGTTTAGAAAATGGATAACAACTGAGGTTATTCCATCTATCAGAAAAACTGGAAGTTATTCTATACAAAAAAAGCCCGATAGTTATATGATTGAAGATCCTATCGAAAGAGCGGAGCGTTGGATAGAGGAACAAAAAGAAAAGAAAGCGTTGGAAAATAAAATTGAAGAACAGAAACCTCTTGTAGAATATGCAGAGCAGATTCAAGTATCTGACGATGTTATCGATATGGGAACAATGGCTAAGATTGCCAGTAAGAGAGGTATAAATATTGGAAGAAATACTCTGTTTGCATTCCTTCGTGACAGAAAAATACTTAACAAAAATAATGTTCCATATGCTACATATATGGCTCAAGATTGGTTCGAGGTTGAAGAGAATACTTTCCGTATGTACGATGGTACGGTAGGATTATCAAAAACAACTCGTGTTACACCCAAGGGTCAAATGGCAATAATTAATCAACTTAAAAAATATTATATGAAATGATATTACCGGGGCGGCGAACAACCGCTCCATTTTTGTGTTCTATGTTGCACGAGACTGAGAACGCACCAATAGTCCAATCGAGGCTGTATGACTATAAACTCTGCCTGCGCATTGGCGCAAATGAATAAAAGGAAGTGAAACAAATGTCATGAGAAAATTGACACACGAAGATTTTGTCAAACGAATAGAGCAAATTAATCCGAATATTATTATTTTGAGTGAATATACCAATTGCAGAGATAAAATAAAGTGCCAGTGTAAGATTGACGGATATATATGGTTTCCATCAGCTAAAAATCTTTTCAAAGGGTCTGGATGTCCTAAATGTTCACAGAATATAAGACGGACTCACGAGATGTTTGTTGACCAGATGAAAGAAATAAACCCTCATATGATTTTTCATACGAAGTATCATGACGTAAATACAAAAATCAAATATGAATGTTTACTATGCGGACATATTGGAGAAACTTTACCAAAGTATTTGATGAGGTCAGGACAATGCCCGAAATGTAGAAACTAATATACTCATACTACAAAAGGATTCGTTGAGCTTGCAAAACAGTGTAATGATAAGGTGGATGTTATTGGTGAGTATAATAATAAGCTTACTAAAGTCAAGGTGAGATGCAAAAAGTGTAATTATGAGTGGTATGTATTGCCAAATGCCATATTAAAAAATGGCGGTTGTCCAAAATGCAATAGAAAAATTATCACTACAGAAGAATTTCAAAAAACTGTTGAAAAAGTAAATCCATATATTAAAATAGTTGGAGAATATACAAAAGGTCATAATAAAATTGAATGTATGTGTAAAAGATGCGGCAAAACTTGGGAGGTTGAAGCACGAAGATTAACCGAGAGTAGAGCTTGTCCATATTGTTGTAGATCAAAAGGGGAACTGAGAATTTCAAATTATCTGGACGAAAACCAAATTACATACATACCACAAAAAATATATGATGATTTATATGGTACTGGCGGTGGACATCTTTCTTATGATTTCTACCTGCCAGATTTTAATTTGCTAATTGAATATCAAGGCGAATTGCACGACCGTCCTGTTGATATGCATGGCTTAGGGGAAAAGGAAGCAAAGATATCATTCCAAAAACAGCAAGAACACGACAGACGTAAAAAGGAATATGCTTTGAATAATCATTATAACTTTTTAGAAATATGGTATTACGATTATGATAAAATCGAACACATATTAGCAAATATTTTGAATTAAAGGAGATGATTGTAATCGGTTTCAGTGGTTACTATATGCGATTCGAACCTTCACATCCCGAGGCGAATAACCTCGGCTTTGTAGCGGAGCATAGAGTCGTTGCGGAAGAAATACTTGGTCGCCCTCTGAAAGACGGCGAGGTAGTACATCATATTGATAGAAATCGACGCAACAATGACCCAAGCAACATTATCGTATTTGAATCAAGAGCTGCTCATTCCCGTTTTCATCAGGGTGGCAAGCTTATTGAAACAGACGAGCCTAATGTATATACGAGCGATTACGTTTATCCCGAAATCCCCTGTGGATATTGTGGAACAATGTTTCGCCCTAAAGCAGCAACTTCAAAATACTGCTGTCAGGAGTGTAGTGCTCTTGCTCAGCGTAAAGTTGACCGCCCCGATAAGCGACAACTCAAGAAGCTGATACTTAATTATAGTATAACCGACATTGCGGAAATGTACGGGGTTACGGGGAATGGGGTAAGACGTTGGCTTCAGTATGAGGGATTGCCCTTTAAACATAAGGACATAAAGAAACTCAGGGAAAGAGAAAGAATTAAGCAAGAAAGAAATGCTGTTAAAAAAGAAATGAGAGAGCGTATTATCGAAAGGGATAAAGCTATTGAGGCTAATTCCGACGATGACGAATAAAAGGACTAATCGTTAAGTAGTCAAATACATAGAAGTATGTATATAAACATATACAAAAGTGGACACATTAACCTTTTGTTTATGGCTTAACGATAGGTTTCGAGAGTAAGTGAGTGCTGTTATGAAAACATATACTGCACATATGAACTACGTTATACAGTAAGGTAAAGACACACCTTTAGATGTAATCTTCAGTCTGAAGCTCTGTGAGTGCTAATCAAGAAACAATGCTAATGTCCTGCATTGATAACAGAGAAACACATATCCTCTGTACGACATTCTCACGAAGAAAAATTCTCCGAAAGGAAGGTGTCAGAAATGACTAATTATGCTTTTGTATTAGATGCTAACGGAAAACAGTTAGCACCAACAAAAGAAAATAAAGCATGGTTTCTTATAAGAAAGAAACGTGCAACATTGGTTAGTAAATATCCAATGGTAATACAACTTAATAAAGAAATACCAGATGAAGAAATATGTAAAGATGAAATTCGTTTAGGAATTGATGACGGCAGTCTTCATGTGGGCGTTGCCTTAGTTCAGAAATGCAAAACTAAAAATAAGGTATTATTCAAAGGCACGATTGAGCAACGTAATGATGTAAAACATCTTATGGAAGTTAGACGTGGTTATAGGCGTTACCACCGTCAACATAAAAGACATAGACAAGCAAGATTCAATAATAGAAGTTCTTTGAAAAGAGACGGTAGAATTGCACCAAGTATATTACAGAAGCGTCAAGCAACTATACGAGTTATATGTCAATTAAATAAGTGGGTAAAAATAACAAACTGTTATTTGGAAGATGTTTCTATTGACATAAGAGCATTAACAGACGGTTACAAACCTTACAGATGGCAGTATCAGAAATCGAATAGATTAGATGAAAACATAAGAAAAGCCGTAATAATTCGTGATGGCTGTAAGTGTATTGAATGCGGAAAATCTAATTGTAAATTAGAAGTACATCATATAAAGCCAAGAAGAATGAATGGTTCTAATACATTAAGCAATCTTATTACATTGTGTGAAAAATGTCATCAAAAAACTGAAGGTAAAGAAGAGTTATTTACTGATAAATACTTTTCTTTATTAAATTCTAATGACAATAAAAATCTAAATTATGCAAGCCATGTAATGATAGGCAAAACATGGTTAAGAGAACAATTATCATCTGTTTATGAATTAAATCTCACAACTGGTGGAGATACAGCAAATAAACGTATTGACTGGAATATTGAAAAATCACATAGCAATGATGCTATATGTATTACAAATTTACAGCCTGATAATTGTGATGTAAAAGAATGGACTATTAAGCCAATGCGCAGACAAAGCAAAGCTAAGACGGATAATGTATTAGGTATTAGACATAGAGATTTGGTTGAATACACATATAAAAACGGTGAGACCTATTGTGGTTATGTAACAGCTCTATATCCAGAGTTATATGCTTTAAGTTTCCAAAGTCTAACTAAACATTGTAAAAAGGTAAATGCAAAGAAATGTAGATTGCTTTGGAAATATAACAAAATTTATTGGTTAGATAATGTATGTTAAGTACATTTGTCTATATATTAATACATTTTAGTATATTAAATTAAGGGGTGAGTTCTATGGGTGCGAAACAGAACCTTGGTCGCAAAACGGCGACACGTCCAAAGGGTGTCAAGCCTGTAGACCCAGCAGTAGAAATGCTGAAACACATAACTGCAGGAGACGATACTGTACCATATATGTATCGCTGCGTTAAGTGCGGCAAGCAGGTAATGGACGATGATAAGGAATTTATGGTAAGCTTCAGCAAGTTCCACGTCGGGAACAGGTGCAAGCTTCCATTATGTAAGGATTGTATCGATGCCTCTTATGAGGAATATTTAGCAGAATACGGCAACGAGGAAGATGCTGTTCGGAGAATGTGTATGCAGCTTGATATCTATTATTGTCAGGAGCTTGTAGACACGATGAAGAAAGCATCGAAACCATTGAAACGAATGACTTTCTATATTACAAAGAGTCATACGGCTAAGTATGCGAATAAGACATATGAGGATACAATTGCCGAAGAAAAAACCGAAGAAGAAAAGATTGTTACTTATGAAGATATGTATTCTACTCAGGACATCGATCCTGATACGGCAGCGTTCTGGGGGACGGGTTTTGCTCCCGAGGAATATGAGTATCTCGATAGCAAATACTCTGAATGGATATTGTCTTATCCCGTTCAGGCGAAAGCTATGGAAGCGATAATCCAGAAGATTTGTTTGCTTGAACTTCAGATTACTAAAGGTATTCAGCGTGGAGATAAAGTTGATAGCTTGTGTAAGGCTATGAATGACCTTATGAACTCCGCAGGAATACAGCCAAAACAGAGCAGCGAGAACACAATGAGCGATACCGCTTCGTTCGGTGCTCTGATAAAACGTTGGGAGGACGAGGAGCCAATCCCAGAACCCGACGAAAAATGGAAAGATGTTGATGGAATCAGACGCTATATCAGCGTCTTTTTCTTTGGACATTTGGCAAAAATGTTCGGAGTTAAAAATAACTGGAGCAAGTTGTATGACGACGAAATCAAGAAATATACTGTTGACCGTCCTGAACTTGAGGATGAGGACGTGAACCAGATTACATATGAGGATTTGTTTGGGTCTGGTGATGAAGCGTGAGCAAGTATAGACAGTATAATACCGGAATTCAGGACAAGTCTGAAAAATTGATGACTACCGTTGCAAAGCGAGCGTCGTTTTATCGGGCTAATCCAAACAGATTTGTTAAGGAATATCTTGGGATAGAATTAAAGTTGTTCCAAGAAATTATCCTCGTAATGATGAACATCTGTACTAATAGTATGTTTTTGGCTGCGAGAGGTTAATTAAGGCCTCCTTATACAGAAATGTATAAGAAAAAGAGCGAAATATCGGTGAAGGCTTAACCGCTAATACCGAGGACTGATAAAATCGTATCAGCCTGTAACGCATAGAGGATGAGCGTTAAGAGAGCAATAATTCCTCCAAGAGTTCGCTCCCCTGACCGCCTATGGCGAAGGTGAAAATATATGCTAAACTGGGTTGGACTAACCAACCGATGAAAATGAGGGAAACCTCCAGAGCACAGGATAAAAAGCCTGTGGGTAATAACAATGCTCGGCAAAACATACTTGACTGCAGTTTTCTGCGTTGTACGGTGTATCTTGTACCCCGGTACAAAGATATGTGTTGCTTCAAAAACCTTGAAGCAAGCTAAGGAAGTCTTGAAGAAGATAACGTCGGAATTAATGCCGAACTCTGCTAATTTGAGACTTGAAATAAAACAGGTCACGCTAAATAGCGTTGACGCTCAGATTGAGTTTAAGAATGGATCGATAATCTTTGTCACAACGGCAACTGATACGGCTCGTGGAGCTCGCTGTCATATACTGATAAACAAAATTGTCTGGGCGTATGGAAACATATGTCTGTAATCGAGCAAAATCGGTGAAGATTAAATAATGTGTTAATCAAATATAGGAGGTGAGTAGTGATGGCACGAAAATCTCCTGAACAATACGAGAAAGAATTTTATGAAATTCACGGCGATAATCTGACTCTATTGGAAACATATACCAAAAGATCGGAAAAACTTAAAGTCAAATGCAATAAATGTGGTAATATCATATATAAACAGGCTTGTAAAATGATAGGTCCTACCCCAGAAGGATGCTATATTTGTAGCGGGAAAAATCATTTTAAAACTAAAGAAACACTTCAAGATGAAGTAGATAAATTATACCCAAATAAATACATAATTGTTGGTGAATACGTAAAAGCACGCCAACCATTAGAGATAATCAATAAAAAATGTGGACATTCATATTACATATCACCCGATAATCTTTTACGAGGTAAAGGATGTGCAAAATGTACTATACGACAATCTTCCTATATGGATTTAACAGAAGAAATATTAAACAAGTACCATATTAAATATGAAAAAGAAAAACGTTTTAAAGATTGTAAGGATATAAGATGTTTACCATTTGACTACTATTTAGAGGATTATAATTTATGTATTGAAGTTGACGGGCAATTTCATTATCTGTCTGTTGGTAGTAGCTTTACAACAAAATATATGAATTTACCCGAAGTTCAGAGACGAGATAAAATTAAAACAGATTATTGCAAAAATAATAATATTGGTTTATTGCGTTTGCCTTATTATGAAAAGGATAATTTTGAAACAATGATTATAGACACATTACATATTAACACCGAGGTAATTAACGAAATTTCGCAAGGTTCGTTAACACCGTAACGCATAGAGGTTGAATAAATATAATACCTCCAAGAGTGCTCGACACGATTATATATAGTATAGTCTGAGTTGGAGTAGTGTCCAACAAACCTAACGTTAAACGAGGGTGAAAATTTATGCTGGACTGGTCTGAATTGACAGACGTATCGAGAAATCGTATGAGAGAAATCTCCAGAACATAAAGATAAAAAACTTTATGGATAACAAATCGACTTGATGAATTCAGGTTGTGCAAAAAGGAAACTATTGAAACTATTCTTAGACCCTTTTTACGTTCAGAACGTATGCCCGGTTTCTTAGGCAAGCCTGAATACGCAAATTATCCCAAGGAACGTAATAAAGAAATCTATATGTCATCAGTGTGGCTCAAATCCCATTGGGCATATAAAGAAGCCCAAAGCTATATTGTCGATTTGATGAACCAACAGAAGAAAGTTTTTATTTGTGGTCTCCCCTATCAGATGTCAATCAAAGAGGGACTTCTCAACCCTAATCAGGTTATAGAAGAGATGCTCAGCCCAACATTCAATGAGATTTCATTCAGTATGGAGTCCGGTTGCTTATGGTGGGGTGAAAGCGAGGATTCTTTCTTTAAGTTTGACGATTTAGCTAAGGCTCGAAGACTTACTACGGCAATATATCCGAGAGAAACTTATACTAAGATATCGAACAAAGTAATCAAATACATTGAGAAAGTGCCCGGAGAAATCCGTTTGCTTTCTGCCGATATCGCTGTTATGAGTTCTAAAAAGAATAAAAATGACGCAACTGCGATTTTTATAACTCAGTTGCTTCCTACTAAAGATGGTCAATATATCAGAAATGTGTTGTATTCTGAGAACAAAGAAGGTGGACATACCGAAGATCAGGCACTAATGATTCGCAGACTATTTGAGCAGATGAACTGTGATTATATAGTCATAGATACTGCCGGTGTCGGTCTTGGCGTATTTGATAACCTTGTTAAAGATATGACCGATGATTTTACGGGAGAATTTTATCCTGCTTTCACTTGTATAAATGATAGCGAAATGGCTGCTCACTATAAAGGTTCAAGCACTAACCCCGCTAAGGTTATATATAGTGTAAAAGCTTCGGCAAAGTGGAATTCTCAATGTGCTTATTCTTTGCGTGACTGTATTCGCAGAGGCAAGATGAGATTGCTTTTGGACGAAGATGAGTTCAACGAAAAATACGAGAATGAAAAGGCTTATTCTGAGTTGAGTGCAGAAGACAAGCTTACCATAAAGATGCCTTTTATCCAGACATCTCTTCTTATTACGGAACTTGTTAACCTTGAATACACAACCGTCGGAAGCGAAATAAAAATCAAAGAAACCGGTACGAACCGAAAAGACCGATATAGCTCATTGTCATATGCAAACCAGATTGCAAATGAACTTGAGCGAAAATTAAGTAAGCCTAAACTTTCCGATAACAGCTTTAGGCTTCGTCTCAGAAGTCCTAAATGTATGCAGATTGGAAGGTGAACCAAATGGACGAGCAGAAAAATTACAATGAACAGTGGATGAATGCTTTGAGAATGAATAATAGTTTGTTTTCTAAGTTTACAGATGTACAACTATTAAATCTTAAGAGCAACTCGCATTATCCCACAGTTTATACAAAGTACACAAGGGCAGATATTATAAAATATCTGAAAAATCCCGAAACAAATGCTAAACAGCTTCGCAATGCCTCGATATACCTGTATGAAGTATCAGCACAGTATCGTAGAATAGTAAACTATTTTGCTCATATGTGCCCGCTTACATATATAATGTATCCTTTTAAGTTTGATACAACTAAAGAGGTAAACGAAAAAGCTTTTAAAGCTTCGTATAAGAAGGCTACGGATTTTATGGCAATATTTAATCTGCAGCACGAAATGCGGAAAGCTTTGGTTACGGCATGGCGTGAAGACATTTTTGCGGGATATATCTATCAGACGAAGGACTCGTTCTATATACGCAAGCTTCACCCTGATTATGTAAAGATAGCGTCTATTGTTGATGGTTGCTATATGGTAGCATTTGATTTCTCTTATTTTAGAGGAAGAGAAGATGAGCTTGAATCATATGGCGAGGAATTTATGTCAAAATATGAGGATTACAAAAAAGACAGCTCATTACGTTGGCAGCTTCTTGATGAGAAGCGTCAGTTTTGCTTAAAAATATCAGAGGACGTTACATATCCTCTTATTCCATTGGCAGGTTGTTTGCTTGGAATATTTGATATTGAAGATTATAAGGAGCTTCAAAAAGGTGCTTCGGTGCTTAGAAATTATAAAGCTCTGGGTCTTAAGCTTCCAACAGACGAGCAAGGTAATCTTATGATTGACAAGGATTTTGCGGACCAGTTCTATGAACAACTCTCAAATATAACTCCTGAAAATATTGGTGTTTTTGAAACCCCTATGGATGTTGAAGTTTATGACTTCGAAAAGAGTGGTGCCGATGATCCCGATAAAACCTATGAGGCAATTCGTAATTTCTACAACGATGCTGGTGTTTCCGCATTGCTGTTTGGTTCAGACAAGCAAACCGCTGCTTCTCTGAATATTTCCATAACATCTGACGAATGTGTTTGCTTTGCAGTGAACAGACAGATTGAAAGAAATGTGAATCGTTTGCTTAAAGGTTTGAGCGGAACTCAAAAGTTCCAAATCACTATTCTTGATATCAGTGAGTTTCATCGTCAGCAGTTCCACGACATAATGTTAAAGGACGCTCAGTATGGTGTTCCCGTCAAGAGTGCTATTGCTGCTTCTCTTGGTCTGAATCCGCCTAATATGAGTGCTATGCTGTATATGGAAAATGAGATATTGAAGCTTCACGATAATATGATACCTCTCCAATCTTCGTACACTCAGAGCAGTGATAGTGAAGGTGGAAGACCTACCGCTGAGGAGAATGGTGAGGAAATCAGCGATTCAAACGAAAACACTCGTGAACACGACAGTAATGCATCGAGGTGATTGTATGGGAAACTTTATAATGGTACAAGATGCAAAAATAGCTGAAAAACTTATCTCTGCCGGATATAAACCGCTTCCTTCGGAAGGCGGTTTTTTCATATTTGAAAACGTACAACAACTGAACGCTTTTTGTGAGCGGGAGCTTGTGAAAGGTTCGTATGTTTTCACCAACTCATTATTCTTTTGAGAAAGGCGGTGAAAACAATGGGATTAAGTGAACTGAATAATGTATCTCTTGCTGTAACATATGACCTTGATAATACCTTTGATGAAAGCCGGTTTATTAAGATGAGACTTAGGGTTTGCCATGATGGAATAAATCCTAATGGGTCAAATTTCAATGTTGATGATATGAATGCGGCGAAAGACACATTAAAAAATATTCCTATTCTTGCAAATGTAGTTTTTGATGAAGACGGGCAGCCTCAGTTTGGTTCTCACGATATGGCTATCGAAAAAGACAAGGTTCACGAGGGCGAATATCGAATGGTCTATAAGGAAGTCCCTATTGGGCTTATCCCCGAAATCAACAATTACGAGGTTGCTGAGTATGACGGAAGAAATTATGTATATGTAGACGGTTATGTCTGGAGAAAGTATTCCAATTACGCCGAGGATATTATCGAAAGAGATAAAAATATTAAGCTTTCTATGGAGATCGACGTTAATGAATTCACGTTCAACGCAGCTAAGAAGGTTTATAACATCACTGACTACAAATACACAGCCATCACGTTTTTGAATAATGATCTTGGCACTGGTATGAAAAAAGCCATGGCTACCACAGAAACATTTGAAAACAAAGATGCTGATAATGAAATGCTTATTATCATGCAAGAGCTGAAAGAGGCTCTTGTTACCTTTAATAAGAAAAATACTGAAGAAGGAGGTATGGTTAACGAAATGGAGAACACAGAAAATATTTTAACCGAGGCAGTTACAGATTCTGAAACGCCCGTAGAGACATTCGAGACTCCTGCTGAGGACGCTGTTATTACAGAAACTCCCGATTCAGAAGTCCCTGCCGAAACAGTAGAGGCGGAAACTGCGAAGTTTGTCAAGAGTTTTGAGCTTTCTCATGAAGATGTAAGATGCGGACTTTATGCTCTTCTCGCTCAGAAGGAAGCAGAAACAAATGATTGGTATTACATTCAGGCAGTCTATGATGACTATTTTGTATATTCCAGTGAAACAGAAAGAAAGCTGTTTAAGCAGGAGTTTACCAAGGAGAATGATAATATCGCATTTAACGGTGATCCTGTAGAAGTTTATATGAGCATTCTTACCGCTGAAGAAAAGTCTGCGATTGAAGCACTCAGAGCTAATTATTCTGCTATGGAAACTGAGCTTGGCGAACTTAAGGCTTACAAGGAAAACGTTGAAAAGAATACTGTTCTTTCTGAAAAGAACGGAATTCTTGATAAGTGGGCTGAAAATCTTAAGGGAGATGCTAAGTTTGAAGCTCTCAAGGATTCTCTCGATAATTACTCGGTTGAGGAGCTTGAGCGTGAGTGTAAGTGTATCTTCGCTGATGCAAAGGCAAACTTTACATTTGCAGTTAAACCCAAAGATGACAGTGTTGTAAGAATAGCTGTTACAGATGAAAAATCCGTACCCACAAGTCCTTATGGTGATTTGTTCGAGAAGTACGGCAGAAATTATGAAGAAAGGAAGTAATGAAAGATGGCATACACAATTTGTAATCTTGATCGCATGAGCGGTACAGAAGATAGCACTCTTCTCGTTTCCCTCAAGTATTTTGATGCAAGCGGCAAGGAAGCTGAGCTTGAAAACGGCGCTATTGTTGAGATTGGCGATTTTATTGATGGTCAGAGAGAAGTAAGAAAGGCAACTGCTCCCAAGGCAGATACTCCTCTTTCCAAGCTTGCTCTTGTTGCAAATCCCGAGGTAATTTATGACGAGTCTAGATATCATGGTCTTGAGGAGTATATCAACGAAGCAGGTAAGGTAGTTCGTGGTTATCGTTTCCATAGTGGCGATGGTTTCTCTCTTACTAAGGAAGGCTTCTCCGGTACTCCTGCAAAGGGTAAGTATCTTACTGTTGGAACAACTACAAAGCCTGTTGTCGCTGCAAGTGCAAGTACAGGTGTTGTAATTGGAAAGATCAACGATGTTTGGACACTTGGTAACGATACATATTACTATGTTGACGTTGCACTTTAATTCGTGAAAGGAGTGATTTTAGATGGCTACAATTAATGAAGTTGTAAGACTTGCTGTTGATACCTATAAGGGTAAGCCTGCTGGTCAGTATTCTCTTGATGAGGCTAACAGCGTTGTATATAATGCAATCGTTGCTGCAAACAATGGCAAGAATTATCTTGACAAGAGAGATGTTCGTGACGGTAAGTGTGGCGAACTCTTTGCTATAATTGAGGAGACTATTGTTAAGACTGTAATCGACGGTCTTCAGGGCAATGAATTCTTTATGAATATGGTAGAGTATAAGAATCTCGCACTTGGTGATACAAACGAGTTCTTTGTTCCCGATGATTCTCTCTTCTATGTTGATGAGGTGGCTCGTGGTACTCAGGGTCTCCGTCGTCAGAGACTTAACGGCGGTTCTCGTTTCTCTGTAAACATGAAGACATATGGTGTTAAGGTTTACGAGGAGCTTGACAGAACTCTTTCCGGCAGAGCTGATATGACAACTCTTATTGATAAGGTTGGCAGATCTCTTCTCAAGAAGCAGTACGACGATATTTTCGTTGCTTGGACAGGCATTGTTAGTGGTGCTGGTTCTAAATATATCCCTGTTGCCGGTTCTTATTCCGAGGAGGCTCTTCTTGAGCTTTGCGAGCACGTTGAGGTAAACAACGGTGCAACACCCGTAATTATGGGTACAAGAGCAGCTCTCAGAAAGATCCAGACAGCAGTAGTTGCTGATACAGCTAAGGAAGATATGTACAAGATGGGTTACTATGGTTCCTTTAATGGCATTCCTATGATCCGCATCAATCAGGTACACGCAACAAATACCGATGACTTTATGCTTCCTGATAATCAGCTTTATATTATCGGTGTAAACACAAAGCCTATCAAGTATGTTAACGAGGGACAGGCTCTCATCGTACCTCCTACATTTGGTATGAATGCAGACTTCTCTGAGGATTACCTCTTTGTTAACAACGCTGGTATTCAGGTTATCGTTCCTGATAAGAAGATTGGCGTATACACTATTTCTTGATAAAAGAAAAATGGAATAAAAGGAGTTAAGTAATGGCATATTCAAATGCAAAAACTAAAACTGCCACAATCGAAAAGGCAGATGTGACCGAGGAAGTTGCGTCTGCCTCTTCTCCTATTGTGCCTAAGAAGAAAATCCCTCTTGATGAGCAGGTAATGGTTAAAAATCTTACCGGCGGTAAACTTGTTTACGAGAGTAAACGACTGAGAGGATATTCTGAGGTTTGGCACGAGTTTGGAGAAGAAATCCCGATGGAAATGGCAGAACTGTATTCAATGAAGAATACTGACAGAAAGTTTTTCACAGAGAATTGGATTGAAGTAGATATCAGTGTACTGCGTGATTTACAGATGGATAGATTCTACAAGAATGTTATGACGGTTGATGAGATCAATAATATGTTCGAAATGGAAGCTGATGAACTTATCAATAAAGTTTCAAACATGACTATCGCTCTTAAGAATTGCGTAGGCATTAAGGCATCTGAGATGATTGCCGACGGAAGACTTACGAATATTCATACTATCAATGCTCTGGAAAAGGCTCTGAATTGCGAACTGTATGAAAGATAAGGAGGTGCGGTATGGCAACCCCTTATTCAGAAATCTATCAGGCTTTTATCTTCAAGGTAAAGGGTTATGATTTGCTTATGCTACTCGACGAGGATAGAGAGGATATATTACATATTTATATGGTATCTGTATGCCGTAAGATTGGTAAGAAGGTACGTAGTTATGCTAATTTGTCCGACAGAGATGATGTAGCCGGCGAATTTGTTTCTGATATTGACGAGGATTTGATTGATATCATTGCGGAATGTATGATAACTGAATGGCTGAAGCCGCAGATTTATTCTGACGAACTGCTTGAAAGCAGGTTGAATACTAAGGATTTTTCGGAGTATTCTCCTGCAAAGCTCATTGAGCATATTAGGTATGTTTACGAAATGAGCACAAAAGCATCAAAGGCTGCCGTGAATAATTATACATTTTCGCACAACGACATAGCGGAGTTGACTAAAAAATGATAGAGACGAAATATAATCCAATATCAGAAAATTTGTGCGAGAATTATTTTGACGTTTTGATTAACAGGCTTTATAAAATTTTGCCGCTGAAAGAGGAAAAATCTCCTACTGTTACTACGTATATTCAAAGTTTACTTTCTGAGCTCACAGGCTGTCAGGAAGTCATTTTGTTTATCCAAGAGGACGGACAGTATATGAGCGTGATAAATTCATTGGAGTATATTTGCTTTTGTGAAGATGTCAAAGAATGTAAACGAGAGATTTTCAAGTGTATTCGTACAGTAGAGAAGCTTAAAAAGAAGTATTTGCGAGGTGAATAAAATGGATTGGACTTTGTATAATGCCAGCCTTACGGTTAAAGGTGATACTCGCAGAGACCGAGCTATTTTTGAAACCAAGCGTTCCATTAAGAAGCGCAGCGTTCGCTCCCCCGCTTATAAGACTGTTCTTATTGACGGAGAAGAACAGGACGTTGTAATTACTTCATCTACTGAAAAATACCATAAGAAAATCAATGCTTTGCCCGATGAAAGTATTCATATGGGAAGCATCGTTGAATGGAACAACAGTCATTTCCTCATAACCGATACAGACGTTGAGGACGAGATATATCAAAGCGGTGATATGTACCGCTGTAATGTGTATCTCAAGTGGCAGAATGAAAAAGGCGAAATCGTCGGAAGATATGGTTATTCCGAGGATATCAGCCAATTTGCTTCGGGTGAAGTTGAGTCTAAGGTTATGATAGGTATCGAGCAGGTATTTGTTATCAAATTTCCATGTGACGCTGAGACCATTAAACTTCGAAGAGACCGTCGTTTCCTGATGGATATTGTGACGGATGAACCAAATGCGTATATTCTGACCGGCAGGAATGTCATTAGTGGCAACTGGACTGCTGGAGATGTGTCGGGTAAGGAATTTGACGGCACTGATAAGGTACTTACTCTTACCTTTACCCAGACGCAGCTTAGTGAGAAGGATAATTGCGAACTGATGATTGCAGATTATTTCGACCCAAGCACACTTGGAGAACAGACTGTTACTCAAGGTTCATGTAGCATATCTTACAAAGGTCAGCCCGAAGTCAAGGTTGGCGGAAGCTATAAAACGTTTACTGCCCAGTTCTTTGACAGTAATGGTAACGAGATATTTGATACACCCGTTTGGGCGCTGACTACGATAAAGCCTGAATATGATGACAAATTCAAAACTGTTACTGACGGCAACAAGATAAAAATTAAGGCAGACAATGTACTTGATATGATTGGCGATCAAATACTTCTGGAAGCTTCAACGAGCGACGGTAGTATTTCTGCTCAGATTTATGTAAAGGTAGTGAGTCTATATGGCTAATTCGTTTGAAATAATCAAATATAAACAGCAGATAGGCTCAATGCTGATTAACTGTCCTGAAATAGTTGAGCTTATCAATAACAAAGATATTGAGGAGCCGGAAGAACTGATTGGAGAGAACATTTTCAATTTTATCAGATATCCGAAAGCTCCCGAAGAAGAAATAACGTTTATTGCTTTTGAGGTAGACGTTCCAAAGGTATATAGTAATCGAAATTATTTATTTAAACAACTGACTATTACATTCTATATTGTATCACACGAAAGGCTTATGCCGACAGATGATGTATCTGGGGGCGTGAGAAACGACCTTATAGCAGCTTATATTGATAAGCTGTTTAACGGATATGACAAGATAGGCAAGAGCCCGCTACAGCTCATTAGTAATGTAGCTCAGGCAATAAGTGAGAAACACAGGTGTCGAATTATGACATTTGTGGCGGATGATTTGAATAATAGCAGGTGTAAGGTATGAGCGATGTAAGTTTACTTGACAAGCATAAGTTCGTGGTGAATAACCAGATTACAGTACATATACCCACGATAAAAGAAATACGGGGAGACTCCCCTGTCCTATTTGGAACAGATAAAGATGAAGCGGATTTCTATTCGTTAGTTAATCTTTTCTCGGCTACGTCTTCGGACATTATGGTTGAACTTGATGAGATGGGCATTGATTTTACAACATGGAGTGATTTTACGACATTCCTTATGTTATTTGGCGGAACATCAAAAGATGTGATGAGAGAGAAGTCACATCTGCTCTTTGAAAATATCAATCTTGCCGATTTTGAGGTATCGATAAATCAAGTCAATGAGCTTCCGATATTGTATGATGCAGAACACGATATCATTATTGATGAGCTGATATATATGCAGCTTTCGACGATTTTCTGCACAATGCACTCTATTCAGAAGCAACATAGGAAACCCGGTGACAAAACTGCCCGTGATTATATCATTGAACGTCAGAAAAAGAAAGCAGCGAGACGTAAGAACAAACCGTATTTTTCACGATTTGACAAGCAGATCGTTGCTCTCGTTAATAATAACAACTTTAAATATGATTATGAGACGGTTCAAGATTTGACCGTCTATAATTTTATGTGCAGTCTGAAACAGATTGTAAAAAAATATCAGGTGGACAACCTGTATCACGGTGTTTATTCTGGCACTGTGAATGCGAAAAACTTAGGTAACAAGCTGAATTGGCTTGATTACGAATAAACAGAAGGCGGCTATGCTGCCTTAATTTTTTGAAAGGAGAAATTTTTCATGGTAACGATTAATGGTTTTACTATTACCTCTCTTGAGACCATTCACGCTTATAACCGTGAGACTGGTGTTTGTGAGCTTTATCTCGACGAGCTTCAGGAGACTACTATCGAGAACACTGAGGATACTCAGGACATTACCGGTAAGGGCGACAGACTTCTCAAGCAGATCAAGAAGAACAAGGCTACTACCGTAACCGGTACTTCTGCACTTATCTGCGGCGACCTTATGGCTGCTCAGACCGGTTCCGAGGTTGAGGCTTCTGAAACTACAAGAGTAAGAAAGCCCGACATTATCGAAGTTTCTAAGGGTGCAACAACTGCTACCACCGCTTATAAGGCTGTAGGTGAGACAGGTGCTGAGATTATCACACTCTGTGTTCTTACTTCTAACGGTGCTCTTGGCACTAAGTATACTCAGGGTGCTTCTGCTTCTGAAACAGAGTTTGCTTATGACCCCGAGACAAAGACTATCACACTTCCTACCGATATCGCTAAGGACGGCGATATTAAGCTCGTAGCATTCTATGACTATGAGGCTGACGGTGCTAAGGTTGTTAATAAGTCTGATGTATTCGGCAAGACTCTTAAGGTTTATGTTGACTGCATCGGTACTGATGTTTGTGACCGTGAGTACAAGTGCCAGTTCGTAATTCCCAGAGGTCAGTTCTCTGGTGAGTTCTCTGTTACTATGGGCGGAGATCAGACCGTTCAGGAGTTCACTATCAATACTCTTGTTGATACTTGTGCAGGCTCCAGCTCTGAGCTCTTTGAGTTCATCGTATATCAGGACTAATCTACATAATCAAAGATTGAGGGCTTTGTGCCCTCTTTCTTTTTGATTAACTGAAAGGATGATAATATGGCAACAGTTAGAAAACCTAATACCATATGTCGAAATCCTAATTGCACCAATGGCACTAATGGAGGCAGAAAGCATTTCTATGCTTGTATGACCTGTCTCAGAAATGAGAACTGGAGGGCATACTGCTGCAGTAGGGAGTGTTATGAGGAATATACTCGGATTATCCTGTTTAATAGAAATGCTGCTCGTGAGGAGAAGTTCCCTGATAGAACAGATATGACGCTTTCAGAAATGGAAGCTGTGTTCGAGAAGCCTATTGCTGAAGTACAGGCTTATACTGCCGAACACGAACTTAAGGATTATTTCGAGGAAAATCCTGATATGCCTCTTGCTGATATCATAGATAAGGTCAATGAGGATATTGATGCTTCCGAAAAGAAGCGTATAAAGAAAAAGAAAATATAAAGAGATGGGAGGTAAATAGTAAGTTTATCTCCCACTTTTTTCAGAAATGGATATAACAATGAATGAACTACATTTAGTTTCACCTATACCGCCCTCGGTAAATCATTATATGGGCATCAGAAGTATTATTAAGAATGGTAAGCCTATGGCAATGACATACAAAACGCCTGAAGCTGTTAAGTATCAGAAAGATTTTGCGGCTTATGTATGCCGAGAGGCAAAGAAGCAGGGCTGGGATATTAAGCCCAACAAGACACAACATTGGTATGTTGACGCTTGGTTCTATTTTAATCGTATCGATATGGATGCTGCGAACTATGACAAGTGTTTGCTGGATGCCATTACTGATACACAGTTGATCTGGCTTGACGATAATGTTGTATGTGAAAGGGTACAGAGAGTTTTATATGACTCGCAAAACCCGAGAATTGAATTACATATTCACCCGGTAGACTATATAGGTATCTTTGAAGATACCACAGCGTTAGAAAAATTTGAAAATCGTTGCATCGGGTGTACGAGATACGCACGAAATTGTAGTCTGCTACAAAAGGCAATTGAAGGAAGAGTGCAAGACGAGATCCACGATGGGATTTGCTTGTGCTACAGAAGTAAAGGAGAAAAGTTATGATTAAGAACAATATTACATTTGTTGAGATGAAGAACTGCATTGATATGGCTGTTGACCTTTGTTTTGAGGATGGCGTGTATCAGCCTTATATAAAGGATTTTGCCGTATGGGTTAGTCTGGCGACATACTTTACAGATAGCATCAAAGAAGATATGAAGCTTGAAGAGCAGTATGAGGTTGTTTGTGATGAACAGCTTAGGGAGGCACTTATGAATGTTTCTCAGGTGGATAGTATTTATAGTGCTATGCTTGAAGCAATTGATATCAAGGTTCGTAAGGAAATCCGTAAGACAAGGTGGGATAAGATTGTTGATGCGGTGGTAGAAGCACTGAGCGATCCTGAGATAGCTAAGATGATTAATGGATTTATTGAGGAGATTGGAATGGTGGAAGATGGGGAAGAACGTTCTTGATAAAAAAGTTCTTAGGAAGGCTCTTGATGATGCAGTAGATAGAGCCGTTGAGGAGCGAATTAAACCTAAAGTTAAAAAGGTATTACAAAAGCATATTAAAGAAGAGGTTGTTAATAAAGATTTCGTTGACGCAGAAAAACGTTATAGAAAATATTATTTAACTGCCGATGTCGGCCCAGAAGGGCACAAAATAAAAAAAAGATTCACAACATTGGCGGGTCACGCCTCAAAGTACGATATAGAAAATAATATTCCTTCAAATGAATTGGGACATGGAAGAACGCAGACAGCAAAATACACTCATATGGCAGATGATAAATATATGAATGTTACTGATTTTGAAAACAACCAGTTTTCTGTATTTAATATTATGCCTCCTCCGGGAAAATCTATTTTCGGAACAGCCATTAAACATCGTAATGATCCTTTGATTTATACAAAGTGGATTGTAGAGGGTGATATTGTAATGCCAACTTTAAAAAGAATGTCTCCAGAAAGCTGGGATGAATACGTTAAAGATCCCAACAACAGATATGAGGCAAGACCTTTTGTTGATAACGCAATAAAGGAAATTGAAACAAAAGAATTTAAAGATGAAATTTCTCAGGACATTGCAGAAATTATTGACGAAGAACTTATGAAATTATTTTAAAGGAGTTGTCAATTTTGGCAAAGAAAATGATTCAGACAAATAACTATGGTGAAGCTCCAACTACACTTGTAGATCATCCGTTTTATGGATTAGATTGTTCTGATGTGGAACAGGTTGCATATAGAGATGCTTTATGGGATAAAAATAAGAGGATTGTTTTGGTAGATGCCTGTGCTGGTAGCGGTAAAACAACCTTGGCTGTTGCTGTAGCTCTGATGTATGTTAAGTATGGAATATGCGATGAAGCTTACTATGTACGCACACCAAGTTCTGAGGGTAGGATAGGATTTCTCCCCGGAGACCGCAGTTCAAAGGAGAGGAGCTATATGCAGCCCTTATACTCATCTTTAATAACCCTTGGAGAAAATCCTATAGCTCTGATCAATGATGATAATTTTCTTAATCAGAAAATGGGCACAGGTGTCTTTACTACAATGACCGATGTATATATTCTTGGATCTGATTTTAGTAAAAAGTTTGTTATTATTGATGAAGCACAATGTATGACGAGTGAACAACTTAAATCAATCCTGACACGCTGTCACGATGACTGTAAGGTTGTTGTAATAGGATCGACTTTACAAATTCAAGGAATCAATCCTGAACAATCAGGACTTGTAAAATGTATAAATCACTTCAGGGATAAAGAATGGGCACAAGTTTGCCACCTTACTAAGAATTATAGAGGAGAATTATCGGCTTGGGCTGATAAGATGTAAAACATATTGGTAGTAACGGTTTGTTGCTTTAAATGAGAATTATAATTGTTTGTTGTCTCAGCCACAAATATAAAGGAGACGCAAATGGATTCAAAATATATTGTATATATACATATTAATAAAATTAATCTTAAAGTATACATTGGACAAACCTGTCAAAAACCTAATAAGCGTTGGAGAAATGGTCAAGGGTACATAAATCAAAATACATATTTCGCAAATGCAATAAAGAAATATGGTTGGGATAATTTTGAACATATTATCCTTGAAGAAAACCTTACAAAATCTCAAGCCGATTTTTATGAACAATTGTATATAAAAACATATAAGTCAACAGATAGAGATAAAGGATACAATCTAACTTATGGTGGTGGAGGCATGTTAGCATCCGAAGAAGCTCGAAAAAAAATGAGTCAAAATCATGCTAATGTATCTGGTATCAATGCTCCAATGTATGGGAAAAATATAAAAGATTTCATGACAGAGGAAGCTTATGCAGAATGGTTGAGAAAAATACGAGAGTATTTTAAAGCACATCGTAGAGGAAATAATAAAGGTGCTATTAAGGTATATTGCCCCGAGCTTGATAAATCATATGATTGTTTGACTGATGCTGCAGAAGATTGTAATACCTCCGTCGGAGATATATCAGGATGTATTAACGGTTATAATGTTTCTGCAGGATATGATAAATCAACGGGTTTATTTTTACATTGGTGTAAATTTGAAGATAAAAACACATTTATACCTCCTCAGCAAGAACAGTCGACTCATATGGGTAAGTATTCTGCAAGATCAAGACAAATATATTGTCCTGAATTGGACGAAATGTTTTACGGAACCGGAGAAATAAATCGAAAGTATAAATTCAATGCAGCCCATATTATTGATTGTTGTAATAATAAACGAGTCTCGTGTGGGAAACATCCTGAAACTAAAAAAGCATTACATTGGTGTTACGCCGAAAATGCTGATAGCTTTCAAATCCCGGATGAAGCTTGTTCTCGTCATTTAGGCAAATATCATTATGGAGCTCGTGCAGTATATTGTTACGAACTCGACGAAGTATTTGATACAGCGACTGAAGCATCAAAGAAGTATGGTTTTTCCAAACAACATATCGGATCAGTTTGTAGAGGTGAACGCAATACAACTGGAAAACATCCAATATCTGGAGAAAAACTACATTGGGCATTTCTAAGTGATATTAACACCTCTGATGTATCGTAACTGGAGGTTAGGAAAATGATACTAATTAACAAAGAAATAACTATCAATAAAGATATCAATGGTCGCCAAGCAGCAAATTTCGTTCATGCTGTTACATCAAAGCGTTATAACATATGGTTCAAAATTAAAAATAAAGAAATAAACGCTAAGAGTATTCTCGGCTTATTATCAGCTGATATACACAAAGGAGACCGAATTGTTGTAGAAATTGATTGCGATGAACAATTGGAACTTGATGATATTGAGAGGATAATTAACGCATAAGGGCAGCTCTATACTGCCCTTTTAGTATATAAGGAGGCAGAATTATGGCTGGAGGAGCAAGCACTTCGATTGTAATAAATATTGATACAAAACAGGCAACAAATAATATCGATAATCTGGAGCAAAGATTTGCTAAATTACAAGAAACAGTTTCAAAGTTAGGTGCAGAACAATATCTTACAAATGAATACAACGAATTATTAAAAATGTCAGAGATATTGAAAAAGTCTGCCGAAACTGCGAAAACAACATTCGATAAAATAACCCTTTTTACTGATATGCGATCGTTTTTAAGCTCTGTAGAAAACTTCAATAAGAAGATTGACGAAACGGGTGCAAAGGTAGACAAGATAAGCAATATTTCATTTAAAGTTGATAATATTGAGTTTACAAGCAAGTCGGTGATTGAAAATCAGCTTAAAAAGTTACAGGATATATGCGATAAGGAATCTAAGAAGATTAAGCTTAATATTGGTGTGGAAAATTTTGCAAAAACAAACGTTAGAAATATTGTCAAAGAATATAAGAAAAATCTTGAGACGGAAATTAAAAAGAATATTGAATCTGGAGATTTTCAAGCTACCGTTCCTTTGATGTATAAATATAAAGTCATCTCTCAGGGATATAATACAAACAATATGAATTTTAATGATATTGACACTAAAAGGGAGGCTGCGATTTCAAAACTTACATCTCCTGATTTGAAAAGGTTTGGATTGACAGAAGAACAAACAAATCAAATAAAATCAGAATGGAATAAAAATTCTCAAGATTTACTTGCAACTATTGAAAATATCAGTAACGAGTTAACAACAAAGGCTCAAAATATTAAAATTACTTCCGGTAAAAATGGAATAAACATTGTCGATAATAAATCGATGAACGACACAGAAACACAAATTAACGAACTAAAACAAACAATTAGTAAAGCTTATGATGAATTGCTCGATGTTTTTAATGTTAAAAATAACGAGGCAAGAACGAAAACATATGATTTAAGTAGATTAATAGTTGAAAAGCTTAATCAACTCAAAGATTTAGACCCCAAAGCTATTAATTTAGAAAATATAACTGAGGCATATGACAGACAAATTAATACTGAAGCAATATTAAAAAAAGCTAATATTATAATATCTGAACCGGACTTGTCTGAATATGAAGATACAGAGGATAAAATAGGTCAATATGATGATTTGTTGGGGTTATTAAAAGATTTAAAAACTGCAAAAGGAGCATTGTCAGATAAAAGTTTTAGTAAAATACTTAGCGATAATAATATTAATGTAACTGATATTAATAACAAGTTTAAAATTTTACATGAAGGCTTTGTTCAAACAAACATTGATTTCAACGAATTATCGGGAAGTGCTACAGAGTTCCAAACATTGATTGGAGAAGTATTTGGAAATAAATATATTCTCCCTGAATTCAAAGGCACTGGAACGGGTTCAGGCTCAGGTAGTGGTTCCGGTACAGGGGATGGTAGTGGAGATAGTGATTTTGATAACGCTGAGGTGGAAAAGCTTCAACAGGATTATGCTGATTTAACTGCTGAAGTTGAAAAGTACAAGGCACAAATCGCAGAAACAACAGCTAAACTTGAAGAAATGAAGAAAACTCAGGCAGAGTCGGAGGATGATAAGAGCAAAATAAAAGAATTGCAAGCCAGTCTCGATGCACTAAATGTTTCATATGCTGAAGCACAGAATAAGATGAAAGAATACCGTTCGGAGTTGGCCGCCTATGAGTCAATGTCTTTGGTTCAAGATGCTAACGGTAACAATGTTAATCAGGAACAATATGATAAACTTATATCCGATGCAAAGCAAACAGCAACTGAACTTGAGAATACAAGAAATCAATTAAAAATGCTTCAAGAACAAACTGCAGCTGGTGGGAGCGATGAATATGTCGTTCAATTGAATAATCAATTAAAATCGACGGAAGCAATGTTGAATAAGGTAACAAATGAACTTGAGTACATGGAATCAAGTCGAAATCGCTGGATGGATCGTGCAGAAATGAATGCGGTTATTGATGAAAGCGGTCAATCTGTTTATCAAAATGATTATGACAACATTGTCGCAAAGCTCTCAGAAATGAAAACAGAGGCACAAAATGCCAAGGATGAACTTGAAAAGCTTAAAGCTACTTCTGTACAACTTGGCGAGGGTGAGCAAGTTGCAAAGACGAGTGACATCGAAGCAGTTAATGGATTGAGCGAAGCAGTCAAGAGTCTTCAAGAAAGAATGACAAAAGCTGAGGAAATCCTTCAAGAAGTGCCTAAAGGAAAGGATGGGCTTAAGAAGCTTAGTTCGCAAATTCAAAAAATGTCAGGTAACTTTAATGAAGATGGCAGTATAAAGAGTATGGGTATCTCTGCCGAGGCTCTGTCTGAACAACTCAAAAATCTTGAGGCAGAGTTTGATGCCCGAATTGCTAAGAAGATTGAGGAAATTGAGAAGAAGTCATATAAGGAGAATCAACCTAATAGAAAGTTAACACTTGTTGGTAAAATAAGAGGGTTAAACGCCATCGCAAAAAGCAAACCGGCAACAGAACCTACTATTACAAAGAATGATTCGGCAGAAAAAGGAATAAACGATTATACTAAATTAATTACATTGGCTAAACAATATAATGAAATTGAGGCACAGCATATTAGTACGAAAAACGATAAGAGTGTTCAAATTTATCAAAGTAAAATAGATCGTCTCGAAAAAATGAAAGAGTTGATTATTCAAATAAGACAAGAAACTGATAATCTTAATGTGTCTGACGAAAAAATTGCAGAAAAATTAAATAAAATTACTCTTAACGACAACAGTAAATCTTTGGCTATTTCTGATAGTAAAATTTTCGATACTCTTTTACAGATGATCGAAACCAAAATTCAAAATAATCAAGAAGTAATTAATAAACGTCAGGCTGATTTAAGTAAGTATGATAACTATATAAAAAACTTCTCGTCAACTATAAATAATTTTAAAAAAACATTTCAAAGTATTTTATCGATGAAAATGACAAAGAAGAATACAGATGACATTTACAATCAACTCAACACATTGTTTGAAGATATAACTACAAACCTCAACTTATATAATAAATACACAGATCATCCATCGTATAGTGAGAATTTCGCTAAGCAAATGAATACGCTTCAAGCTCAGGTTGATAAGGTTGCAACTGCAATTTATCAGGCTGATGATATTGGAGGTAAGAAAGAAACGTTCGAAAAATCCAAAGCAGAATTCTTAATAGGATATAAACCTCCTAAGAAGAAGACAGAACAGGTTATCAGTAATGAGCCTACTGCAGAGGATCTAAGACTGATTGAACAGGAAACTCAGGATAGAAATAAAAATGCACAAGCGATTGATAATGAAGCGGAAGCATTATCAAGATATCAAGAATTAAAAGAAAAGGGAAACCTTACATCTGCGGAGAGGGTTGAATATTCAAATCTTAGGGCAAGGATGAGTAGAGAGCAAGAAAGTAATATTGTATCTACTGACTCCTCTACACCTTCACATTCCTCTGAAAATTCTGGTAACGCTACTCCACCCGACAATACCACACTCAGTGCGATTTTGACTGAAGTTAAGAGTATTAATGGGAAGATGGATAAGCCTGCTAAGATTGAGATTGCAAATAATTCTCCTGAAATATTTACCGATGGAGAACGAAGCAATTTGGATAAGTATAAAAAGATGTCAAAAAAAGACCAAATCGCTAATCTGTGGGTTAATTATGGAGAAGATTCGATACAATTAACAAAGGCAAAAATCAATTCGTTCTCCGGAACTTTAAATGAATTAATTCAAGCAATAAATTATAAGCTTGAGGATTTTAAAGAAACAATTTCAAATGAGATACAGAATCCCAGCGGCGGATATGATGATGAACGTGCAGCTGGCGTTCTTGATAGTGTACAACAATTAAGCGGACTTCTGGAAATGCTTAAAAATTCAGGAATAAATAATGGTCAGAAGGGTTCGTTTGATTCGACTGCAATTGATAATATCTTAGCTGAGGTTAAAGCAATTAGTCAGAAGATGGACACTTCGGCCACAAAGGCAGGTAATAACACTTCTCCTAATATATCCGCAAATCAATCTCCTAATAATACACCTTCGAGTGTGACCACTCCATCTATCTCATCTGAGGTTCAAGCCGCTTCCGAAGCAGCAACTGCTGAAGTCGCAGCGTTCACAACAATTGACGACGCTGTAACGGGTCTGACTGGAGATATCAACACTAAGACCGAAGCTATTAGAGCTGAAGCTCGGGTAATGATTGAAGCTTCTAAACAGGAAACTCAGGCGATTGGTCGTATTGTTAGTGGAGTGATTAAACTCAAGGAAGAAATCAAGAACATTCCTAAAATATCTGTAACTGGAAAGAATACAAAAGCAGAACCAATAAAGATTACTGCCGAAATCTCGGATGAACAAATTACGAAAATTCGTCAAAGGGTACTTGATGCGTTCGGTGAAAAAAATCCTATTCCTATATTCTTCAAACCAAATGTGCAAAGTATTAAAAAACAGATAAACGATGGTCTTAAAGACGGTCTTGAGAAATTAACCATTCAGTCGTTTGATTTTGAAAATGCTGCAAAGGATATGAAGAAAACTCTTGCGAAGGCTATGTCCGATGTAGGACTTCAGTTCGATACTAAGAAGCTCAGACTTGACATAAAGACTGCTGTAAATGCTGCAAGAGACGCTGCAGAAAGTGCTGGGCGTGGTAATCCGACATTAACCACATCGGGTGGTAAAAACTCTAAGAGCAGCAATATAGACCCTAAAAAGCTGGATAGATTGTATGCTTCGTTTGAAAAGGAAGTTGCAGCTTATTATCATAAGAACACATTGATACTTCGTGATGAAGATGTTGACAGTATGTTCTCAAGCATTATGAGAGATATAAAGAAACAGTCCAAGAGCAAGGAAAATCTGGACGTTTTATATCGTCGTTTCTCTGAAGCACAGATTGCTGCAATAAATAAGGGTCTTGATTTTAATGCCGATAAGTCGGATATCGGTACGGCTGTTATCAATAAGGGTTATGAAACGTTGATTTCTCAGATTAACAAGTATCTGGAAACAAATACAAAGTTGATGGGAAGTCAGTTTGAAGAGGAGTTTACAAAATTACTTTCCGAAGTGAGCAAACCCGCACAAGCAAGAACCGACGTGGATTTGAAACAGCTTGGTGCCGAATTTGCAAGATTAAAGAATTACGTTGACGAAGCTGGACTGAGCGGAAACGCTGATAATGAAGCCAAAAAGGTATCCAAGCTTGATAGAGGATACGCAACTCTCGCTTTGGATATGAAAAAGTTCCACGAAGAGAATAATAAGTTTGACAAAAATACAGAGTGGGCAGATAGATTTAATAAGTTGTTCAACAACATCACTGGGTCGATATCCAGATCTAAAGTAGAATTAGAAGATTTCAGAGCACAATTTGCAAACTTCAAGAACGAAATTCCAAGAGATTTGCTTGGTAGCACCGTTACATCGGAATTTTTCGAAAATCTTAAAGGATATGACATTGATAGTATTGCGAAAATTTTTGAAAAGCAGAGTGGGCAAGTAAAATCAAAACTTCTTGGTGATAAATACGGATTTGAAAGTCCTAAAATGACAAGAGATGTTTCCCAGATGCTTGATGCTCAGGCTGATCGCTTGACTGGATTAATTAATCAGGATAATGTATCGAACAATGATATAGATGGTATTGTTCAACACAACAAGCAATTGAACAATCTTATTAGTACATATCAGACTTATTCTGAAAAGCGACGTGTTCTACAAGAACAAATTAGTAAAGATGGTAGTAATGCAGAGCTTCAGCAATTACTACAAGAAAGCAACGTATTGTCGAATAGTCAAGTCTACGATGCGGAGGCAATGAAAAAGTGGAGCGAAAGATATGTTGAAACAATCAACAATTTGAAAAACGCTCAAATCGATGCTGAAAAAGAAGAACGCAATAACAGATCGACATCAGCACAGCAAAATCAGTACAGGACTCTGACAAAGGATATTGAAGAAGCGACTGCAACTGCTCAACGATTTAAGGAGCAATATGCGGAGCTTCTTTCTGATGGGCTCAATAATGAGCTTAATGAAGTAATCGGTGATATGTCCGCTCGGAGTAGTATCTCGGTTGACCTTTCTAATTCAAGTGAAATAACAACTTGGAACGATGAAAGCAAGAAACTGCTTGATACTTGGACAGCAATTCAAGAGAGGATAAAGTCCTCGGTAGTTGCTTCGGGACAAGCTGGTGAAGTGATTACTGCTACGATGGATTATTCACAATATACAAGAAAAGCAACCAATGCGTTAAGTAATCTGAATAGTAAGTATAAAGATAAACTTACAGATAAGCGAAGTGCTGAGTTTGAACAGCGTTTGGAAGCCATCCGCAATAAGGTCAAAGAGATAAGCGATGATACATCTAAATATACTGCAAACAACGTACAGGTAATTGAAACGGATATTCAGCAGCTCGAAAAGCTTGCAAAGGATTTTGAAGTTGTACAGAATTCGGAGAACAAGATAAATTCTCTGATAAGAACTCTTTCAAATTCAAGAAACAGTATCGAGCGTCGTGGCTCTGTGGCTCAGCCTGTTGTAAGTAGTATCGATAGTGAAAAAACAGCTTTGGAAGAGCTTAAGAGACAAGGACAGAATTTGAATGTTGGAGATCCCGCTGCGGTTCAAGCGTTTGTGGAGAAGCTTAAAGAGGCGGATACAACTGTAAACAAGCTAAAGAATGATGCTGAACAGATTAGAATTTCTACTAATGCAACCGCTTCAGTTTCGAAGCTGGATTCGAAATTTAATGATCTGCTATTCAAGGTGGACAAGTTCAAGAGAGATAATTCGAAGATAACATCGGACAAGGGTATCTCTGCTCAGTTCGATAGTTTATTGAGGAGTATTCAGACCATTGAAAAGAGCGATGTTAACTTCCAGAAGTTGAACGCTCAGTTTAATCAGCTCAAAGCTACCGTTCAGGGCAAGGGCTTGACGGGTAGGTCGTTGGGTGACGAACTGAAGTATATTGCAGAGAAAATTGGCATCAAGGCTATGCTCGGCAACTCGATTTATAGAGTGATCGGGGCGTTTAGGCAGATGGTTGGAATCGTGACCGAGCTGGATACGGGAATGACGACGTTAAGACGTGTAACGGAGGAGACAGAGGCTACATATAGGAAATTCCTCAAAACAGCTGGCGACGAGGCACATGAACTCGGATCAACAGTTAGTGGACTTGTTGATTCTACAGGCGATTTTGCCCGTCTTGGATATAACATTCAAGAGGCAAACGCTCTTGCTAAGAACGCTGTAATGTATAGTAATGTTGGTTGGTTGGATATTCAAACGGCTACCGCCGATATGACTTCAACAATGAAAGCGTTTAATATTGAAGCCTCTGATAGTATCAGAATTGTTGATACATTTGATATTTTGGGTAAGAAGTTGCCCTTGGTAACTATATCGGTTAAAGGGTGGAGACACTCCAGACCGAGCAAAGATATTGTAAATCACAATATATGCGTAACGACTGCAGGAGGTGTGTGGTAACATACATCTTGAAGTTACCCTTGTTGGAATTGAACAACAAGAATATACAGTCTGGACTCACGATATGATCTATTATGAAACGTGAGAGTAAGGATTAACGTCCTTGCCGCCATCAATGATGGTCAGTAGGCGAAAGCCGAAAGTAACAGAACGAATAAATTTGCTGTAACTGCGGCAGATGTTGGTGCAGGTTTAAAGGAGTCTGCATCTGCGTTAGCAACTGCTAACAATAGTATGGAAGAATCTGCGGCTATGTAATATGGTCGAGCATATGGAAACATATGTAAAGAACACATCTAACTGCGAAAAAGCCCTTAGAGCATATTTAACTACAATAGTTGAGTAATCGACTATGAATGTTATAACAATAAATATGATTGGGTAATTCGCAACGAAGCATCCCTACGGGATGAACGCTCAACGACTATCTTTTAGCACAGAAATGTGCAATAAGAGTACGGCTCAATCGCAAATGGAGTGGGTGAAATCCCCTTAAATGGAAATGGTGTGTGCCCTAACGTGTAACAACGAGGGTAAAGATATAGTCTGTTCCTTATAGAAATATAAGGCGTTAATACAACGGTCGGATTGTTGCGAATTCGATAAACATCAAAGATGATTACAGCAATTACAGAAATCACACAGGATGCATCAAGTGCGGGTGAGTTGCGTTGCCCGAAAATGTGGAAACACATAGATGAAAGTAGCTATATCGGTTAACACCTGACAGGACAGGCAAGACCGAGGAAAGACTTACATATGTAAGAATCCGTAACGACTGTAATGCTCTATATGGTAACATATAGAGCTTCGCTACTCCCCTATTCATTAGGGTGAAGATCCAGTCTGAACTCGTGTAATAATCCTATTTATATGAAGCACGAGAGCAAGGGCGAAAGCACCTTGCCTTAATGTTAATTCACGACATTATGTAACATAAATATGAACGCTTTAAAAACTCTGTCCATGCGACTGAGATCGAGCAAGGTTGAGATGGAAAATGCTGGACTTGAAACAGATGGTATGGCAGAGTCAACTGCGAAACTTCAATCAAAATTAAAAGCATTGACCGGCGTTGATATAATGCTTAATGAAAACGAATTCAAGTCAAGTTACCAGATAATGAAAGAGCTATCAAGCGTCTGGAGCGAATTGACTGATATTCAAAAAAGTTCAAGCCTCGAACTTATCGCCGGGAAGACGCGCGCCAATCAAGTAGCAGCATTATTAAATAATTTTAGTCAGGCAGAACGTGCACTCGACAATGCCCTCAACTCAGCAGGTACAGCAGCAAAAGAAAACGCTGTTTACCTCGATTCTATTCAAGGTCGTACAAACCAGCTCAAGGCCTCGTTCCAACAATTAAGCTCCGACGTAATCAACTCCGAGCTCGTCAAGTGGGTAATCTCCCTCGGTGACGGCATCGTCCGAGTAACCGACGGGTTCCTAACCCTCAGCTCCGTAGTTGAAAACATACTCCCCAGCGACAACTGGGATAAATATTTTGATATGTTCAAGGCTCTTCCCTCTCTGATCGCAGCCATCAGTGCCGCAGTATCAATCAAGAACAAGGGAGAAGCCAGTGGCGTATTAGGTAGTAAAATGCCCTTTGCTCGGGCAATCGAGCATATGCACAAACCGGAAAACTGCTGGAAATCATTAACGCCCGCCTACCAAATCGGAGCCTGAAAAGGCAAACGCAACGGTGAGGAAACTCAGAAAAAACAGGTGGTCTCCCCTATGCCAAAAGCTAATGGGGGTATAATATGAAATCAGCAACCAAGCCGCTAAGTCCGCAAGGATAAAAAGTGAAGTGATGAGGACACTTCTGCGGTCGGCTCAGAGACTGTAAGTCGGTTGACAAGTAATCCGTGCGTTGGATACTTGTTTGAGAGACAGTCCAATCTCGGCGTAAGCCGTCCGTGCTCGAGTGTAAAGACACTCTTGGAAGCAGTACGGAGTTATCAAAAAAATATCCCATCGGAATACAATGGGCGAATGAAAGGAAAATCAAAATGTATTATTGTCAAGAAAAGCACCTAATTCCCTATCTGTTATCAGAGAGGGATGCTTTTTATATGTGCCCCTTTGGTAAGCAAGCTACGCTTGTAGATTATAGTGATATCTCAGTAGAGAGCCTATCATCAGAAGCAACTTTAGAGAAAGTCAAAAAGTCCGCAACCGATAGCTGCTCGAAGAATTGCCAGTTATGCGAAGATATTCGTAATAACAAGCAGATCGTCGATGCGGTTGTGAATGCGACCAAGTACATACAATCATTATCTTCGGGCAATTCATCAAACGACACACTGATTGGTGAACTAATTGGTGATGCTTGCAGTACATTATTGTATGCTCAAGCAGAAGTAAACTGATAATATTTTATCGCTTAACAAAAGCAGACATACTATACAAAATCAACAAAATAACATATTACTAATTGTTGTATTTTAACCATTGATAACGCAATCATCATTTGGTATAATATAAATGAAGAGCAGATCGCCATAGACGATAGCTCTCGACAGATTACACGTTAAAAAATACGATAACCCGTCTACTGCGAATAGATGGGTTATCAGTCTTTATGGCTATTTTTACATGCGTAATACGCACATACTATGCCTGAAACAGCGCTAACTGCACCAAATATCAACATAAGAATATCCATATGGCATTCCTCCTTGTTCTGAAATCTCAGTAAAGGGGTTTGCCAAGACTTGCTCGGCTTACCCAATACTGGTCAGCCGGAGCTACCATCTATTTTTATCGCCAAAGGTGGAAAATGCGAGGCTAATCTGCTCTAATGTTATTATACCATAAATGTCGATATATGTCAATATAATCTACAAAAAAGCGACCGTCACATAGCGGTCATTTTTTATTTTTCGAGGATAACCCGAAGACTACTAAATTGAAATAGTAAACAAACCTCTTTGATTACATCTGCCACGGTCGAAACTCAATCTTACTAAAGAGCTTGACCTGACTCTGGACAGAAGTGTTTTACACACACTTATCTCTGCGGATAAGCCCTGTAATGTTCGCACACAAACTCAAGTACGCCGTAACGTACCCTTGTATATGATTGAACGTGAACGGGATGTTGAATACTCCAACAATTCGCCATTTCACATTACTCCTCTCGTGACCAGAATTGTGGCAGACGTAATCAAGGAGGTTTGTTAGATAATATATTTTTCAGCTTATGTTAGCTTCTCAATCCTGTACTTCTCCAACTTTTCAATATATGCCGCAAGATTCTTCATGTCCTCATTATGGACTTTATTTCCCGTAGATACAATCTCTCCGCCGAGAAATCTGTACAGATCAATAAATCTTCCTGAGAGATTGGAAATCATACCCATCTTATATGATTTTGCGGCTGCTTTATCAAAAGTCACCAGCATCTCAAAAGACAGAGGTATCTCTTCTAAAAATCTTGAAACATAAACGTCATCTGCTTCGATTACCTTCTGAATATCTTCCTTAGATTTGTCTTTTAAGAGGTATTCATTCAACAGCTCGGCATCTTCTTCGGTTACGACTCTGGTAGAAGCAATTAAGAACATAAAAAATCTACCTGTTTCAAGTTCGAACATCTTTCTATCAAGTTGGGAAAATTCTGTGTATGTTGTTATTTCCTCGACAAGCATACCGAAATCAAAGATGGATTTGTAAAAATCTTCAGTCATAGATATACACTTCCTGATAAAAAATTTAATTAAGTACTTTCATAGAAAGGAGAATAGTTTTGGAAAATAATATTCAAATAAAAATCGACGAACAGTCCGTAATTGATTTATATATCACCTCTGGGAGCACCTTGCCACCTGAAGAATTTATCAAACACATCATTTGGCGAAATGAAATGATAGATGGTGTATACGTTTTTTATGCTGATTCTCTACATTAAGAATGGTCAATAAAATATTGTAATGCTGCACCGACGAAATCTTTCCATGATTATATCATATTTAGTACAAGTTTACAATAGCATATAACAAAATGTACTATAGTTTCGTAATCTTCGACAAACAGTACGAATAGAATTGTATATAATATACAAGATATGCTTATAATATCCCATTCTGCTGTATTATCATTTTTGTTGCCTCCCTTGAAGATGCGACCATACATTCTTTAATAACAGTTTCGGCATAGTTGAGTGAATGCTGACCAACTGTTTTAAAACCATTCTTCACCCTTTCAGCAATGGTTGGAGATTTCATATGTTCACAGAATTCGTGACCTTTTAGAGTTAATCCTCGTATTAGGTTGATACGATATTTATTCTGATATATTTGCATAGCAGCGTCTATATAGTTACCCTCATATAATTTGATGAGGGCATAATATATCACGTCTTCTCCATATTTTTGAAGCTTCTTATCTTCATTGAAGTGTTTACAATAGAAAACATCAAGCCTTTTATCGTCTGATAATTTTTGATTATCAATAATAAAATTCATAATATCTATAGCACAATCAATATCAAATTGCATACAAATACCTCCAAGAAAGGAATGATTAAATGAGGCACACTTTTGAAAGATATAAATCCGTAGCCGAAGAAGCGTTAAAAATGTTTTGCAGATATGATATGAACACAAGAGCAGATATTAGTACTGTACTGAAAATGCTTATGCTCTATCCTTATCAAATATCTGACGGTAGTTATATTTATAAGTTTGAAAATTATAAGACTTTTGAAGAATTACCCGATGAAGCCAAAAGTGATTTAATGGGAAGTATGTTTTGGCACGATCCGAATTGCTTTGGCGAAGAGAATAAAGAGCAATAGACTATTACCACTTATAACCACAGTCCTTGCATTCCTTCGTCTTCCCTATCTTGCTACTCGCCAGTCCAAACATACCAACAGACACAGCACGGTTAAGGGTTGAAATGTCTTTGATGTTGGTGGAGCCACAAGTGGGGCACTTGGGTTTGGAAGAAGTTGGAATTGAACTACTATTCGAAGAAGTAGTTTGTTTATTATGCTTCTCAACTTCATTTGCAGTTTTTGTTGATGTTGACAAAAAAGCACCACCTACCGCTATCAATAAGCTAATTCCCATTCCTCCCTTCCCGATAGTTAATCCACAAATAACTGCAGCGATAATTCCAAGACACATTATCAATGAACCAATCCAAAATCTTAATGAATCAGATTTACTAATCGTTTTGTTATTTTCGTTACGTTTATTATAGAATTCACGATTGAATTCTGGCTGACGGCGAAGGGATTTAACCAAAGTTTTTACATTCTTATAATCTTTATGATGATAAAACTTACCTTCGACATCAAAAATATATGATGTTCGAACATAATCTTGCGAATGACAAAACGAACAGCATTTATGCGGATATGAATATTGCTCCTCTTCTGTTTCATTAATCTCGATAATTCGCTGGTCTTCATTTAAACACCTTTTACAAATATAAATTATCCTTATATCTTCACGAGCCATAATCAATCACCTCAAGGAATAGTATATCATAAATCAGAAATTTTGTCAACAATATTCACTTTATATTTCCTCATAATATAAGATGAGATAACAGATTGACACTAATAAATCCCGGATCAGCTATTGTTAACAAAATTAAACAGAAGAAAGAGACTCCTTATCAGCTTGATATTACTCCTAAAGTAAATAGGCAAGATATTGAAAAATTCAAGCAGGAATTTGCCGATATAGAAAGCTTCACTCATAAAAAATATTCAGATATAGCAAACGGAGCTAAAGAGGCAACAAATTCATTAGAAGATTATTATGCTCAAACAATCAAATTAAATCAAGAAGCTACTTTTGAAGGTTACAATGATTTTTTAAACGAGAAACTGTTGGAGCGTCTCGGCACTAAAGAAGGTCGAGAAAAAATCTTTGAGGAAAGTAATCAACTTGCTAAAAATACCGACAAGGCTAAGGAGAAATTTGAGGAACTAAATACACAGCTTCAAGATGGGGAATCAAGACTTCAAGCAATGAGAGCGCAACTTGAAGCCATAACAACTCTTAATAATGATGAAGACACCGATTCAGAAGGAGATGGGGCAAGTTGGATTGAAACCTTAACTGGAGATATAGATGTCGAAGCAGAAAACGTTGAAAGTCTGAGAACACGTCTCGACGAAGCAAGAGAAACGTTGACACAATGCAATCAAGACCAAGCTGCTTATAATGCTACAATTGCAAATTCAGATTCTACTATGGCACAGTATTTACAAACAGTTGGACAAGGTACAGCAACTACAAAAGGATACATTAAATATCTTGTGAAAATGAAAGCAAAAGCCATTGGTACACAAATTGTAATGTCAGCACTCAACGCTGCTATGACTTTTATGGCTTCGGTAGCTATTCAGGCAGCTATAACCGGAATTATGGCTCTTGCCAAGCATTATGATAATCTTCGTGAAGCAAATATGGAAGCCGCTGATAGCTTTAAGGAAACCTCAGACTCAATTCAAGGTCAGATTGATAAAATCAGAGAGCTTCAAAAGGTCGTTGAAGACGAGACATCTACAAGCAACGAACTGTATGATGCACGTTCTGATTTGCTTGATATCCAAAGAGACATAGTAAATACTTATGGAGAGCAAGCAAGGGGCATAGACCTTGTTAACGGTAAGCTTGAAGAAGAAATAAAGGATCTTGACGAACTTGAGAGATTAGAAGCAGCCAAAGCGTTCCATAAAATGTCCAAAGATAGCTATGAACATGATAAAAGATCTCTTGAAGAGAAACATAACGGTTCCGGATCAAACGATACATACGGTGTTGGTATTTCTCTAAGTGCTTTTGCAGATGACAGTCAATTTAAGAAGCAAGCCGAGGATCTTGAAAAGAAAATATTGAGCCTTGGATATCAGTATGTCGGTGATGAAGCTTCAACTAAAGCCTATACTCTCACTCAGGTTACTGATGAAGAAGCCATAGAAAAAATAAACGAGTTAATGAGCTATATCGAAACAAATATTTCTACATCAAGTGATATTTATAATCTGAGAGATAACTTAGCAAAAAAACTTGAGAGGCTTGACACAGAAGATTTTCAAAACAAGAAATCTAACGTTGAAGCATATGCGCTCCAGAATATTCTGAGTAGCGAAAAATATCGCCCGCTATATAAAGGATTACAAGCCGCCGCCGCAGACTACGATGAAGCAATAAAGTCTGGTGACGAAGCTCTGGCAAAATCTTCGATAAAACGTATCAATGAACTACAAGGCAAAATCGCTAATCTTAACATCGACGATGAGTACATCAAAAAACAGTTTTCCTCAACTCTTGAACAAATTCAAAAAGACCTAAATAAAAATGAACTTAAAGTCTATATTGAAACAGCTCCAAAATACACATACTCCCCTGTTTTTGGAACGTCTGAAAACGGTGCTCGTGGTGGTTATTCGCCTCTTGAATATTTCAAAAATGCATTCGAGGGATATAGTGATATTGATGTCGAAAAAATCGGCGTTTCAGGTGGTAGTGAAAAAGAAGTAAAAGCTTATAATATGCTTAAAAAGGCTGCTAATTATTACGAAATGGAGGTTGAAGATGTAATCGATGTTCTCGTAGAACTCGGAATAATCTTCTCTCGTGATGCAGACGCAGCAAAATACACGACTACCAGCTTTTCTTCAATGCTCGAAGAGGTCGAAAAGACCACCGAGGGACTCGACAAGTTTGTAAGCGCTCAGGAAAAACTGATGTCCGGAACATCGTTAACAGCCGACGAAGTAAACGAACTCATTAAGCTTGATGGTAGTCTGGCATCGAGTGTCGAAAGAACCGCTGACGGATATACTATCAGCTCCGAAAAGCTCGCAGAAGCAAGAGCAAAATATATAAACGAGCAAAAAGAGAGTCTCAAAGAGGATATAGCTGCAAGCGAAAAACAACTTGAGAACGTTAAACGTGAACTTGCAGTAAATCAGAAAATCGTAAACGAGCTTGGAAGTAAGAGCGACCTGACCGATGACGAAAAGAGAAAGCTTAATGATGCTAAGGCTATCGTGGAAAATCGTCTTGAGGACGAGAAAGCCACTACGGAGCAACTCGAACAGCAGAAACTATTGCTTGGACAGATAATAAGTCCACTGGAAGATTATGCTGCAATGTTCAAAGATGTAGCAGACAAGGCTGAAAGTGTTACCGATAAACTGGCTCAGATGAGGTCAGGCCAATACAAGACGGGCGTGATCGACCCCACAGATGTACTCGATTTTATTAATGAGGTTCCTGATTGGCAGAACTACATTGAGATAAATAATGGAAAAGCAACTCTAAAAGACATTTCTGGCGAAGCATTGAAAGAGCAGATTAAGCAAACATCAGGATACTATGATGTTTCCGAAAAACTAAACGATAAGCTTAAAGAGCGTAACGAATTACAAAACAAAATCAATGATTTTGAAGCCAACAATGTTATAGACAGTCCCAGCGAAGTAAAAATGCTCGACGATATGAACGGAGAGCTTGATATACTGAATGGAACAATAGATATTTCTGAAAAAGATTTCAAGGCATTGTCAGTGCTTCTTGATGCGGTTTTTGGTAAAGCAGAAAAAGAACCAGCAATCACAGACTTCGAGGATGAAATTTCAAAGCTCAACCACAAAAAGTCTTTGGGAATGAGTGAAGACGCTTGGGCGGGAGAATACGCAACAATTGCCAATAAGTATCGCAACGACCTCAAGGCACTTGCTGACGACGGTGACACCGATGCTCTCTCAAAAATATGGGAAATTGACGAACAGTTGTATCAAAACAACATCGATGCGACCCAACGTGCATTTGATGACAAGAAGTTAATCATCGACAATGCTCGTGAAGATCTCCAAATGAGCGTTCTGGAGTACAGAGATGCATACGCAGCTCTCAACGAAGCGTATTATGCTCCCGGAACCGCCCTTGGCAACACCGAAAATGGCAAAAAACAATACGCCGCAAATCTCCGTGAAATTGAAAAGCTCTCAAGCGAAGCATATGACAATATCATATCTCGCTTCCAGTCCTCGATTGACTTCGGCAAGATAATTGACCCAAACATTATCAAAGACATCACAGACGTATTCAAGGGACAAGAGCTCCCCGATGCAGTTGCACAGGTAATCCAAAAGGGCATCGAAACAGGCATATGGAACGCAACCGACTTAGCGACTATTGCTCCATACCTGACCGAAGCTTTACTTGCCGGTTCTGACGTTAACTCTGAGGCTTACCAGAACGCAATCAATCAGCAGAAAGATTATATAATCTCTGCATTTGAGTACGAGAAGACTCAGCTCGATAATCAGCTTGAAGCCGGACTTATCTCAAGCAGTCAGTTCATAGATGGCTTAACAAAGCTTTGGGAGACACATTACAAGGACAAAAAGGAATTTGCAGAAGAAGACCTGCAGACACAAAAGGATATCCTTGAAGCTCACAAGAGTGAGATCCAGAAGCAGATTGATGCCCTCGAAGCCTACTCTGAGACTCAAACCGAGCCCTATCAGAATGAAATCGATGCTCTGAACGACGTTAAGGACGCATACGACGATATGATGGACGACCGCATTGATGCACTCGAAGAAGAAAAGAAGGCTATTGAAAAGAAGAACGAGCAGCAAGAAGAAGCTAACGACCTTCAAGAGAAGTGGCTCAACCTCCAAAAAGCAAGTATGAACAAGCGCCTTGTCTACACAGGCAACGGTGGCTGGCAACTTAAGCGTGACGAGGAAGAGTACAACAACGCCAAGAAGGAATACGACGAGGCTAAGAAGGAAGACGCAACAGCCAAGATTGACGAGGCTATTGAAAAACTCGAAGAAGAAAAAGAAGCTCGTGACAAGGCTATTCAGACGGAAATCGATGCTCGTGAGGACGCAATCGACAGAATACAGAAACCAATCGACAATCTCACTAAAGTGCTTACGAGAATGATAGCTGAACAGAATAATATTGATCCTCTATATTTGGAGAAAATTCTCAATAGCAAAGACGGTGAGGAAGCTCTTAAATTCTATAATCAGGGATTGGCATTCAGCCAGCAACAAGAAGCAAAATACGGCGTTGATGTGCCCAATGACACTCTTACCGTTGGCGATGCAAAGGCAATGGCCGAAGAGGTTGCGAAGAACAACCAAACTTCTCAGCAAAAAGCCGAGAATACTGGTTTGAATCTTGGCGGAACTGGCACAACTACACCTGTTGCCGAAACTCAAGACAACACGAAGTCAACCGACGCAAACACCGACGCTATCAATAAGAACACCGAAGCAGTTGAGAAAGCTGCCGCAACGACTACCGACACAACAACTGCCGCAACCGAGACCAATAAGAATCTCGATGCGAACGGCTATCTGATCGACTCTAACGGCAAGCAAGTCCTCAACGACGGCAAACCTATCAAACCTTTGACCCACGATGAATGGGCTAAAAAGCACAAAGTATCCGAGTGGGCGACTCCGGGTAGAAGTGTAAACGAGAATATGACGATGGAGCAGTACGAGACGCTGAAAAAGGGACAAAAGAACGGAATCATCCCCGCTTCGATTGTAGATATTGCAGACATCACTGATGAGCAGCTCAAGCAATTCTTGGGTGCTATTCAGAGCAATACCAAAATTGCACCTCAGAATGTTAACACTGCTATGAAACCAATTGCTGATATAGCAAACGAAGCTATTCAGACGTATAACAACTCCCCTATCATTAACTTCTCGGTTCAGGTAGACGGTAGTGCAGACGAAAAGACAATTGAGAGAATGAAGACAGAAATAAGCAACACACTTGTTGATTACACAAACTATATGGCAAGTTCTATGTCTACAGCAATGTTCAGGCAGAAAAACAAGTCATAAAAACAAAAAAAATAGCCGTAATGGGAGATAAATTCTCCTGTTACGGTTTTGTGTAATATCAACAAAAAGTCGTGCATCTACTTGACTTTAGTATTTTGTGTGGTATAATAAAAGTAGAGGGCATACAGGATAGACGTTGCTCTCATAGATTTGTGTATTTAGGTTAAACCCAAACTAACTCGTCTACTGCCAATAGACGGGTTAGTTCTTTTTATTGCGGTCTGCTAATTTAATAACAGTATCGACAATCTTGCAAATGCAAGTAATACCAGTAAGTATAAAATTTATAACTTCCATAGTATCAATCCCCCCCCTACAGATAAATCCGCAAGGGTCAGAACTGACTTTCCTTTTATAACCCTGCGGTTAGTTGGGAGAGCCACCGTCTATTTTATACGTCAAAGGAGTGAGAAATACGCCTGCACACCCTCTATAAAAATTATATCACCCACATATGATTTTGTCAATATTTGTAGACACAGAACGCAAGTTTTGTAAATACCGCTATAATTATAATTAAATATTTGTTATTTCAAACACTCTTGTCAGTCTTGGCAAGGGTGTTTTTTATTTTATATACAAGGAGATGATTGAATGGCAATAGATAGTAATATTAAAAAAGCGATAGATAGTTATGCTGAAAAGGCAAGTTATGATAATTGTGATATGGCTAACACCCGTATCAATAAAGCTGACTACGACAAAACCCTTATCGGTTTCGTATCTGAAAAGATAGTTCCCGAAAACCCTCAAGACGATAATGACTACAAGTGGCGTATTCAGACCAACGGCGTAGCCTATGACATTAAACCATCTGCTTGTAATATAACTGCTATCGGGCAGAGGGTGAGATTGTATGTGCCTAATCATAGTTTGAAGGATAAGTATGCGGAGGTTATTGAAAATAATCAAATAGCAAAACAACACCCTATTAGTGCTGTATATAAAGAAAATGCAATAACTAAAGATGGTAAAACATATGATACAGTTTCTGAAACATGGGAACAAGAAGAAACTCAAAGAGTATATATGATTGAACTTAATAGTGAAAAGCAGCCTATTGCCATTATATTCCCTGATAAAACTTCAATGAGTTTGGAGGGATTTTAATGACAAGAGAAATCCTAAAACATAAATGGTGGACGAGTTATATCAATTCGCCATATTTTTATTTACCTAATTATAATAGTGGTGGAAGTGATTTTAGTCAATTATCAACTGGCGTAAGGGCATATTTTAATTATGGTTCGTTACAGGGTGGTTCACATGGAATAATGACTGCGTATTGTGATGGTAACGAGATAATATCTTTACACACATATGCCAAGCAAGAAGATAAATATTATGATAATAAATTGTTGGCAACTGTATATAGGCACGGTGGATATTCATCGTCTTCAATAGTTGATAATTCAGTTTATTATCATGACACTACGCCTCGTAAGGGATATATAATTTTTTATTTTGCACATGACGGTCAAAGGGGACGCTATGATACCGACCCCAAATATGAAATCTCAAAAATCGACCCAGCAATTACAGCAAGTTATTATAATAAGTTTATCAGTTTAAAATATCCTATTGAAATAGAATCTACAATGTCAAGAATTATGAGGTATTATTGGAAAGTGTGGATAAACCTTGAAACAATGGAAATAAGACAATGTGCCACTCATTATCATAATTCTTTAGGAGGAGAATCAGTAAATATTACATTACCAAATAGCGGGGAGGATATACCAGCTTGGGGAAATTATAATTTTATTGATATTGCCCGTGGTGTATATGATACCGATGAATACTCATCAAGGGTAGGATATTTAAAAATATAAAAACAAACAGGAGGTGAAACATAATGGCAGAAGAAAAACTATGGGGAACACTACTCTGGGGTGATGATGGACGAGCTTACTACACCGAAGTAGACATATCACAATCCGTCACCCATTACGTTCCCACAGAATCTACAGACGGTTACAATGTTAAATATCCTTGGGTAACTCACAATGGCATTGCCGACTACTTCAAAGGCAGCGCAAGCGGAAATTTCTCGGATAATCAAAGCACTGAGTGTTATGAAGATTACAACTTCGGGGAACATACTGTTGATGGTATTACATATAACAATGTTAAATATATGGTCGAATTTATTCATTGGCTGCACGACCGCAAAACTAAGTATCTTCAGTTCAGCGAGGATTTTGTTATCCCTGTTAAAATCATGTCTGATATCCAATGGGACACAGAAAAATCCATAGAAGACGGATATACTTGTAAGGTGTCATTTGATTGGGTTCAGGTAGGTAAAGAGTTTTCACTTCACGAAGAAAATCTTAATAATCGCTGTTCAAGCTGTGGTGGTTATGTTGCTCCCACGGCTATTTTTTGTCAGAAGTGCGGAACGAGGTTGAGAAACGATGGCTAAGTCTATTAAAATTGGAAATAACTATTTCAATATGACCGAGTTTCCTCATGGTCAGACTGGCAATATCATAGTGGAATTGTACGAGTATAGCCATTATGATATTAAATTTGTCAGGGATATCAGCAAAATGGTTGTAGATTATTCCTATGATTGTACATCTGATGACAATATCCACCAGACTGCAAGTCTAACACTTCACGTTGAAACTGATGACCAAAACTGGTTCATGAAGCGTGAAAACAAAATGCGTGAATGGGTCGATGAAACAAGCGGAAATCTGTGTTCAACTTCGTGGACTAAAATTTGTTACCACCTTGTTAAGACCTATACTGACGATAATACAGGCATAATCAATAAACTTGAACTTGGCTATTTTGTGCCTACAAGTGACGATTACAGTTATTCCCCTACCGATGGTACGATAAGTATCAGCCTGTCGGGATTATCAGCACTGCTTACCAAAGAAAAAGGCGGTGGTGTTGTAGCCCACACAGAAACAACCGTTACTATGAATCCAGAAACTCATGAGTGGGAAGAAATGACTTTACCTGTTTCACTGTCTATTTCAGAGGGTCTTATGATTGATGGTGATTTGATTTATAATATGGCTATGGGTGCTGCTGCACAGGACATCACATTCATGAATTATACCGCACCTATACCTTTAAAATGGGGACAAACTGGAGATGGGCAGAAACTTTGGCAACTCCCCTATGACTTGGATTTTGACAACGATATTGGCAGAGCCGATGAGCTACAACAGCTTATGGATATGGCTTTTGAGGGTGCTACGTTCTGGGTAGATGAAGACCGAGTTTTGAATATGAGTAGTAAACCTACAACTCGTGGCGGTGTGGAATTATATTGGCGTGATTATGGCAATTTGTTTCTATCTGAGAGCAGTAGTTATAATGATGATGGATATTATAACATAACAGAGGTTTATGGTAAGGATAACAACTGTTATGCCATTTGTGACTGGTCGCATTTTGACGGTGGTACTACTCACTTTGCAAGGAAGCAAATTATCTCCGATGACACTTTGCAGACCAATGATGAATGTTATGCAAGAGCAAGATGGGAAACCTACAAGGCAAGATACGGACATCAGACTTGGACTGTGACTATAGAAGATAGATATATCAGTAAATTCAATAAACCAAGTAAGATTGTCGGTAAACGTGTTGAATACACGACTGTTGACGGAGATACAAATCTGTTCTTCTTAAATAAACTCTCCTATAGTGGGAACAAATGGACTATGGAACTTAGTTTGTTTAGACCGCTATACGAGACCGATATGAGGCAATATGCTATGCAATTGCATACGCCCGAAATCTACAGTCACGAAATTATTGATAACAAATATATTCGTCTCTATGTAACAGGCGAGGATATTGAAAGTGCCATTGTTAAGATATATGCAACTGACCCTTATGGTGTTGACGGTGCAAGTGCAGGTTTCAGAACGGAAAGTTGTCTTGTGGCTGATAACGGCGTGGATAAATATGTTGACATTGAGATAAAAGGTAATGGTACATATAAGTTTGATGCTGCGTTGTATAGTCCAAATTATTTGGATAGTGGACTAACTTCGCAGTGGTACACCGTAACTGTTGACCTGCCAGTACCTGTAAGACCTGACCTTAATCCTTACCCACATCCTATATTTGATGAGGGTGGACACGAGCCGTATCTTCTTGACGGTCACATGAGAATCCTTACTGATGGTAATGGTAATATACTAACATTATAAAAGAGGTGATATTATGGAAATGGAAAATGTATCGACGCCAAACCTTAAAGAAGTTGCTTTTGGGCAAGTTGATGACATTCTTGTAAATGCCGAAGGCTCAACAAGAAGAATTACCAAGTCAAATTTTCTTGGGGCTATGAACGATTGGTCAAATGTCATGAACAAACCTTTTGATGATTTCGACACTGCATATTTTCGAACTAAAGAAAGAGACGATGGTGCAGATATCTTGACATTATCAGACAGTGTTATTGCATATTTTCAGGCAATTGGAGATTTGCAGACGGAAGTGATTGCCTTAGATACCAAGATTGATGATAATTATCAAAGTGTGAACACATCTATAAGTGATATATCTACAAAGGTTATTACGCTTGAGGGTAGTTCTCATACTCACGATAATATAGCCGTTTTAGATTTATTCACTACAAGTGACAACACACTTCTGTGGAATGGAACTGCTGTCGGAAGTGATTATGAATTACCTATTGCAACATCGTCCGTACTTGGCGGTGTTAAACCTGATGGCACTACGATTACTGTTGACGATGACGGAACTATTCACGGTGCTTCGCAAGGTTTAGATTTTGAAGCACTGTCTACTGCAATTACTACTGGTATTCAGAGTGGGATAAGTGTAACTGCGGATACCGAGAACAGTAGATTTAATTTTGAGGTTATGAGTATTCCTACTATAGCTATTGACTCTGAAGGCTATTGGACTGTTGATGGTGAACGTGGGGAAAATCCTACTAAGGCACAAGGGGAAAAAGGTGATGATGGTTACTCCCCTACTGTAACTGCAACTACGGTAAGTAATGGTGTAGATTTGACTATTGTTGATAAAAACGGATTACAGAATGTAGGCATCAGAAACGGTGCTGACGGTAACAACGGTCAATCCGCATATGAACTTGCTGTTGATAATGGATATACGGGTACAGAGAAAGAATGGCTTGCTTCATTAAAAGGAACTGACGGAACTATAACTGTTCAGACAACTAAGATTGATAAGACCTGTACTTTTCTTACTACGGATTGGAGCAATACTGTTCCTTATACTCAGACCGTTGCTGTAGAAGGTATTACAGAATCACTCAATCCAAGAATAGATATAATTATTTCTGATAATGTAGTAGTCGGTAAAAAAGAAGAAATAGCATTTAGCTATGTGACAAAAGTTACTACTGGCGATGGTATTCTTACTGCTTACTGTTATGAAACCAAGCCCGACGTAGACTTAAATATTATGATAGAGGTGATATAAAATGGGACAGTGTTATATCACTCGCAGGGGAACTAAAACAGGTGGAGCTGTTGAACAGCTTGGTGTATATCCAACAGGAAATGACGGCAGACCTATGGGAAATGTTACTGTGCTTGATAATGTAACAACGCTCAGTAAGTATTTATTTACTGAAAACTCCAATATACTGTCCGCAGCACTGCCTATAAATCTTAGGGTAATTGAGGATTATTGTTTTCAAAATTGCACAAGTTTACAAAGTATCTCACTTCCAAATAAGATCAATACTATTCCTCAATATTGTTTTAGTGGGTGCAATTCTCTTAGTAAGGTAGTTTTACCAAAAAATTTATCTGTTATCGAGGGCTATGCGTTTCGGGATTGCACAGGATTATATGACGTGATTATCCCAGATGAAATTAAGTCCTTAGAAATTAAAGGATATGCCTTCTCAGGCTGTACTAACATTGATAATGAAACAGTTACTAAACTGTCAAGTTTAACTCACGGAACTATTTATAGTTACGCCTTTGCAAATCTCAAAGGTATTACTGAAATCACAACATTGTATAGTTATGATTATTATTTTTATGGTTGTACCAATTTAAGAAAAGCGATAATTTTAAATCCATTAAGTGATGGTAGCTGTGGCAGTTACATATTCAACGGTTGTGCAAATTTAAGAGAAGTTGTTTTACCTGATAATATTCAAAAAATCAAAGCAAATATGTTCAATGGAAATTCAAATTTGTCCACAATAAACTTCCCTAATACTATTACTGAAATTGGGGAGTCGGCATTTCGGTATTGCACAAAATTATTAAACTTAGATATACCCGATGATTCATCGTTTAGCATAAACGGAAATTATGCGTTTGCTTCGACAGGTATCACTAATGACTGTGCGAAAAATATTATTTCTCACGCCAATAGCGTAGGAAGTTATGTTTTTCAGAGTTGTCTATCACTGACGGACGTTGAAGTTCCTGTTTTTTCTAATTATATGTTTAATAATTGCACAAATCTGAAGTCGGCAATATCTACACAAGTAATGGATACAACCGGCAATGAAGTATTCTATGGATGCACTGCGTTAGAGAGAGCTGTAGTTGCAGACGGAACAACGACTATTGGTTATCGTATTTTTAATGGTTGTAAAGCACTTAAATATGTATATCTTCCGTCATCAATTACTACTGCGACCAACAACAGTTTAACTAACACATCAAGTTCTTATTACGCTTTTTATAATTGTACTGCACTTGAAGATGTACAGCTCGGTCAGGATTGGAATATGTCACTCAGACTTAACGTATCAAACAATCTTACTGTTGATAGTATGGTGGCTATGTTTAATTCATTAAAAGATTTAACAGGTGAAACAGCTAAGACACTTACTCTTGGCAGTATAAATCTTGCAAAACTTACAGATGAACAAAAAGCTATTGCAATCAATAAGAATTGGACTTTAGCATAAGGCGGTGACAATATGACTATTGAGAATGAAAATAAGTTTACTGTTATTACCGCTGATACAGGGAATGTGTTTAGAAGTAAAATCAGTGGCGATGTATTGACCGATAGGTTATATCTTGGTTGTAATGATAGTGCCGACAATTATGAAGAAATAAGCGAGGTGGAAGCCTATGCAGAAGCAGAAGAAGAAATTTCGGAAAATGGAGTTTTCTAAAAAATGGTTGTGTGCCTGTGTGATAATCAGCATAGTGTACACGACCTTTTCCTATATACTTGCTTGGTTTGATAAGAACGCTGTGGAAACGCTGACTGTTGAGATTATTGAAACCCTATGGGGAGCATCTTCAATAAGTTTCGCTGGATATGTACTACAAAATTGTGTTAGATCATTCACGGCAAGTAAATATGGAATACCTATTGATGATATAAAAAATGAGGAGATGGAAAATAATGGCAAAATACATAAGTCCGAGTGATATTATAGCTGATAAGGAATTTGAGATTTTTGGTGTAAAAGTTAAAGAGTATCTTATTGCTAATCACAATATAAATGGTATAACTCTGCCTACAAAGAGAGTAAAACCGCTTAAAGGTATTACAATTCACAACACCAATGATCTGGCTAATATTGAAGATGATGGTCGTAATTATACGGCTTCTACCGTGAATGGCAATATGCGTGCTGTACGAGTTCATTATTATGTTGATGATCTTTATATATGGCAAAATCTCGATGAAAGTTTACAGAATTGGACTTGTACAGACGGCAACGGTGACGGAAACGCTACTACGATTGCTATTGAGTGCATAATGAAAAATTCTTATGATACTGAAAGTCTTAAAGCAATGGATAACTGTGCAAGGCTGACTGCATATCTCTGTGTCAAGTATAAACTGACAACAAATGATGTTTATACACATACTTATTGGCTTCATATGAGAGATAAGGACAGTGTATCTAAGTGTGGAGATAAGGACAAGATTTGTACCGCAAGACACAGCTATAAAACTTGTCCGACCTTTATAATTCCGCAGTGGGATAAATTCTTAGCACTTGTAAATAAGTATATTGCTGAAATGGGCGGTAAGGTTGTAGTTAAACCTTCTACACCTACAACTCCCCCTACAACCACAACATCAAAATTCCCCTATCAGATTAAGATTATTGATACCGATAAAGCAGGACTTAACGTGCGTTCTGGTGCTGGAGTGAATAATCCTGTTGTAACTACCGTTAAATATGGCGATGTTTACACTGTGGTGGCTGAGACAAAAGTGGGCAGTTCAACTTGGGGCTTACTTAAAGCTTATAAAGAAAAACGTAACGGATGGATTAACGTAGGCTCAAATTATGTTACAAAAGTAAAGTGAGGGATAAATTATGACAGATATTACAATAATTATATGTGGTTTAGCACTTGTGCTTATAGGTCTTATTGCGTTTGTTATTTTCAAATACATAAGACCTTTCATAAATGCAAAAATTCCCGAAAATCAGTGGAATACTATTGTATATTGGGCTAAAGGTCTTGTTAGTCTTGCTGAAAAGAATATCCATGGAGAACACGGACTCGGTGGCATTCGCTACGATAAGGTACTTGAACAGTTGCAGGAACTTTGCAATAAGTACGGATATACGTTTGATGAAACAATGCTGAAATCAGCGGTACAGCTTGCTTGGCAGACAGTGATTGGCAAGAGTGATAGTGATTCGGGCGAGGATATTTTCAAGCCTGAGATTTCGGAGTGATAGCGATGGAAAACTTAAATATTATTGCAGGATATTGTGGAAGTATATCGGCTATCATTGCTCTTGTTGTTCTCGTAGTAAAGCCTATCAGAAGTAAATTCGTTGACTGGATTACTAAGACAAGCAACAGAGATGAACTTAATTCTAAGATTGATAATCTCACAGAACTTGTTGAAAAGCAAGTTGCACAGAATGAGCAACAGAGAATTGAACTTGATAAACAGTCTGAGGCTCTTATGTGTAGTTTAAGGACTAATATACTTTCCACTTATTATGCTTATTACAATAAAGAGAATATTCCCTTATTTGAAAAAGAGTGCTTTGCTAAAAGTTGCGAAACATATTTCAGTATGAATGGTAATTCATTTGTTCATAGCTGTTATGACGAGATAATGAAGTTACCCACTGTATGATTATGGCTAATCTTATAACTTATGCAAATGGATTTGAGAAATCTGCTATTATTATTGAATCTATTAAAGCAGATGATTTTTTTAAACAGGAAATGCAACTCTGAAATAAGGGAACGAATCGAAAAGATTTCTCAAAAAATAAAGAAACAAAGTGACAAAAATTTAAGATGAAAGGTAGGTTTTATTTATGGCAGTTGTAATGCTTGAACACAATTATACTACTGGCTATTCAGAATTTTCGTATGATTCTGAGTCAGATATTGATAAACTTCCCCGTATCAACATTGCTGGCAAGGATAATCTTGCAACAGTAAAAGGCTGTTGTCAGGGGTCGATAGCAATTGGAACAGATGGAGGCATGAAAATCCTTCAGGGCGATACAAATGAATGGATTGATTATTAAGGTGGTGATAATATGAATGGTTCTGTTGCTTTAAAACAAGCAAAAAAGTATACTGAGGAATCTCTTAACGGTGCTGGTGCTTTAAAAGGTGCGCCTTGTACTATAAAATCAACTCAAACGGTAGATGACGGCACAAGAGTTGTTTTTGAATGGACTGATAATAGTGGCAACATTCAGACAAGTTCTATTTTTGTAAAGAATGGAATTACTATTACAAGTGTAACGATTAATACAGCAGGACATTTAATTTGTTCAACTTCTGACGGAAATACTATAGATGCAGGAGAGATAAGGTCAAATATCGCAAGGTCTGACATAGAAGAGATACTTGGCATTTCTATAATGGAACTTCAAAGTTTAGTAACGATTATCAGTGATTCTGAGGTTAGAATAGACAAGACCCTTTCGTCATCTAAGATTTCTACAGAGTTAGCAAATATATTAAATGAAAGTAAATCATATACACTTGCTGAAATCGGCAATGCAATTGGTGCAAGTTATAAGGTAGTATCAAGTACCGCTGATATGACTGATACAAAGTATATTTACCTTTTGCCAAATGCTGGTACATATGATATGTATATATATGATGGTGCAACTAATTTAGCTGTAAAAATAGGCAATACAACAATCAGTCTTGATAACATATATACAAAGGGCGAAGTAGATAGTGGTTTTGTATTAAAGACGGTATTTAATTTGCTTACGAATGATGTCGGTGATGTTACTAATCTGAATACAGTAAGTAGAACCTTAGTAAGTGCTGTTAACGAAGTTAATACTATTGTTGACACACATATTACTGACAACAATATTCACGTTACATTATCTGATAAACTTGATTTTCATAATCATGCTAACAAATCTGTTTTAGATACAATAACACAGACAGACATCAACAATTGGAACTCAGGAACGGGCGGTAGTGGAACAGCAGGAAAATCCGCTTACGAAATTGCTGTGGATAATGGTTTTGTTGGAAGTGAAACTGAATGGCTTGCAAGTCTCAAAGGTCAGGACGGTTCTACACCAACAATAGGTTCTAACAATAATTGGTTTATTGATAATGTAGATACAGGAGTGTCTGCTGTTGGTAAAGATGGTAGATCAATTACAGGCATTACTACTGATGATAACAACAATGTATTCGTAACGTTTTCTGACAACACCACACAGAATATAGGCAAACTGTCTGTTGATGTACAGGCTGATTTTCTGTCTTCCGATGGATTCGGAAAGCTCCGTTATTACAACAGTCATTTTCAGTATTATGATGAATCTACTTCTACTTGGGTGGATACTTCCGTTACGCCTGATAATGTGTATGTTATGAATATAACACCGCAGCCTATGAAGTCGATTTCCTGTAAATTTGACTGCAAGCTCAACAAGTTGAAATTGAAGTTCAAAGAATCTGCCGATACGGTTATTGACGGACAGGTTTTTTGTATTGTGGAGAAAGTTATTATCCGAAGGAAACTCGGCTCTGCACCGATAGATGAGAATGACGGTGATTTGGTTGTTGAAGTTTTAAGGAATAGTTTTGGTACATATTCAGAAGAATGGTTTACCGATGAGGGTGTAACACCTAATATTGATGATACATATTACTACAAAGCTTTCCCGATGAGTACAACAGGATTTTACGGTTATTCCGATTTAAACGCAGCAAGTGTTACTTGTAAAGAGTATACTCTGTATGGATTTAAAATCGACCAGAATGAATCTGACCCTGCAAGTATGATTACATATTTGCCCGACTGCGAAAATGCGCAGTATGCTTCGGCATATATGGACTATTCGACAGATACATTTAACTATGGCGACTGGGTAGATGCTTGGTTCATTAAAGATTTAAAGCCTTGTATGCTGAAATATGATGGTACTGTAGATTATGAATTGGATAGAAATGATTATACCAAAAAGGCTGACGGCACGGATAGCGATGTAGCAAATACCGCTTATGAAGGCAATGCTATGATTGGATTCCCGAAGGTGTACTGGAAAATCGTTAACAATGGTGATGATACTGCTAATGTTTACATAAGTGATGTACAAGTCGATGACGGCTATCGCTGCTGGTCACACATAGATAATAATGGTAATGAAATTGATTATTGCTATATGCCGATTTATGACGGTTCATTAATAGACAATAAATTAAGAAGTATATCTAATATAACGCCTTGTGGTAGTTATAACAGAATTAGTGAAATAAATTATGCGAAAGCAAATAATATTGATGAAAATATTATTTGGTACACAGAGGTTTATTCAGATAGATTGTTACTGAGATTATTATTGACGCTGATTGGTAAGTCCACAGCATCTCAGGATGTTTTCGGTATGGGTAACTGCTCGTCAAATACTATTGTAAATACTGGTACTTTAAATCAAAAAGGAATGTTTTGGGGGAATGTTGATGGCAGTAAATGCGTGAAAATATTTGGTATGGAAAATGTATGGGGTAATAGGACCAGAGGTATAGCAGGTTTGGTTTATGATTACACTACCGCATCTCAAAAAGTAAAAATGACGTATGGACAAAATGACGGCTCTACTGTTGACGGCTATAACACAGATGGAAATGGTTACATAAATATTCCAAGTTCCACTTTAAATTACAGTGCCAGTGGATATATCAGTAAAATGATAATTAATGATAATGGATTATTCCCGGCACAATTATCAGGCAGTGATAGTACATATTATACAGATATAACGTGGATTCAGCCCAAATCTACTTACGCAATGATGGGTGGTGCTACAATGCACGGAAATAGTACTGGAATTTTTGCTATAGGGTATTATTTTGATACTACCACTATGGATCCTAACACAGCTGCTTCCATATCCTGTAAACCTCTTGCTCCAACAACATAAAGGAGAATTGAAATATGAAACTCGAATTTAAGAAATCACAATCTGCTGTAAAGCCCGAGTTTATTGACACAACTTCCTCAAAGAAAGTTGTATATATTCGTCAGAATATCGTTGAGATACAGAAAGGCGACATTGTGTTTTACCAATATGACGAAGCTAAACTTACTAAAGCTGAGTACCAAGAATACTTGAAGGAGCTTGAAGCAACCGATACATTGGAGATTGTCGAAAATCTCAAAGCGGAAAATCAGGCTCTTTCAGAACAGGTCGATATGCTTACCAATTGTATTCTTGAAATGAGCGAAATGATTTATGTTTAAGGAGGATTGTATATGATTGCTATGTTATGGACAAATCAGATTATTCTTGGTAATAAGACTTATGCGGAAGTTCCGAGACTGTTAAAACCAAAGGTTAAAGAATTACTGATTGAAGCTGGTTGTGAGAATTTGGTAACTGAATAAATTTATTAAGGGGTTATTCTTTTTGAATAGCCCCTCTTTTTATAAAGGACGGTGATAAGATGTTTGAAATAGTCGAGAAGAAAGGCCAGATAGTTATTCGGCTTACCGCTGGAGATTCTGCTGAAATAGAAACGTCTCCATTTATAGATGCTGACTCAAATAAGATTTTTGATATTGATAGCAATGACAAGCCTATTATTCTTGGTGATAATGATTACGTTCTCTTTTGTGTCGCAAGTCCCTCAAACAGAATTTATTTAAAAAGGATACTGACTAAAGATGATTATAATGATGATGGCATTCTAACAATGAAGTTCTATCCAAATGATACTATAGATATGCAACCATATAACTACAATTTTTCTTTTTCATATATGCCAAATAACGGTGATGATTGTTATACATATGTAACGGGTATATTTAGTCTATTACCAGCTATTGGTACTGTTAGAGATTTGCATGAAAATAATATTATAGATGAGCCTGAGTTACCTGATGAATCTGACGACACAAATAATTCATCTGAAAGCGGTGATAATAATGGTGATTAATGGTGGTGTATCAATAGGTAGCAGACAGATTTCTGGGGCTGTTGGACGAGCTGAAAATATTTATGTGAAAGAAGTAAATTTTTCTAACAGATTTGAATTGCCAAGTATAGGCAGAGAAAACATAATTTATGCAGTAAAGGATGAACATAAGTTATACATTTTCAACCCAATTACAAATAATTATGAAGTAATTGGCTCTGATTATAGAGAAATAGAAATAATTCAAGGAATATTATAATAAGGAATGGTGATAATATGGCGAATGTTACATTTACTACAAAAATTGCACTTGTGAATAAAACTACTGCACAGTGGACAGTAGAAACATCAATACCTATTAAGGGCTGTCCTTGCATAGAATGGACTGATTCTGGCAAGCCTAAGATGAAAATAGGAGATGGAGTAAATAATTGGTCTGCCCTACCCTATCTTGCAGATGACCTAACAGCGTCAGTTATTATTTCAGCTCTTGGATATACACCTGTAGACAGTGCTGAACTTGGCGTTGCTGATGGTGTGGCAACTCTTGATAATGCAGGAAAAGTACCTGCCAGTCAATTGCCAAGTTATGTTGATGATGTAATTGAAGTTGACGATATTGATTCAGCACCAGCAACAGGTGAAACAGGAAAGATATACATAGCAAAAGACACGGGAAAATGTTATCGTTGGAGTGGAACACTTTATATTGAAATTAGTACGAGTGACATTGTGACTGCTTCTACTCAGAATGGCTATATCAAGATTAATGGCACTGATGTTAGGGTATATACTCCTATTCAAGCAGATTGGAACGAGACTGATGATACAAGTCCTGCTTACATAAAAAATAAACCAAATATACCTTCTGGGATAATTGTAGACGATACCCTGTCTAATACCTCTACAAATGCTATTCAGAACAAGGTTGTTAAGGCTGCTCTTGATGAAAAACTCAGTTTAACAGATACGTTAATTCTTAATTGTATTCTCTAAAAGGAGGGCTTTAAATGGCTCAACAGACTTTTAATAGTATAAAGATAAATGTTGAATTTGAGGAATCTGCTTCTCGTCAGCAGTTGAACAGCGGTGAGAATATATCTACATTATTCGGTAAAATAAAGAAAATATTCTCTGATTTGAAGGCTGTTTGTTTTTCGGGCAGTTATAATGATTTGAGTGATACTCCAAGTACAGCAACAACATCTACTGATGGTCTTATGAGTTCTGCGGATAAGACTAAACTTGATAATGCTGATAATAAGTATGCTTTAAAATCTAAGTATGGAGATACAACGATTAATGTTGGCAGAAAAGCTGATTCCCCAGTTGGAGACTATTCTACAGCAGAGGGTTATGATACTACAGCCAGTGGAGCATATTCACATGCAGAAGGACGTGCCACACGCTCAATTGGTAAATACGCTCATACAGAGGGGTATAGCACAGAATCAAGTGGTATTTCATCTCATTCTGAAGGAGAGAACACAAAAGCGACAGGTGATTTTTCTCATGCTGAAGGTTTTACAACAATGGCTATTGGAGAATCCGCTCATGCTGAGGGTTTTATAACAAAGTCTGATGGTTACGGAGCCCACGCAGAAGGCGGTGACTATGTTGATACAGGTAGTGGTACACTTGCGCATTTACCTTCTAAAAATGTTGTTATAGATGACGCAACAACAATTACATTAGATGGTTCCAGAGCATATGGTGCAAATTCTCATGCTGAAGGCTGTCAAACATTAGCATATGGTGCTGCAACACACTCGGAAGGATGGGGTACTTTTGCCAAGAATGATTGTGCTCATGCAGAAGGATACAAGACTCAAGCTTTAAGGAATAGTTCTCACGCAGAAGGAAGATTTACTATTGCCAATGGAGATGGTTCTCACGCAGAAGGATATGGAACAACAGCCAATGGTTATTGTTCTCACGCAGAAGGTGCTTCATCTAACATAGCTTCAAATGTGATTGCCGATTTTTCTTCCAGTGCCAATATTATTACCGCATGGACTGATAATAAATTTAGTTTAGCTAAAGACAATTATTCACATTCCGAAGGAAATAATACATTAGCCCTTGGGGTATGTTCTCATGCAGAAGGAGAATTAACGATAGCTCGAGGATATTGTTCTGGTGCACACGGATATTACACTCAAGCTTTGCATGGTTATGAAACTTCATTTGGTAAATATAACCAATCCAACAGTGATACTCTATTCTCTGTTGGTGATGGTACTTCCGACTCCGCTCGCCACAACGCTTTTGAGATAACTACTGACGGTGGTAAGCTGCACGATAAGGATATTGCTACTTTGGATGATATTCCGACAGCGCTTCCTGCAAGTAATGTTACAGATATATATTCCGCAACAGGTACCAATCCTGTAAATGGAAAAGCAGTAGCAAGTGCAATTTCTACTAAAGTTGACAAAATATCTGGAAAAAATCTTTCAACAAATGATTTAACTGACACATTAAAAAATAACTATGATGCAGCATATACACATAGTCAATCTGCCCATGCACCTTCATCGGCGCAGGCTAATGTTATCGAAACGATTAAGGTCAATAATACCGCTTTAACCCCAACAAATAAAACTGTAAATATTACAGTTCCAAGTAATACAGACCGTTATGTAAATAAAGCTGAATTTGTTGATGATAGTACAACAACCGCTGCAAGTCCCGTAAAAATGACTTTAACAAGAGCTGGCAGTGATACTAATACTATTACCGCAAATATTCCAAAGGTTAGTTCATCGAGCGCAGGTGTTGTTCCTAAAGGTTCAGCAGTTAGTTCGCAAAGCAACACCACTAAATTTCTCAGAGAAGATGGAACTTGGGCAGCGCCAAGTTATACAACAAATACTGATACAAAAGTAACCGCAGTAGGAAATCACTACACTCCTGCAAAATCCACAACCAAGTCAGCAAGTGGTGGTACACTGACCGATATTACCAATTCGACATCGGGTACACAGGTTGTCACAGGGGTCGAGATGGACGCTAAGGGACATGTGACGGGCGTTACAGCTGTTGCGCTCAAGTCTACTGAATCCAATCCAAATTTGCTTATAAATCCCGATTTCAAGATAAATCAGAGGGGGATTTCGGGGCCTTTTTCCGAAACAGGGAAATACTTCGTTGACAGGTGGCGGTTAGAATCCGGAACAGTTACGGTAAATTCCGACGGCACTCTGACACTAAACGGCACTATTGCACAGGTGCTTGAAAATGCGACGGGAACAGATGTTATTGCTTCTTCTGACGGCGGATCAGCTTCCTATGACAACAGTTCGGGAAAATTTTCATTGACAGGTTCAGGAACTGTTATTTCATGGGCTAAGCTTGAATACGGCAGCACGGCAACGCCATTTATCCCTCCAAACACTACTATTGAATTGCTGAAATGCCAACGGTTTTATAGAGAAATAGTTGGAGAATATCTTGCTACAATTATATCTTCAGGTCTGACCTCTACATATATTACAATTGATAATATGAGAATTATAAAAGACGATAACGGTTCAATATTATCGCCATCTGTTTATTTTAAAAGCAATTTGTTTAACAGCAATTCAGGGGCGCGTGTAGTAACTAATACCGGCAATGCAATACAAGGATTTACGTTTGGCTGTAATTATTATGACCTAGCAAAATCAATATACGTTACAGCTTCAAAAAGCGCTCATGGTTTAGACCGAAATTCTCATATTATTGTTATTGATAATAATAATCCTGTTTGCATTGACGCTGAACTATAACTGGAGGTTGTAATATGTTTGAAGATATTTATATCGTTTATATTAGGATTGACGACGCTAATCGGGTCACTGAGGTCAATTCCTCCGCATTTATTTCTGACTGCTCAGGGTGGATAGAAATAGACAGCGGAGATGGCGACAGATATCACCATGCACAGGGGAATTATCTGCCAAAACCGCTGACGACATCTGAAGGCTATTATAGATACAAATATGATAATGGCAATGTAGTTGAACGTTCTGAAGACGAAATAAAGTCAGATGCTTTCCCTGAAGTTATTTCTCAAAAGAAAACTGAACTTTCAGAGGAATGTGAAAAGGCTATTATTGCAGGTGTTGACGTTGGTGATGCTCATTATTCGCTGACAATTGAAGACCAAGCTAATATTCTTGCTCTAACGCCTTTGGCGCAAGCTGGACATAGCGTTTTTTATCATCAGGATGGTGAAATGTGTCGTGAATATTCCAGTGATGAGTTCAACGAAATTGTAAATGTCGTGACCGCTCATAAGACTTTACAAACCACATATTGTAACTTACTTATGAGACAAATTGAAGAGATGTCTGATGTAGAAGAAGTTAAAGCGGTTGAATATGGGAAAACTGAGCTTATTGGTAAATTCAAAGAAAGATATGATGCAATTGCACAACATTTCGTAACTTAATAATCCGATCTGATCGGAGTAGTATTTATCTACTACTCCGATTTGTTTTTTCTGGAGGTGATTGTTATTATTCCTTTAGACGTAATAAAACAAAGGGTGTATTCTGTTAACCCAAACGTTGAAATGATAGATGGATATACGGGCGCAACATACAAAGCAAGATTTAAATGTGTCAATTGTAATCACGAATGGTATGTAGCACCAAATACAATAATATACCAGAAATCAGGATGTCCTAAATGTGCTAATGAAAAACTAAGATGTTCACATGATGAATTTCTTGATAAAATTAAAAATCGTAATGATCTAATTCCGTTGGAGCAATACAAAAAGGCAGATATTCCTATTTTATTTAAGTGTAATATTTGTAAACACGAGTGGGAATCAACACCTCGACATATTTTATCAGGAGGAAAATGTCCGTATTGTACTAAGGAACATAGATATGATACAATGAGAATTTCTAAAGATAATTTTCTTAATAAATTAGAAAAGAATAATCCCGAAGTTGAGTTAATCGGTGAATATATAGATTATTCTACTCCAACACTTTTTAGGTGTAAAAGATGTGGTTATGAGTGGGAGGCATTGCCAAAAAATATATGGAAAAAAAGAACTAAAGGAAATAACTGTCCTGTTTGTTGTGATAATCATCATATTATAGTTCAAGGGTATAACGATTTAAAAACACTAAGACCAGATTTAATAAGGTAACCTCTAAAAACCCTAGTATTTTAAGATAAAAGAAAATACATGAGCCAAATTTGCGGTTCCAAAAGCAGAAGTAGCCTCAATTTGCACCGAATAAACCCTTTATTATTGCCCTTTTTCCTCAAAAGGGCGCAGTTATCCCTTAACAGGTTGATTTTCGTTTTAAAAATTCATACCTGCAAAAGTTGTATATCAGATTTGTCAGACCAATATTGAACCACGCTCGTGTGATTCCGATATTTCGGATTGTTATCCCGTGCATAGCACCTGTCATATAGCCAAAGATATGCTCAATTCTGCATCTTATTTTGGATTTTTTGCGGTTGATTTCTTTCTGTTCTTCTGTAAGAGGATGCCCTCTGTAGCCTTTTTCACAGATATGGTTTTCACAGCCTTCCGGAAGCTGTTCTGCTATTGGTTCTCCAGAGTAGGCACTGTCTGCATACAATGCTTCATCTTTTTCGTCAAGAAAATCTATGCATCTGTTGCTGTCGTGGAGTGCTGCATCTGTTACCGCATAATTGGTGATAAGCTTGCTGTCCGCATCGCATTTCACGTGATCTTTGTAACCATAATGGACTTCGTTATTCTTCTTTGTCCACCGTGCATCTGTGTCCTTCTGGGCAAGCTTATGCGCATTTTCGGACTTCTGCCACTCTTCGGGTATTTCTCCGTTTTTGATTTTCTTATTCTCATCACGGCTGTTCCGCTGTCTGGGTACATCTACAAATGTTGCGTCAACAATTGTTCCTTTATGTGTTATCAGCCCTTCGTTTTCAAGCACTTCATCAAATATACAGAACAGCTTTTCTCCCATTTCTGCATTGGCTAGGGTGTTTTCAAAATCCCATATTGTATTGGCATCTATCACCCTGTCATTTAAGCCTATTCCCAGAAATCTCATAAAACTCAGTCGGTCATTTATCTGATATTCTGTCTGCTCATAGGAAAGATTGTATATGCGTTTCAGCACCGAAGCCTTGAACTTCACAATGACATCTATGGGTGGACGTCCTCCCTTACTGTAGTCCTCCTTCTGACACACCCGGGTTAGTTCGTCTCTGAATATTTCCCAATTCATTACGCTGTTCAGTTTCTCCAGCGGATCGCCTAATTCTGTTAATTTCTTGTATCGGTTCTCCTCATCAAAGAACCCTATCTGTCTTATTTTCATATCTCTATTTTACCACGTTTTTGCTTTTTTGTACAGGGGTTTTTAGAGGTTACCATAAAATATTTAAAGGATAAAAATGAAGTTTATAGTATGACATCATCACAGAAAATTATTACTGTATGCCCCCAATGTGGTACTGAAAAAACGATGACTGTAAATAATTTAACAAGCAAACCATATTCTTGTCCAGTTTGTTCTGACGGTGTTAGTTTTCCCAATAAATTAAGTAGATGTATGCTCAAACAGTTGCCAGTAGAGAATTTGGAATTTGAATGGAGACCAAAATGGGCTGATAAAAAGAGATATGATAATTATTTTGAGTACAATAACCAAAAATACATTCTTGAGATGGACGGAGGCTTTCATTATAAAGCATCTTTTAATGCCACTATCGAAGATATTAAAAATACAGACAAAATAAAAGATAAATTAGCCTATGAACACGGGATAAATATTATTCGAATAAATTGTTCAGATTCAAATGATAAATATATCATAAAAAATATAATGCAAAGTGAATTAAGCACAATTTTTGATTTATCAATTATAGATTGGAATCAATGTATTATTGATGCTCAGACAAACTTATTTACAGAAACTATTAATATGTTTAATGATGGTATGATAGTTAAAGAAATTTCGAAAAAATTACATTTATGTCAAACTACTGTTAGAAATTACTTACATAGAGGATATGAATATAATTTATGTAATTACCCTCCGATTTATGTTGGGCGTAAGCGAAATACTCCTGTTGTTTGCTATGATAAAAATGGAAACTTTACTGAGTATGAAACCATAACACAATGTACAAAGTATATGAATGAGATATATAATACTAATGTGGAGAGTCGTGTTATTTCACGATGTTGCCGTAGTAAATCACACAAATATAAAGATTTTTTTATTTATTATAAAAATCCCGAATGTGTAAAAGTTGGTGATGGCAGTGAAACAAATAGTTAAGCAACTGACTATATTCATTGTAATAGGACTGACATATTTTGGTATTGAAATGGCAGTTCGTGGCAGGAGCGACGTTTCAATGATAATTTGTGCTGGGATTATCGGTGTAATCGTTGGATTGCTTAATGATATTTTTTCGTATGATATGCTGATTCAGGCACAACTTTTCATCGGAAGTGTTATTGCCACGGTCTGCGAAGGTATTACAGGGTTGATACTCGTTGCGATATACGGGTTCAATCCTGTATGGGATTATTCGGGACTATGGGGAAATTTCTTTTGGGGGCAATGTAATATATGGTTCTGTGTAATATGGGTAGGGTTGGTATTCGTTGCGATACTAATTGCTGATAGCATTGATTACTATTTGTTTGATGGCGAAAGACCGTATTATAAGGCAAGCAAGGGCAAGGTGTGGTTTATGTTGCCTGAAAAAAAGACTTGACAAATTGAACATAATATGTTACAATATATTTGCAATTACATACTAAGCAAGTAACTTATTTGTTTATTGACGCATTTTTATCAAGTTTGTGCGTGAGTAGGCAAGGGAAAACCGTAGGGACTGGTACTCTCTACGGTCTTTTCTTTTATTGCCTATTCATTTGAAATTCTTTACCGATTGCTGGGTGCGTACAAATACCTATCTTATTGCAAGGCTCACCCTTGCTCCAAACGGAGCGTTGTTCACCTTAATTCATTTCTTACAAACTGAGCACCACAGTAAAGGCAATAATAAACGAATTAAACAATCTGATATGTCTTATGTAAGGTGATAACCATTTAAACATATTGTATTCAGATGCCAATACGTCCACAATGCCAAGCACAGCAGATGTAAGTAATAAAGCAATCACAAACATGGGCAAGCTCCTTTCTTGGGGTCGTGCAACCAGAGGAACTTGTCGGTATGTATAGTATATCATATTTGGCAGATTGTGTCAATATTTTGCATAAATTTTAGGGAGTTGGATTTTTCAGTTCAGCTCCCTATTTTTTACGATTTTTATTGACTTTAACTTATGGCTATGATATAATAATTTTAAGCAACGCATTTTATTACTGATATTGTCTATATTATAATAAAAATCAGGTTGTAATAAAGTTGTAATAGTAAAAGTTATTACAGCTCCAAAAACAACGTATTATAGCCACTAAACTTGCTTATGACAATGGGGTTGGTAAGGATGAGGTCACCGGTTCAAATCCGGTTATCAGCTCCAAAGCAAGGCTTCAGAAATGGCTTAACATAGCGGTTTCTGGAGCCTTTTGGTTTTTTATAGGCTTTGTGCGTGACCGACTATTGTAATAATTATATCAGATAATATCATGTAGTATCATTTGGGTTGTAATAACGGTTGTAATAATTGTAATAATAAATAAAACACTTGATTATTTAGAACAGATGTGTTATAATATTATTACGGCAACTATGATGGAGGGATATTATGGCTGAGAAGAAACAAAAGCGTGGTCAAGGTGAATGGTCGTTTAGTCAGCGCAAAGACGGTTTATGGACTGCCCGTAAGCAGTTTGGCAAGAAAGACAACGGCAAACCCAACATAATTGCGTTCTATGGAAGAAATATGACAGATGTAAAGAAGAAAGCCAAGGAGTACGAAGCTGGGCTCGCCTGTAACAGAGGGCAGGTTATTGCGAAGGATACCGTCTACAGCTATGTAAAAAGATACATTACCACATATAAAATTCACTCTGTTAAGCAAACCACATATGATGTAATTGAAGATACCTGCGAAATTCGGCTGAAACCCTTTGCATTTGCCATGATTCCACTGAATAACGTTACTACCGAAAAATGTCAGGAATATATCAACGAGTTGACCTCATGCGATAAGAAATACAGTCTGGCGACTATTACTAAGGCTTATAATTTGATAAACAGTTGTTTCAATTATGCCGTAGGAATAGGAGATATGCAGCGGAATCCTATGGAATATGTAAAACTCCCCTCTGAGGATAAGGTTCAAACCAAGACCAAGGATATCACCATATTTGATTTTGATCAGGTGGAGCAAATCTACAAGGAATGTCAGAAAACGTTTAAGAACGGCATTCCAGTATATCAGTATGCCGATCTGATAGTTCTTATGCTTTACTCAGGTATTAGAATCGGTGAGTGTATCGGGTTGACATGGGAAGATGTAAACCTCGAACACAACGAGATATACATCAACAATACTGTTGCCGTTGTCAAAAGCCGAGACGAAAACAGCGCAACAAAATATACTATCACTAATACCTCAACAAAGACTAAGAAATCTAATCGTACTGTTCAGCTGTCCAAAAGGGCGAAAGAAGCTCTGCTTAAGATAAAGAGCCGAAACAAATCAACGATGCCCGCCGATTTCGTCAGCACAAGTCGCACCGGGCGTATAGCCAATGTGAGGAATGTTTCCAGATGTCTCAATGCCATTCTGAGAAATGCTGGAATCGAGAATCCAGAAAATTATTCGCCTCATTCATTAAGGCATACATTTGTTTCCATGTTATTGGCTAAAGGCGTTGATATCAAGATCATATCTGAGCTTATTGGGCATGAAAAAGTCTCGACCACATACAACATTTATGCTCACCTCATGCCAAATCAAAAAGAAGAAGCAATCAAAGCTTTAGATAAACTCGATGAATAAAAATAAAGGGTAACGACCAGTAATGATCGCTACCCTATTTTTTACACTTCATGAGCCTTCAGCCATTGCTCAAGACGACTTTGCGGGATACGGTATTCTTTGCCGATCTGTATCTTGGGGAAACCTGTTGTTCCTATCAGCTGATAAACCTTCGTGCGGCTAATCTGAAGATAGTCCTGCAGCTGTTTAACTGTAAGAAGCACTTCCATATTATTCACCATCGAGACTATCAAGAATTTCTTTTATACCGATGATGCCGGTATAACCGCTACCATTTCCGTCAGTAATAATAGTCTTGACATTGGGGTTTATCTTCTCAACTGCTTTCATCTGGACATCGAGCTTCTTGTCCTCAAAGTATTCTGGAGTGTAAGACTTCTGCTTTTCGAGCTCTGCCTCTCTCTGAAGTCTGGCAACTTCAACGTCAGCTTCGGCTACCTTAATCTTGTTCTCAGCAACTACGAGCTCGGCTTCTGCTGCTTTCTGCTTCTCATAAGCTGCAGCATCTGCTTCGTTCTGGCGGCGAACAAGTTCCTTTTCAGACTCTGCCCTCTGCTGGTCAACGATCATCTGGTTGGTCTCGTCCTGCTTCTCACGGGCAAGCTTGGCAAGTTCGACTTCATTCATAGCGTTGGTCTTTTCATCAATCTTGGTCTGAATATCTGTGGGCAGTGAGAGTGTGCCGATTTCGAAGCGAACAAGCTCAACGCCGTATGTGTTCAGAAGCGTATCCGCAAGGATCTCAGCTGTCTCGGTCTGAATCTGCGAGCGAGAGGACTGAATATCATATACAGAATAGTTCTGAGTGATAACTGAGAGCTTACCCTTTGCGAGTCCATAAATATCATCATCCACAATGGAATCAAATTTCTTGGTACCGAAGTTTTTGATAATAGAGCCAATGTCTCTGGGTTTTACTGAAATGTAAATATCCGCTTCGATATTTTTACCTTCTTTAGTACCGACGGTCATTGACCAGTCTTCCTTATTGTCGCCCTCTGCAATACCTGTCCAGTTGCGGGTAACAATCGTGGTGGGATACTTGAGGATTTCCTGTGTGAAAGGATTGATCCAAACGAGACCTGTGAGCTGCTCGTCGATTACTGATGTACCGGCAATAGTGCGAGCGTCGCCGTTCTTGATTGACCTGTCATACTTATAGCCGACATATCCTGCGCCGATTGTTGTTGTGCATACGGCAAAGCCTATCAGACCAGCCACAAGAATGACTGCGAGAACAATTGTTGTAATAATTCCTTTTTTCATATTAAAATCTCCTTAATTAAAAAATCCGTTGTCGGGTTTGTTGTTTTCGTCTTGCTGCTTCTTCTCTTTGCGGTAGTCGATCACAACGATGACTATGCGAATTACAACAAAGATAAACAGCATAAATAATATAAATCTCATAGTTACTTACCTGTTGTGCTGCCAAGTCCGCCGTTGCGAATACCGTCGGCGTTGTCGTTCTTGGTGAGATAATACTGCTGGATTATGCCCTGAGCGAATGCGTCGCCCTGTTCAACGAGCAAAGTCTTATCTTCTGGACTGTCGTTATAAAGCTTGATGAATATGTGACCTTCGTTGTCGCTGTTGTAGTAGTCTGCATCAATCACAGCAACTCCGTTCCACAGCTGGAGCTTGTACTTGAAGCCGAGCCCGCTGCGGGGATAGATTGCAAGGAACTTATCAGTGTCGAGCTGAACTCTGATACCTGTGGGGATTTTTACCGACTCCCCTGCTTTGAGTTGGAATGAAAAGGGGGCGAAGAAATCGTACCCTGCAGACCCTTTGGTTGCTCGCTTGGGGATCTTGAGAGCGTTGTACATTAGTTCGTAGTCGGAATCGTTTAGTCCGGGAGCACAGGATTTTACGTCTTTGATAAACTGGTTAAGTGATACTTTTTCAAATTTCATTGTCGATCTCCTTATAATTTTTCAATAGTGACTTCAGTACGCTTTTTTAATATTCCATACTTGCTAATATGTATGATTGCGTAATTGGGGCGATCCGAAATAGGGACTACCACCATCTTATCCATTATTGGATTATATTGGAGATAGTCTCCTACTTGGATCTTAGCATACGGTGTAAAATATTCTTTAAATCCCCTGTTACTGTTTCGCCAGAAGATGTTGGTAGTACGAGCATTAGCGGTCTTCCTCTGTTATCTGCTCGTAAAGATACTCAACTTGTGTATTGAGGTCTGCATACTTATCTGGTGGGACGAGTTCTAATACCTTGTTGATAAAGAGCCTAAGTTTCTGCGTTACGAACGCCTTGCCCTCGGCGTTACCATACTTTCTGCCGTTTAAAAACCCAACAGTGAAGGATATAACTATGGCGATTACTGTTATGATACCTGATATAATATACATTATTAGATCTCCTTGATATATGGAATATACTTTTCAAGCTGAGTAGGATTCTCAGCTTTTTTCTTGGTTTTTATAAGCTTGTCGTCCTTAACCTCGCATAAATAATAGATATCTCTGAGCGGCGTAGAAGTGATGGCGTGAGTTGCCACGCCATCCTCTTTATAAACCGCCCATATTATCTCGCCTTTAGGAGAAGACAGCATTTAGAAATTCTCCAAGAGTCATAGGGCTGAAGTTATTACCTCCACACCCGAGCACATAAGTGAGTCCATACTTGTCATTGTAGGTCTGCATTTTGGTTCTTAGAGACTTGAGGTCAGCTTCGATTTCATTGGCGAGCTTGGTTCTTGCCGCTTCCGACTCTGCCTTGGCAATTCTCTTACTCTCCTCTTCGGCTGCGTGAATGCATCTTATTTCGCATTCAGCTCTGTCTTTGACGTTATCGTAGTCTTTGCCACAAATTGAGCACTTATACATTGTGCATCATTCCTTTCTAATATGTTTGATGATTATATTATATCAGATAGTTTCTAATATGTCAATAGGTTGCGACAGATTTTTTTACGTCTATCTTTACATATCGTCCACAGTGACACTCGCCCTCAGTAGTTTGTTCTCTAAAAGTTTTACAAGGGCATTTTGTATCTGAAGATTTGCAAATCATACAAGGACAATACCCGTTATTATTTTTGACCGCTGTGGTAACACTATTATAAATGGTTTCATCTGGATTCTTAATTATTTTTAACATATTATCACGCCCTTCTGATTATCACTCACCAGCTTTATTCCTAATATTTCATCATAATGTGGCTTATGGTTAGGAATAAATCTGCCCGTTTTTAGAATTATATTTTTTAATGATTGCATTTCAGATAATTTAGATTTTACTGGTTCTTCATATAATTCATATCCAGTATATATAACGAATGTATCATTACAGCCATTACTACGAAATAATTCAATTAAGTTATGCATATCATCATACTGTCTAAATGGTTCAAGTCCACCAATGACAATTGCTTTTGTTATTGGATTGGAAATGTATCGCTCATAGATTTCTGAATCGCTTATCAGGATATTAGGTTGCTTAGATATTGAAGCGTTTTGACATATAGAAATATCTAAGTTCTGTTCTATACAACATTTCCAATCACAAAAACAAGTCGCAATGAACATAGATGGTAATTTGTAATTAACGAAATCTTCTTCAACTATGTTCTTAACTAACATAAATTACTCCTGCTGTAAATGTGCGTAATCATACCATTTACGGGCTGTAAACTCTTTAAATCTATCCTTAGAATACGCCCTTGAAGGAACAAGGAAGCCAACAACTCTCTGATATGTATCATAAACACCTTCGCCACAGTTAGGGCAAACATCTGTACCAACAAAACCGTGATGATTCTTACACTCGTTAATTCGAGTGTTAAAGGCAAAGTAAATTACTCCAGATTTAGCAATTGTGTTTAACATATCCCACGCTACGTCCTTGTTGGGGAAATTAGCTTCGAGATTAATATGTGCTATTGCTCCACCGCCACAACGCTTATCAAGGATAGAAGATAATCTTAACTTTTCCTTGATAGTACACTTAGTAGTAAGAGGAATCCACTGATTAGAATAAATAAACTTATCAGACGTAGGGTTATAAAGTGCATTATCTTTCTGACAAAGGATAACGGCAGCTCTTTCGGCAGGAACACTCTCTATATTAATTGAGTATTCATTTGTAAAATTATCCTTCACATCATTGATGACATCAAAAATCTTACTTGCAAATTCGATACCTTTATCTGTATAAGATACATAGCCCAAATCGTCTGTTGTGGTATATCCAAATGCTTCAATAACTTCGTAAAGACCAAGAATACCTACCGTATTGTATTGCTTTGACATTTCCATACCACCGTCACAATAGTTGGGAAGAAGTCCTTTTTCTATGTTGCGCTGAATGATATGTCTCACACAATCAAGCGTCTTGCAACAAAGCTCTATTCTATGTCTTAATAATTCAATATACTTTTCTTCATCTGAACCAGTTTCATAATAAACTCTCATAAGATTTGTCGTATTTACTTTTACAGAACCTATTGAAAGAGCTGTACCACCGATTGAATTAATAAAAGCATCAAGTTTTGTAGTGTCTGAAAGAAGCCTACAACAGTTTGACAACGTTCCCACATTATCGCTAACAAAGAAATTGCTATCATTCCATATTGTGTTATGGTCTGAACACCAACGAGCGAAATCTTCATCTACAAACTTACCGTCCTTGAAAAGAAGCGAATATGTCAATACAGGAAATGTAAACATATTTTCACTTCTGATTTCTGATACAACTTCCATAAAACGCTTCTGATGTACAATGATTTCTTCTATATAATCAATTGCCATTGTGCCATCAGGGAAAATCACTCCACCGAAAAGTGATTCTATGTAATTTCTATCAAAAATAGATACATTTGTAAACGATGACTGGTCTACTCTAAGGAACGGCTGGTTAAGCCGATAAATAAATTTCTGAAAACTTTGTCTAAGATAGTATTCAGGATTTTTAATATAATATCCGTTCTCACAATCCTTCTTCCAAAAATAGAAACTCCAAATTAAGAGATTAGGAAGTCCGACTGCACCTGAACTACGGTTGCACATATAAGAAACATATTCAATAACATCATCAAAGTATGTAGATAAATGCTTTGGAGACTGTGCGTTATAGTTCTTTAAAAAGAATAAGCCTTCGGTAGCGAGCCTTGTAATGTCGTAGGCATAACAATTATGGGTAAGAACATTATTATCAAGCGTAAACGAATGTGTATCATAAGCTACTGCACAATATACATCATCTACAACACCAGTATTTTCAACTGATTTTACAATCCAGTTTCTCTTTTTTCTATTATTGTTTCTAAGATAATCTGAGAATCTTGCTTTATGTTCTGGAAGAATAAAGAAATCTTCTTTTAAATAATCTGACGAAAGAGTTAAAATATAAATTGTAGATTCTGTATTAGTTAAATTGCTTATTCTTGTTTGCTGACGAATTTCATTTACAGGCATACCCAGTACACATAAAGTGTTTCTAACAAATTCAAGATTATCACGATTTACAGAAGTAATTATGCATCTACCCCTACTATCGATACAACCATCAGCTGCAAAATATCCAGACAGCCAACCATATAAATAAGAAGGTGTTTCTGTTAAATCAGGTAGCTGATTAAAATACTTAGGCATACCTATTGTTGTATATTCTCTCTCGTTCCCACTAATATTACTTGGTGTGAAATAAGGCAGAAGAGCTATCTTATCCCCACAGAAATTAGCTCTCGGTCTATCTTCGTTTTTATAACCGTCGCCAGTAAAAAATCCATGTGCTACTCCAAAAGGAGAGGGAGTAACATTAGACCATGTTTTACTTGTATTAAAGGGAATCTTCATTCCAACCTTTAATTCTGCCGTAGGAATTTCAGTTCTATTCTTTTTATCCTTAACGTACCATACATGATTGCCTGTTGTATATATTTCTTTTTCGACACCATATCTTTCAAGCACAAGTTTATACAGAACATCTTTACCGAAATGTTTTACAGTTGCATTTTCCCACCCATGATTTTTGTTGAGAATTTTTATTTCTTTTCCAACAATTTCATCAAGTCTCTTGATACCATTGTCTGTGAGAATTTTTGTATCTCCCTTAAAGCAATATGGTTTATATGTAGTGGAAGGTGCATCGTGCAGGTAGAAACCACCATTATATTCTGTTTCAAGCCATTCTCTTGCTGTTTTAAGACCGTACTTCTTATTCATTTCGTAGAAAATTTTATTAAATGCAAAAAGCTTATCGTGGGACTTACCCTTTTCACAAAGCAGGCTTGCAATATCTTTATTACTTGCATTTGCATTAGCATCAATAGTCACATCTGCCACATTCTTGTCTACAAATCCGTCAATAAAGTCGGAGAAGTTCATCTGGCTCTCGTGAAATCCATTAAGATATTCAAAATCTTCTCCATATTTTTCAGTAACCTTTTTAAATGCTGTTGAAAAATTCTTATCTACTTTAAGATTAATATTTATATTTGCCATATTATTACCTCGCATTTACCCATTCTACTGCTGATTTAAAATCTAACATATTCCCATCTACATCAAGAACTGGAATTGTATTAATTCCTTTTGATGTCATGATATCAATATCAGATATAATACTATATTGAATATTTTTACTGTCAAGTTTGGTTGTAAGCACCTTGCACTTGGGACAACCAGTTGAATATAACGTTACCTGCATATTTTTCCTCCTTCTTAAATTGTCTATATCTTCTATCCGATATCAATCAAAGGAGGCGGTCGAATGCGATAAGTCTTCATCTCTTATCGACCAGTTCTTCAACAACGCCGAGAACCTCAGCGATAATCAATCCCGCACAAAGAATCATCAGCGAATCGTTCATCAGTGCCGAAATGCAACAAGCCATTCTAATTAATGACTTGGTTGCAGATATTGTCAAATGCCCCTTACTTCCCATTATCCATATCCCCTTTCAATCTTTCTACTATCTCATCTATCAGAAGATCGTAATAAATGCTGTTCGCCGTAAGTTTTCTAAACGGTATATTATACTCAATCAGCTTATCGGTGAGATGCTTACGTACTACAGCTGCGGCTTTTTCATCGTGGATTCGTCCCTCGTTCTTGTAAGAATGCTGACGAGTGAGCAGTATATTCACATTGTCATACGAGTTGAAAACCGACAGCACAGTGGCGTTGAAGCTATCTCCAAGCACCGGATCCTCGTTGTACACCGCACTAAGAATGAGCGGGCTATCAGTAATTATCACATCGACCTTATCTGCTACACGAGCCATTTTATACGATTGCTTTCCGAATATGTATTCCTGATGCTTGAAAATCATATCGCATTCTTCGTAAACCTTATCCTTGGCGAACTCGGATATGTATTCGCAGTTGATACCTTTCATCTTTAGCTGGGAGAAAACGTATGTAGCTGCTGTGGATTTGCCGGTAGATGGTTCGCCTAAGAAATTGATTACTATTGGTTTTGTGTTCATTTTATTTCACCGCCCATTCTTGAGCCACAGTTGGGGCAGTATTTTTCTTTACCTTTATATGGTTTAGAATTTGAATATTCGCCGCACTCAGAACATTTAAACTCACACCAATTGTCATATATCCATTTTCCGTGACGAACAGGCGCAACGTCGGCTGCAGGCATTTCTTCAATAGCGTTCATAGCACTTATTATGTTATAATCATCTAAATGATCATAGAAATATTTCTCGCACTCAGATGCTTTAATATATTTCTCAGGCATTGTCAGCCCTCCTGTTCCATGCTTCAATACTATCAGCAATTGTATCTGTACTACCATAATAATTATTAAGCCAGTATTTTCGTGTAGAGCAACCACAATTATTGCATTCAACATATGCTATCTCTGGGCATAACTGTCCGTCAATAGTTCTATGTTGTTTTAAATCCGCCTCTCCACCACAGAACGGACAGGGTTTCAATTCAATTTCACTCATCTTTCTCACGCTCATTCTTTAGTTCCTCCTTATATCTCAAATACTCAATAAATTTATCAACCAAATGTCCTATCACGATTATTCCTGTTAAGATTAAGAATGTTTTGTCCATTGGTGATATATCATTCATTTTTCCACCAGTCTCTTTCTGTTTTATATAGTTTTGCCCGTATATAGTATTTGAGCCACCCGTCGATATCATCTGTGATCTCGTGTCTCTGCCCTGCTTTTGTATAATTCTCAATATCTTCATTGAGGTCAGTTATAAGCTGGTCAGCAAACTCTTTTATGGCTTTGGACTGCTCTTTTCTTATGTACTCCTGCAAATCTTCAAAATCCGCTATTGCTTTACCTTTTAATACACGTTCTTCGCATAAACTACGGACAAAATTGTCAATATCGTCCTGTGTTTGCTGTAATCTTGCAACCTCTGCATTTTGTCTCTTGATAAATCTGCTCGCCTTTATCATAGTTTTATACCAATATGTCGCAGGAGTGAAACTTTGCTTGCATTTTTCCAAAGCATCTATAATTGCATCAGCTGTCATTGTCTCTCACCTTCCTTTCAAGCCACTCTTCTATATCGTCAAATGAATCCCATACAACATCGCCGTTAATAACACGAATATGATTGTCAAGATCGCTCCAGATGCAGCCGAGAAGAATAGCTAACTCTTTTATGCCCATTTGTTTGATACGTTCAAAGTTAGTCATTGTTTTTACATCACAAATCCCTAAAACAAAATTCTTCTCCGCACAAGCATTTTACTGTACATACAGTACCAATACTTGTTGGAACAAAAATATAAGTCATTCCACCGCCAATAGCACCATAATATACCGTCTCAGACCCGTGTTTCTCCAAATTATGTTTTCTTTCCCATTCTGTTATAGCATTGTTCTCTTCCTTGGTAATACCGAAACCATTTCGAAGTTCAGTGTCTTGTTCGTCAATGATTTCTTTGAGCCTTGCTATTTCTTTGTCGTTAGCGTACTGGTCGTTTAGTCTTGCCTGCAGGTCATCACATTTAGTTTTTAACGACTGTAATCGCTCTTCAAGCTGTTCATATCCTTGAATGACGGTCTCAATTGATTTATCAAAGTTCTCTTTGCTAATATGTTTGGTTATTTTTAATACTGGTCTATTCATGATATTACCTCACATAAAATGTTTAGTTTATATTCTATAACGTTCACGCTCGTTATTCGCCTGAGTATTCTCCATATGACATCTCTGACAATCTTCGTGTATCATTTTGTCATTATTTATTGTTCTCACAGGTATATACCAAGGACATTCATCGTAATAACACTCTGCAAACTCTGTTGTAGTAGAGTTATCCTCTGTTTTGGTTATAGATCTGTACGGACACTTCATTATGTATCACTCCTTTCACTTTTTATCCGTGTTTACCTAAAATTACAACATCATATTTGATTAAACAATATATACCTTTAAATATAAATTTCACTAACGATAAATTATAATCACACACACACCATACTTTATCATTCAAATTCTGTGCTATTATTGAATATTTACCACCCATTTTATTCACTCCATTCCTTTTCAAACTATTTCCACACTTTTTACATCATCTAAAGTCCAAACCAATGTAGGTTCTCTGACCTGTGCGTATTCGTTTTGAATATGTCGTTTTTGCTCCTGAGATAACTCATATAACTTAGGATTGATGTAATATTTAGCATCACTATTATCAGGTTTTCTGCCCCATATAAAATATGCAACGACATTATCATACTCATCAAAATATGCTGAAAGTTCAGAAATAGTATTAGTATGACAAGTTAGTTTTTTATTCCTACAGAATCTCTTGAATTTTGTATGAGAGACCTTAATATCATCAGGAACATTCTTTTTTACTATCTCCATACCGCTATCGTACATTTCAATTGATTCTATAGCTGTTATTGTAAAATCTATCATTCTTCATCACTCCAATCTATCTTTTGTCCACACCTTGAGCAGAACTGACGATATTCAAGATACAAACTCATATCAAATTCAGCATTACAAATAGGACAAAAATATTCACAACCACCCCATACATCATTCCACCTTATTTTAGGCTTCTTCCCTTTATGCTTTTTCTTTAATATTCGTTTCTTCATTACTCACTATCCTTTTCTGCGAGAGCTTTTTCAGCTTCTTTTCGTGTTTTAAATATATTTGTGTTGATATTCGGAATATCATTCCAACGGAATGGTCGGCAATTGATATAATAACCATCGTGTTGATTGTATTCTATTACTAACACAGGGTCGCCAATTTCAAACGGAATATCAATTTTCATTATTTATAGCTCCTTTCTGCTAAAGCCTTTTCAGCTTCTTCACGAGTAAAATATAAATTTTTAGGATAAATGTCAGAACGTTTAAAGGTAGTTGTACAAATATAATACTTAACATCTAAAATATTGCCATCAGAAAACCACGATGGCGTACAATAATCTATAATTTTATATACTGTATCACCAAATTTAACAGGAGCTACAATAACACCATTTTCAAGCAGATAGTCGGCAAGTTCAGCGTTTGAGCATTTTGTTTCGTGCAGTATATTATCTCCGTATTTAGAACCACCGTCCTGCTTCTGTTTAATCAGTCCAATCAATCTTTCACGTTCAGTCACTACAATCACCTCTTTCAATCAATATCTCTGTTTTGTTTTAACAGCCAAAGAAACATTTTACCCTCATCCGTAAGCCAAGAACCACCAATAGAGCTACCGTGGTCTGTAAGTCCAGCAGCATCAAGTGTATAAGCAAGACATAATAAAAGCTTGTCGTCATAAACGAATTTAACACCAAACTTCTCTTCAAAGTCAGCATTACTATCGAATTTAACTTTTACTACCTCTAAATAATCTCTGATAACTTCCTTAGCCATATTTGGGGCTCCGCATCCGCACCAGTGCAATTTTTCATAATAAAAGAAATTTTCACATTCTTCTATTAACTGTTCTTCGCTATACGAATCGGCATAATTATAAGCTAAACAACTTTCGGGATATGTTTTTACGATATATTCTTTGATTTCGTTTACGTTCTCAATGTTCATTTTATCACTCCTCATTGACATTTATCACTACAGAATTAATAGTATTGTTCTTATCAGGAATATACTCAAATGTCAAGTTTCTATCCCATATAATACATTCCACACATCCTGTATCTTTCTTTTTACACACGCCAATTACTCTATTATCAAGAATAAGTGGTGTATTATCATCAAGATGAATTATATCATTTGGTGGATTAGTTCTCGGCATCAAAGGGACTGTTGGCTGTTTAGGCGGAAATCTCATTCCTTTACAACTCCGTCTCTATTAAGAATTTCGCAAGCTTTAATAGCTGCTTCGTGGGTAAAATATACGCTGTTATTATCATTATTGACGGTAAATCCCCAACTCCATTTCTGTTTGTCTTGCTGAAAGAACACGCAAAATTTTGATTTGCTGTCACTCCAATCTGGGAAATAATCGGGACAGATCAACTCGTGAAGTTGCCAAAGCATATTCTGAACTCGAATTATATTATGGGAGTAATATGTGCAAGCATCTCTTGATGATTCCGGAAATACATTATGAAATATAGAGCGGTTTCCTCTGACAAGAAAACAATCACTGTTACTGATACTTGTTGCACCATCAGATCTTATATATAAATATCGCTCCCCACTTTTTGGCTCCCATATTTTCAGCTCGTCATCTTTCATATCCTGAGCTATCTTGTCCAGTTCCTCGATTCTCTTCTTGCACTGTTTGATTTCTGCAATAATCTGTGATTTAGTCATCTCCATACGGTTTTCATCTCCTTGTTTTCTATTATAGCTGTTAAACCATCACACATAGGGATTGAGTCGAAACTGAGGTTAGTGTGTATATGCGTACCAGTTATGAGTTTAGTTAATAGATAACTACCACTATTAGCGATCTCTTTATAATCCCGGCTTACATCAAAATCAACTCTGGGTAATACACATTGTGTTATGTAAGTAGATTCGTCACCACTGCCAATTTTGAATTTGAAGACTATTGGTGTTTTTTCGTTGAAGTCTATGTGGCTTATGTCAAGATATTGAATGCCACAATACGGACATTTATGTATATCGGATTCGACGACAGCTCCACAGTTAGTGCAATTATATTTCATTTGGGTTCACATTCTTCTTTATACCCTTCTTCCAGTTCCTACGAGCCATAAATTCTGCTCTTTTCATTTTCTTACATAGTCTACTGAAGGCACAACGATTATAATGCGTTGTATAACTCCATGTAAATTCTTTATTGCCTATACATACATAATAATGACCATATACATATTCATAATAATAACCGCAGCGGTTGCAGTTAATATGTTCTTCAACTTTGCCGGCCTCTTCATAAAAAGACATATACTCGGCTTTGTTTCTACATATTGGACATTTTGTTGTAGATGTCATTTTGTCACCTCCTCTTAAAAACAGTCTTTTATTTTATTTGTTAAGATATTCAAAATTTAATTGTTGGTCAAAAATACCGCTACAAAGATAACCACTCTGAAATGGTACTCCTGAAGCAACATTTTCATTAGGTTTTATGTAATTGACCCTTGGACTTAAATACAGCATTTCAACTCTGTTTGTCTTAAATAATTCAAATCGTTCTTTGTGGTCGAATATACCTTGAAAGTTAATAAGCATAGCAAAAGGTTTGCCAATGTCATATAATCTCTTAAATACCAAGCCTTTTAAGCTATAAGGTGGATTAGAAATTATGTAATCACAATCGGGTATAAATACTTCAAAGAAATCCTGTCCTGTTTCTATATGTCCATAAACAACATTAAAATTATGTGACTGAAATACCTTAACATATTGACTATCAGCTTTATCAAACGGACACCAAATTGTTGAATTAGGTGTTAAATACTTTATGATTGGTTCTACTGCATAAGCAGGTGTATAATATTCATCATTTTTGTTAAATTTGTATTGTATTTGTGCCATATTTCCACACTCCTTAATAATTCGTAATAAGCACTTCATCGCTTACCTTATACCGGTAGACATTATAAACGTTATAACAATCTGACCAACATGAACCAACTGGTCTGTAATCAGATTGATTTTTCTCTTATTGGCTTTAAGGTGATCGACAATAGCGTGAACGGCGGTATTGACAACAAACATCGCTGCAAATCCAGCTCCGATATCAAAGCTTTGGCTCACCGCAATCGGCAGCATTATCATAAACGCCCAGCTAAACGAATGCATCATCAGACCTACGATATAATCGTACTTATAAAGCTGATTGGGTGCATTTTCCTGCCACCAAGACTTCTGCTTAAACGATGCAAGTTTCCCCTGCAGATAATAATCATCGACAATGTGGCAAAACACCATTGATAACAAAGTAAACATAATTATTCCTCTCATAAATATATTTCTTCTGGTAGATACTTTGTAATATCCTTACCATATTTATATAACTCTTTTACAAAGGTTGATGACAGCACTTCATTTCTTGTTCTAAAATATATTGTTTTTAAATCAGGATTTATTTCGGTATTGATTCTTGCAACGCTTTCTTCATATAAGTAATCCGTTGTGTTTCTTAATCCTCGTATCAAATATTCACATTCTTGTTCTTTGCAATAGTCAGCAACCAACATACTACAAACTTGAACTTTTACGTTATTATATTTTAGACAACACTTACCTATCATTGTCGCCATAGTTGCTACGTTTGTCATCCTTGTTTTTGAAGAATTATTACACAGAAGAATAATTACTTCATCAAACAAAGGAATTGCTTGTTCTACAATATCAAGGTGTCCTAATGTAAATGGGTCAAAACTACCTGCATAAACTGCTTTTGACAATTCTATCATCTTCTTTCTATTACACAAACTGTATTTAAATCTCATATAAATATCACTATTTCATCACATAATTTACATACTTATAAAATACAATAAATATAAATATATAGAATTGGAGGTATTGATATGTCGAAAGATCCCAGCTTTTCTTACGTTAATGATGATGGTAAAATTGTATCTGGAGCAGCTGCTACACTTCATGAAATTTACACTAACCATGATGGTGTAAAAGATTATAACGATGATGTCGGCAAATCTTATATACAAGAGTTTGTCAAGGTGATTTCTGAAGGGGCTAACGCAGACATTCAAGCCAAATCTAAACGTAAAAATATAAAAATTAGCTGATGTATTCAAATCGCTTATGCAAATTCATAAGCGATTTTTCTTTCGATAAAAGGTTTATACCTCGTCAACCGGCACTCCGTACTTCTCCTGAGCGAGCTTCTTGGCTTCATATTCACGCTTGAGCCTGAGAGCTTCTCTGCGGATAAGACGCTTTTCACGCTTCTTGTTTTCTCGCTCCTGTTTCTCGTGGGCTTCGAGGCGAGCAATCAATTCATCGCATAGACGCTTCTTCTCCTTCTCAGGTCTTTCAATCGCCCACTCGTCGAAGAGATTATTGATATTATTGGTGTTACCCGCAGCTTTCTTGGCATAGGCTGTGACAAAACCTGTATACTGGTCGGCACGGGCGGGATTTTCGGCTCTGACTGTTGTTTTCGTGCCGTCACTCCACTCGATAGTGGTGAGACCGATGTGGTCTATGTATGTATAATTCTTAATATTTGGCATCTTCATAGTGAAGTCCTCCCTTGAAAGATCATTTGTCTTGATTGAACCAATAGCTCTCTTTGAACCCACAAGAACTGGGTCGGTATCACACGTTTCCTTTAGTTCAAAATAGTAACGAAGTAACTCGTTTTGATCAAAATCTGGATGCATATTACCCTCTCCTTTACTTCTGGAACATCATCATAATAAAACCGATTATTACAACAATAAGAATTATCGCAACGCATAACGCTACGCTTACCCACATTGGAGCAAGAACCCAGATCCAACTCCATTTGATAACTCCGCAGAGCTTTAACACGATGAATACAATCGTGAGCAGACCCGAGAATCCGATACCGCCGGAAACTGTGGTATTGTTGTTTGATGAATTATTTGACATCTGAAAGACCTCCCTTTTCATATTTTAACAGCTGCTTACAAAACACATATGACATTTTTATCTCACCTTTCCGTATTTTGATTTCCAATAAAATTATCTATTTATACTAAACCTTTCATCTCCTTGAACTGTCTGTTCAATATCTGCCCAATAGTGGTGAGAATTTATATTGATATAACACTGGTCAATAATGTCATACCAACCCAAAAGACTGTCGTAAACAACTGGAAACACATTTACACCGTCAGTCATAAACAGACAATCATTATGACTTTCTTCAGGCGGACATTCTAAGCAGTTATGCCACACAAGTTCCATTGTAAATTTAATATTCTTCATATTTTCACCTCACAATCGGACAAACATTAAGTCCGTTATCCTTCAGATATTGGTAATCTATCTTGTACGCTAATCCATTCGCTCATAAATATGTACCTCGTTACCTCTGCTCCATAATATTTCTTGCAATCTGCATAGCAACGCCGTTTGCCACCTTGCCAAAGTTGCTAATCTGTTTGACAATATCAGGCTCTTCCTTAACGCAATCCTCGTAAACAGCCTTAGTTAGATTCTTTGCAACAATAGGCATTTCCTTTGCTCCCCAATCCTCTGGAAGAACACCTTCGTCAACAAACTTATTAAGTAGCTTTGCCACTCTTGCTTCGGTAACAATAGTTTCTGCAAGTGCCTTATTCTCTTCCATAGCCTTCAACTTTTCGGGGTCAACTACCTTAACGTGCTTCTGACCCTTTGTTTCGGTAAACTTTTCACCGACAATCTTGAGATAGAAGGGTGAGCGTGTGTTTGGGTCATTGAGTCTTGTCATATTCTTAACTACAATGCCTTCGCCATATTCACCACCCAAATCCGTTCTACCTACAAAACTCATACAATGCTCCCAAGAGATAAATTCACCCTCGTAAAATACAGGTATATATGTAAGATTGAGTTTATCAATAATATCCTTGACTTCATTCTGAGGAAGATACTGTCCTGTGCTTGTATCAAACACATCGTAGAAATATGCGTGATTATACTTGTCATCAGGATACTTAACAGAATGCGGAACAAGCCACTCACAGAAGGCAATCAGATTATCCCCAAGAACCGACTTTACAAGTTCCTTATCAAGTGTCTGTGACCATTCCCAAAATCCACGAAGATTATTGCTAAGACTAAGAATATTCTTTCGGCTCTGTGCTACTATTGTATCTGTCTCAGAGTCATATCTGATAGCAGCGTTTGCACCGTCAATCTTTTCTTGAATCAGAATACGATCGCCTTTATGAAAACCGTCTGCGTAGTTTTCTTTAATACGCTCAATGTCCATAAACTTTTTGTGTGTCATATCTTTTACCTCGATTCATTTTAATTTTCCTCGTTAGTTTGTATTCCATATTCATAAGACAAAACAATCTTGTCGATTTCTTCGGTAAGCTCAAGTATGTTCTTCGCTGTGCCGTAACAGCAACCCGATGATAATTTCAGCTCATATGTCCATTGGGATTTATCTATTAGTCGAACCGGGAAGTAATTATAAAGAACGGTTCCCGCAGGACATTTCTTGTTTATAACAGGGATAACAGCGTCTTCGGTAAGAACCCGCAGATATTCTGAATCGTAATATCGCTTGTTCTTATATTCTTTGAGAGAGTATTGAATAGTTGCGAATTTGTTTACAAGAAATATCACACCATAGTGTAGGCGGTAAACGTCTTGATAGACACTGGAGAATATTTTTTCAGGTTGCATTACAAGACTCCTTAATATAATCGGCGTATTTCCCGTCTTTATATGTAAAAAGCTTCTCCGTTGCCCTCATAGTATTATCAGTTGATTTAATACTTCTCTGCACGTCTTTACTCCATACGCAGATAAAATCATCAGGAGCCTCAAGCTCACTTATAAGAACAAAATTATCCTTGCTCCAATCACGCATTACATTCCAAAACTCGTCATAATCGAAATCCCGAGAGTTTTCGAATTGCTTTGTATTGGCATATGGCGGGTCACAATAAATCATTGAGCAATTTATGTTTTCAATTTCTCTGTAGTCAAGAACTTCAAACACAACATCTTTAAGATTGGGTATCTGAGCAAGTATGTTGTTTTTCGCTTCACGATAGTAGTCTCTATATCGCTGTCCGTACTTCGTCTTTTCGTATCCGGGCTTAGCATAACCACCGTCAAACCATCTGCCATTATAGCTTGCAAGAAAGCCTATGTTGCCGACATACCAATCTTCATATTCTTTGGTCTTATAATCGGCTCTGACCTCGGAATACAGTTCTTTTGATACCTCGGACAAAAGTTCTCCGCCATTTTGCAAATGTTGAAACAATGCTATGAGATATTTATTCTTATCTGAAGCAATGCGAAAAGGTGCTTTGATCTTATCAACAACATTCATTCCACCGGCAAAAGGCTCTATGTAAACAGACAGGTTGTTGTCGTCAATACACTGCTGAATTATCGGCACTATGTATTTCGCAACCCGAGATTTACTTCCCATATATACCATCGTCGTTCTCCTTATTAGTCACACTTGAGAAAAACCTGTCCGAAACTTCCTCCACGGGTAAAACCAATCCAAACTCCTCAGAGTTTCCGATTCCCTTTATAACATTGTCAAGAATGTTCTTAGCTGTTTCTGCACCGTAATATTCGATAACGAGATTTATGTAGCGTGAAATAATCTCGTGGGCTACAAAAAGACGTGTATCAGATTCCATAAGAGCGTCAATTGCTCTACGATTGATAAAAATCGAAATAATCAATGCGACTGCTAAAACAGCGATTATGATTGCTTGAACCATTGGTTATTCCTCCTCCCAAGCTTTGATGAACTGTGCCACCTCATCTGCGAGTTCAGAGATATTCGTGTCTTTGTCGTTAACGAACACCTTATCTGCAATCAGTTCAGCATCCTTGAAAACAAATATGTCCTTTTTAACACGATTAAGAGCTTCATCGAAGCCGTTACGCTGTTCCATTCTTTCCATTCGAACTGTCAGCGGAGATTTAAGATAGATAATTACAACGCCTTTTGCACCAACATAATTCTCCTTGAAATACTTGATACCGGCGGGGTCAATAACGTAAAGGTCATAGTTGTTAACTTGCTCTGATGTAGCTGCATAGAAATTGTTATCGTACTCCGTATAAGCCACGATGTCTTCGAGCTTATCAAACTCTTCTTTGGTAACAAATGTATGTCCCAACTCACCCTCGTAGCGAGGCGGACGTGTTGTGTATGACGGGATTGACTTATATCCATAATGTCTTTCAAGCTCTGTTACAAGACTTGTTTTTCCGCTTCCGCTGGCTCCAACTATAAGATATATGTTCTTCATGTTGCGTCCTCCGACATAATATCATCAAAAACGACAGGTATTTTCTGCTTAAGCTCCTTGAGGAACGGGATTGTTATCTCAAGCATCTGAGGGTGGGGTTTGCCCGTTACTCCCTCGGCTCTGAGCTTAAAGAAGTGCCGCCATTCTCTTAAATTAGCTGTCATCACAATTTCGGTTTTTATTGACATTGGTAATATGTCTCTTGCCTGCTCAGGAGTTGCTCCGTCTTCAATCATTGCAAGATACGTTTTCTCGGCTTCGTCCATTTCGTGAAACCATCTTGCGTAATTATCAGAGTCGGGCTCCCAGAAGCAAGGATTGATAAAAGTGAGTTCTTTACCGAACTTATCTTTTGCGTAACAACAATAGCGACTTGATTCTTGGGCGAAACTCGCTATTCTGTGGCGAACAAGTTCGTTAGATACTCCCCTATCACATATGAATTTGACAGTAAAAGAATAATGTTCAAGCATTGCCTCGTGACCACTACGGATAAGAGCAGCAACCATTTTCTTAGCCGAGCCGTCTGTTATCCTATCCTCGCTCTTGTAGCATACCCGAGCACACCTTTCGATGTGCTTGAGTATTTCTTCACCGTTAAGCTCACTAATGATTTCATATCCAGCATTAATTACTCTCATTCTTCCACGCTCCACTTATCAAATACTTTTGAATATGTATTAAGGAGATTTGTTTCTCCGCTCATTGTAATCGTAATTGGCTCGCTTAGATTAAGGCTGAACATTCCCATTATTGACCTTGCATCTACGTCATACTTTCCGTGTGAAGCGATAATCTCAATTTCCTTGGGACAACTGCTTGCTGTCGCCACAAAATCACTTACGTCCATAGGGCGAATTAGCTTTACATTAAAAATACAATCCATAATATCTACCTCCATATTTTGATTCATCTCTTATACAATATTGTATATATTTGATATTTGCTTGAATTTTATCATATTGGGCGGTTTCTTCTTCCGTTGGTTGTCTTGTAATTGTCACAGCTTCACGATTTAAACGTTCGTACTTTTGCAATGACGCTGCAACCTCTTCAAAATATCTTCTGTGCGGTCTTTTCATTGTTATTTACCATTACGCAAATTAAGTTATTTTCTTTTATGCCCATTAAGATATTTGAATTATTACTTTTAAATATGTATTTAAGCTTCATATTTCTTGCACTCCTTCTTCAATAGCAACTATAGAAACAATGTTTCCCTGAAGATTGCCACAATATTCTACTGTACCAAGACGCTTGGTGTGTCTGGACATAGCCTTGGTATCTACAATAAACTCCAGTACATTAGCATTGATGAAATTACCATTGTTATCATAGACAGGCGAATATCGATTAGTCTTATCCGTATGGCAATCTGCTTTGATATCACCGACAACAACAAGTATTTTTTCACCCGTATCAAAGGTAATTTCGAATGTTTTACCGCATTCATCGGCATAATATGTACCCATTGCCACCATATAAGCTTCACCAAGACGACGAAGACCATCCTCGTCAGTCCAAGCATTCTGCTGAAGCTTATACTGCATTGAGTCGGTATCTGTGATACAACGATAATCCATATAGGTCTTGAACGATGTGTCGAGATTTGGAAGCTCGTATGTAACTGAATTATCTATGAATGTTGGGTCTATATCAAGCACCGGACAGGAAAGCGTGATTACTTCGCTTGATTCTGGTGTAATATAACGCATTTCGTTATCGCTATAATTGCTAATATGTTTGATGGTGTTGTTTAAATGACAACCCATAATTGCTGTACACATTATATTTGTTGCAGCAATAAGGGCTGCAGCTTTTATAACTGTTTTATTACTCTGCATCATTGTACCTCCGTAAGTATGTTTTAGTCTTTCTACGTTTATAATTATATCACTTACTTTCTAATATGTCAATAGACTGCGACATTAAATTTTAAATAACCGTTTCAATGATAGTTTTCAGTGGTTCTCTGAGCTCGCAATTCTCCTTTAGCCAATTCAGATAGCCTGTATCTTCTTTGAACTCGGCAAATTTTCTTCCCTTATACTTGCCGAATGGCATAACATAGTCGTCAGGATTTTCGGGAGCAGCGGGCGTTGGAGAGTGAATTTCATCCTGATCAAAAACGTACTCGAGGTGCTTTCGGCTGGCGAGGTAATCACACATATGTACGAATTTCTGTACATCTGTTACGGGTTTCGGGAGTACACAATCGCTACGCTTATCAGTGTTCCACTGCCCCATATGTGAAACGATCATGCTTGCAATTTCATTCTTAACATCTTGCGAAACCGTTTCACTCTTACTATTTTTTACCCAATCAGCAGCGATAATGGGGTGGTCGAACACTGTCCATTGACTTCCGTTATCACCAAGCTTCTTAGCATCGTGGAGGATGCCCGCTGCTCTAATCATATCCTTAGTGTCGAGATCGAAATTATACTGTTCAAGAGCAAGGAGGTCATTAGCAATTCCAACGAGGGCTTTTGTGTGACGGATTAATCCTGCTGTGTTTAGGGCATAAGTTGGATGATACTTACCCGTTGTTGATGCAGGGATTGTGAAGAAATAATCGGGTGCGTCCTCAAGCATTTCAATACAGAACTGACGGATATTGTCATTCTGAATTGTATTGAGTTCATTAGTAAATGTTTCTGATTTATAACTCATAGTTTTATCCTTTCTAATGTGTATTAGCAATTTAACGTTGATTCGATCAAATGTACTATTACATCGACACTCCAGCCATTGCCCAACATCTTATATGCCTGCGTATCACTTACAGGAAACTCATACCACTCCGGAACCGTCTGCAATCTCTTACATTCTGATACTGTCAGCTTGCGAATTATGTAATAACCGTCAATCAGTTTAATCGGGTACTGCTTGCCTTTAATAGTAATCAGACCGTCCTTAACCTCATATACGGTATAAGTTTTACCGTCTGCACAACTTGTAGCTTTAATGGGTTTATCGTTTTCAAATTCAACAGGTATTGCATAAAGTCCTGTATTGGAACCTAACCCGCCACTTGTAGCCGTTTGAGATACTGATTTTCCTTCTACTGAGTAAATACGATTACCCTGTCCACCGTTACCTACTTCACCGACTTTAATAGGAACAGCGTAAAGTCCTGTTTTACCACCCATTCCACCACCAGAAACAAGATTGACGGACTTGCCTTCTGTACTATATACTCTCATAGCCTGTGATGTAGAGAGTTCACCATTTGGTCTTGGTAAAGCACCGACACGGACAGACTTAAAACTCATATTACCTTGACTTTTGATAAAGTATTCTCTTGTAGTTGTACGACCTGTACTTCCAATAACTGCCCGTCCTTTATCTCTGTCAGTTACACCGTCGAGAACATCTTTAAGAAGTATTCCTCTATCTTTAGGTTGTTTAACATCGACCTTACTATATGTACCGTTAGCGTTTCTCTTACCTACCCAATATAAACGCTGTCTGTTCTGTGCGGAAACAAGTGCGGAGTTAATGCAAATAGGTTCAAATCCAACAATTTTTGATATTTCGTTTTGTACTTCTTTCGCCATAGATTTATTGTTTTCAAACAGAAAATACTTTGGGTTTGCTTCTTTTACCGCCCTCCAAGCTTGTTCAAACAAATCCCAACCTTCTCCGCTGTATGGCTTTGTTTCACGATTATTCTTTTGAGCAATGCTAAATTTCGTACACGGAAAACCCGCTAATACATAATCAATATCTTTATACTGCGTGAAATCAGCCTTAAATACATCTCCACATTCCTTTATCATAGGAAAGTTATGTGTTGCAGTCTTGATTGCATGCTTATCGACTTCATAAGCAGTATATTCTTCAACATCAACTCCTGCTTTCTGCATAGCAAGCATACCACAAGCCATACCATCAAACAGGGATAACACTTTTACTCCCATATCGTCTATCAATCCTTTCTAATATGCAAATTATGTATTTATCCAACCAATTTCGGGTTTCACATCATAATTTCCGACTTCCCAAATAAACCACGCATAACATTTTGCTGAAGACATTTTCTTAGGTGTTCCGTCTTTGTTATAAACCACGTTTCCATCTTTGTCTTTGGCACTGAAATCACCATTGATACCGCAAAGCAGTCTGTTGGAAGCAACCCAAATTCTTACAGGAGGTCTTTCGCTAAAGAGTCTCACTCTTTTTTCACTTTCAAGAAATTGTATCGGCAAAAACAAAGCAAGCTTCTTACCTCTTCTAAGCAGATCTAAACAATGCTCAGTCCATTCTAAAGCTACAGAATATGGTGGATTGGTTACAATGTTATCTCCAAGCGATTCTGTACACTCAAAGAAATCAATACCGCTTTTACCATAGCCTCTATCTATTAAATCTGTACTTATAACATCGTACCCAGCTTTAGCCATAGGTTCTGAAAGATGCCCCATTCCACAACAATTTTCCCATATCGAACCATTAAATTTTTCGACCTTTAAAAGTTCTTCAACTGCCAGCGGCTCAGTGGCATAGAAGTCGTGTTCTGCCCTATCGTGATCCGTGTGATTGCTTGCACCTAAAGTCACAAAAGTGGTTTTCTTATTTCCTGTCCAGTCTTTTTTCATTCTTATCATCCTCTCAATGCATACTAATTTCAGTCTTATCAAATCTGATACGATGTGTCCAGATAGCAAACCTCAATCCATATCCGTCATCATCATTCCTTGTGATCTCAAAATACGATATTGTGGCAATCTTGCCAACTATCAATTCGGGGTGTTCCCAATATTCCACACGTTCCTTTTCGTTGAAACCGCTGCCACAGCCACAAAAATAATGCTTGTCCTGATAGATAAATTCAACTATTACTCCACCAAGCTTGCCCTTATTTTCACCTGTTCCCTCATAAACATTGACTATTCTGAGATCGGCATCCTGCATAACCTTGACTTTAAGCAAGTTATACGTTCTTTTAAATTCATACATCCCATCGTTAAGATTGATCATTACACCTTCCTTGCTGTTTTCACGAGCTTTGTTCAGATATTCCGTTATCATTTCTTTGTCAGAGCCCTGATACAAAACAGGCAAAAGATGTATATGAGCAAGCTTATTATTCTCAAACACCTTTTCAAGCAACGCCCTGCGCTTCCAATACTCTGTATCACAGGTTTGCTCAACGAAATCCTCATATCTGAGAGTATCGAAAACCATATATTTGAGACCGGTTTTTATACCTTTCTTTCTTGCTGTAGTAGTTACTATCTTGTAATTCTCAGCAGAAGTAAGTTCCTCGCAGTTTATAGCCACAAGCTCACCATCGAAAAAGGCATTGCATATCTTCTTCTCTTTGCAAAGTTGTAACAAATCTGCTTCTATCTCAATCAGTCCATCAACAGGCTGCCCCTGACGGGAAAAGAACTCTATTTTGCCGTCGTGAATTAGAGTTGCTAATCTGTACCCATCAAGCTTTTCTGTTAATGTAAACTCCCCTACCACCTTTTCGGGCTTTTCAAAGTATTTTTCCGCTAATTGAACTTCAAAGTTTGGCACAAAACCTTTTCCATATACAGCATTTACCGACTTAGCATCCACGCCGAGCTTAAGCGATTTAGTTACAAGAGCTTTGTAATATTCACGCTGTTCTTCGGGCTGAGACTCAATAAAACCTTGAACAATTCTGATATCATCATCTGAGCCTGTATGATGATTTTCAAAATACACCATCATATCTCCCCAAGTCTGAATCGGGGTGGTATCATAAGAAACGTTTTTGCCGAGTTTCTTGGAGCTTATACCTGTCAAAACAAACGGGTCAAGTAACCACTTCAGCGTCAATGTAAACAAACGATTTCCCTGATTTCTAATCAAGATTGCAGCCTTTTCGCTCTTCTTAGTGGTACCCATCAAATCTTCGAAAATCTTAAATACCTGTTCCATTTATCTTCCTTTCTCGGATACAGCCCGAAGGCTGCACCCGCTATCTCAATTGTGACTTCAAATAATAAGACAATACCCCGTAGATATACACTCCGCTAAAGGCTGCGTCCGGTATGAACATCAGTTCAAGCCCATATCTATGATTATATGTATGTAGTGTGGCAAGGAACGCTTTGGGTGATATGTCGGTCTTGTAGTTCTTTTGAATGATATCGGAGTAATTAGCATTCTCAATCATCAGATATTTCTTGCCGCTGAATGTTGCGAGCTCTTCCTCAAATCTTGCTCTGTTCTGCGTGATGTTTCCGCTGATTTCTTCAAGGCTTGCTTTGCGCTCTATCATTATCTGACGGTCGTAATACAAATCTCGATCAATATTCAGCTTCTCATTGGCGGGAACGTAAAAGCTGTAATCCCCGTTCTTGAGGGCTTTAACCACATACTTAACGTGGTTTTTATCGAACCATTCCAAAATCTGACCGTTGACCTTTTCACGGGAATCTACGATAATGGTGAGCGACTTTATCAGCTCTTCCTTTTCTTTGTCGGTATATTTATAATGTGACAGCATTTTATCACCTCACATTCGCCCATTTCTTGAGAATAAGCTCGGTTTCTTCCTTGCGATACCATTCGCCCTCGGGAGTTTTGCCCCACTTGGGTTCTTCGGAAATGTCGAGAGTTTTGATTATGTCATTCTTTTTGACAGGATTATCATTGAAAACTTTGCCCTTTATCTTGACTGTTATCATATCACCATTGTTCAGGCGATATAGCTTTACCACTCTGTTTGCATACTTATCGTTAATATCAACAATTGCATAATAGTTATCATTCAAAGATGGTATTGTGGTCTGTATGTAGCCAAGATATTCTATCTCCGCAGCTATAATTTCGGAAAGAGAAATACTCTTATCCTCGATAGTGCTACACATCTCACTAAGCAGTCCGTTCATATCAAATACCTTATAGAGTTTTGCGGTTGCGGTTGCATACTTGAGAACGGTTTCTTCGGGGACGGCTACCTTATCTTTTGATATTTGCTTCTTTGTTCCAAATGCATTGTACAGCTTGAAAGTCTCAAGAAGCTTCTTACTCTTACCGAACTCTCTGAAAAAACCAAGTTTAATAAGTATCTCGGTTTGTCTTGTATCACAAGGATTTACTGCAAGAAAGTCGATGAATGTCGGGAACTCATTATCTCGCATTTCGTACATTTTCTGTGCTACTTCGGCGTTAAGGTATTTGATAGAGGCTATTCCTTTGTAGATTGCTTTGTTTTTACTGTCGGGAATATATACATCTTTTGAATGTCTGAACTGTGGGTTGTGGATCGAAATGCCAAGCTGTTTTGCCAATGCCGTACCGTTAACGATGTCAGCATCGTTATTGGCGTTATTAAGATATGCAGATATAAACTCCACAGGATAGTAATGTCTAAAATACGCACACATATAACCTATCATTGAATATCCAGTTGAATGATTATCACCTATTCCATTATTTCTAATGGGGCAGACTATATCTTAAATGTAATCGCTATTACCACAATTACAAATCTCTCTTTTTGGGGAATTATTCCCTACTCTACTCACTTCCGTTATAAGTATTTCTCTAAATAACGTGTTTTCGATAGTCGTTACACCTTTTATTATTGTTTATTTTTTTCTCTATATATCTTCCAGCCGTCTATATAAGGGTTGTTAATAATGCCGTTAAGTCTGTGTGAAACTAAGCATCTGTTTAAATTATTCTCACGACAAAACTTTGATACATTTTCTATCTGTATTGTTACACCATCAGGAGATATTGCATACATATTTCCTTTTTTAGATTTGTTTTTCTGTCTACCTATATTTGCTTTCGCTGAGTTTTCAGATAGACTAATCCATTGACAATTTTCTGGACAGTAATCACCGTTAGAATCAATTCTGTCAATACTCAATTTTTGATTCTCTTTATATCCGTTAGTTATAGACCAATGTTTAAATTCTTCATAATCATTCAGCCATTCATTGCACATAATTACTCCTTTACCACCGTATATATTATACTTAGGATCTTTAGGGTTATAACATCTTGATTTTATGCCATAATATAAATGGTATAGTTTTTCATTTCTTCTACTCATTATTACACCTCCTCGCTAAAAAAGAACATAAACAATAATAACTTGGCTCGGTATTGCCATATCCATATAGGACTTAGGTTCTCTTACCACCTTAATCTTTCGATTTAGTTGACCGAGTTTAAAGAGTTTTACTTGGGCAAATCATTTACCCAAATTGATAATTCGAACTGTCTTCAATAATCTGTAAAAATGCTTTTGCTTCCTGCTCTGCAATCTCTCTTGGCTTTGGCGATTTACTACAATACCCTTCAAGGATTTGAGGCAGTGCTGCTTGTAATCTGTCAGCTTGTTTTCGACCAATAGCACGACGGATATTATCAGCTTCGCTGCCGGACAATCCACATATTTCTTGCAAAAATTTTATGGTATCCTCTTGAAACACAAGAAATCCATTATTATCTGCAAGCAGCTCATCAATAATTTCTGACGGATTATGGTTCACTTCTCTGGCTATCAGCCTATCACGATAACTCGCTCCGGACGGACGCAAACTTGCATTTACCAACGATAAGTGGTTAATCATTGATGGTTTGTATTTCTTTAGAAGGTCAAATGCATAGTCACCTTCAAATTGGAATATACCTACGGGACTTGAGATTATATCGTCCCATACTTTTGGATCGTTCCAATTTAATTCGTGAGCACGAGGGTAATCAATCCCCGCAAATTCACAGGTATCTTTACAAATCTCGATGTTTTTCAGACCAAGTATATCGTATTTTACAAGAGATACCTCGTGAACTTCTTCCATATTAATCTGAAGAATACGCTTACCGTCAGACCAGAATGTACCATAGTTATCAGGAAGTGTCACAGGACTTGCAATAATTCCCGCAGGGTGCATCGACTGAGATATAGCTGTATTAATCAGCCCATCAAAGTAATAGAATATATTTGGATACTTTTGTTTCGTTGCTTCGGGATCTGCCTCATATTCCTTTTTGATTTTTTCAACGTCTCCGAGCGGTATCTCCAATGCCCTACCTATTTCATCAATTGTGCCTTTGTCTGAAATGGTGCCGATAGCAAGGATATATGCCGTATTATCCTGTCCAAAACGATTGATGATATAGTCGTATACAAGATGTCTCTGACTTGGAGATACATCAATATCAATATCGCCAATCTCTTTTCTGTCTTCATTACAAAAACGTGAGAATACTGTATGCCATACTACAGGGTCAACGTCGATTATCCCTGTAATATAAGCTACTTCTGAACCCCCGACACTACCTCTGCATGGTCCAATTGGAATACCGTTATCCCAGCACCAACATACAAGTTCTGACATAAACAGCATAAATCCTACCATACCAACCTTTTCAAATACACGCATTTCTTCATAAATTTTCTCTCTGTATTCGGGGCTGTCGGAAATTATATGACGCTTTCTTTTATCCTTGTACATTGAATTAATTCGCTGTTTCATCACTTCAATATCTTTGTCACCATAGAGTTTAGGATATTTAAAGCTTGTATCAAGAGTAAATGTTTCGACTGAATCAGCCATTACGTTTGTATTTTCAATAGCTTGCAAATATATTTCTCTGTCTACAACGCCTTGTTGCTCGAACATATCCACTAATTCATCATAAGATTTATACGTCAGATCAAACTGGTCTTCATTTGAAAACCCGATCCTTTTGGCTTTCATAAGAATAGAACGGCATTCTGCTTTATACTTATCGATACTATGAGTGTCCGTCCCCGCAATTAATGGTTTGTTATATTTTTTTGCCATCTTTACAAGCCATTCGTTATATTCTTTCTGTTCCTCGCTGTAAACGTGGGGTTGAAGCTCGTAATAATCGTATGTACGAAGAAATCTATCAATCAAACTTGCATTTTCAACCATATCTAATTTGTTTAACGGAGAAGCCAGACAAGCACTGATTTTTATCACATTATCAGATATATTAAAGAACTCCTCAAAGCTTATCCTGTGTTTGTAATATGTGTGGTCGTCTTGCGAAGCTATATCAAGTAATGTATTTATCTCTCTGAAGCCCGCCTCATTTTTTGCAATCAAAATTGTATGATAGTTATCTCTGACTTTTGATTTGTTCGATTCAAGATATTCATCAAGTTCTTTTTGAACTTCAATAGGATCTCTCCCTGAATTTGCTTCATACCATTCGTCTGAAATATCTGGATATACGAATAATTCTTTTGTAAGATACACTTCAACACCATGAAGATATTTTATCCCTTTCTCTTCACAGTACATCTTTTTCTCGACCCAGTTATAAATATTTCCTTAACCGTGCTCAGTAAAGCAGATTGCCTTCTGATTCAACTGAGCAGCTTTGTCAACATATAACTTATAATTCGTACAACTATCAAGTAATGAATCCTCTGAATGCAGATGATAAGTTACATAGTTATTAGCCATTAAGCACCACCTCCTTAAAACAAATCGTCCAGTTCATCTTCCTTTGGCTCTTCTTTGGTATTGAGATAATCAGTCAGATATTTACAATGAAGTCTGTGCCCACACAAATTTCGACAGAAGTAATCATCTTTTGGTGTTATCTTTACAGGCTCCCAGTCAATCTCGCTGTCACTCTTGCTCTCAAATTGAGCAATGCGAGTATTTATGTAATCTAAAGTTTCCTGCTTGAGTTCGTCGGTCAGTTCATAATATCTCACATAAGGCTTGATAGTATACTTATTACGAACTTCATCGGGAAGCTTGTCCCACGAATTATGCTTTACAGCGTCCTCAAGCAGAATCTCAATATCGATTTCGTTATACCCGAGCTTTTCAAGGTCAGTTTCAAGATACGGCTTAAGCTCTTTAAGCACCTTGCCACGATTGAATACCTTCTTAATAAGAATCTCTTTTTTAGCATTTTTTCTTATTTTACCTATCCAACTCACCTCTGCATACTTAAGCATTACCCACGCAATATTTTTTACTTTATATCCTTCTTGTTCTTTTCCAAACATATACAAAATCAACTGTCTGCCTGCATGAACAAGTGAATCTTTAGTAAACTGTGATGATGTTTTCCAGTCGTATATACTGATGGTGCCGTCATCATTGTATCTAATAAGGTCAATATACCCCTGCAGATAGTGAGTGTCATCACCACAGTCATATATAAACAACTGCTCAGTTTCGAATTTACCTTTAGGCTTTACAAACGATGTACAAAAATCCTTCATATCGGCAATCCAGTTGTCACGGATCGTTGTACCGCCGTTTCTGTCGTTGGGGAAGTCGATACCGAGCATCTCCATATCTTCAAGCTCTTTATCCAAAGCAGGAAGAAGTGCTTCTTCCGTACTCTCACCGTTGATAATCGCCTCAAGACAATCGTGTATTCTTGTACCGAGAATGCTGTAACAACTGCTGCTCTGCTTGGCGTGTTTGACGTATGATAGGTATGCCTGATATTCACATTGGTCAATCGTATTCAGCTTTGAAATAGAGTACACCTTTTTCTTAGCATCAAACAATGCTTTTAATCGAGGATCCAGCTCTCTTTGCGCCATATTATAACCACTTCACTTTCTTATGTATTGCATAAGCAAATTTGTCTTTTCCTAAATCTGTTATTGATTGTTTCTTGTTTTTCTCCAAAATCTCATTATCCTCATCCCAGATATATCCAACTTTATTCTTTAAGATTGAATTATTACAAACAAGTTTCTGAGCTTCATTTCGCACAAACTCTTCGTCCAACCCCTCATCAAAAGCCACAATTATTCTGTCTGTCATCAGCGATTTAATATACTTAGCCTGTGTCTGACTGATATGGCAGCCCGATGCTCCGAGAACACAGTTACACCCGAATGAAGCTGCTTGCATTGGAGCTTTCTCCGACTCGCAGATAATACACAAGCCCTTTTCCTGTATGGTTTGATAGTTTCGATGAAAGCCAAACAGTGTTAAGCTTCTTGAGCAAGGAATTATTGGTAGCCATCTGTCCTCGTGCTTACATTCTGTATCATTCAATCTGCCCATTATACCGCAAAGTTCTCCTTTAAATGTCCAGATTGGAACGGTTATTCGATTTGTTTCTATGTCATATCCGATATTAAACTCGGACTGCACATCAAAGCTGATCCCGTCATTATAGAAAAGCATATTTGGCATATCATAATAGTCATTAAGCATTGATTTTGAATATGTCTGCAAAGAACATTCAGGTTCAGCAATCTCCCGATGGAGCTCCTTAAAGAAGCCTCCGAACGGGAGCTTTATATTGCTGACCGTATTGACCTGTTGTATTCCTGCTTTTTTAGCTATGTATCGAAGGCACTCCGGAAATGACAGACCACGCTTTTCCATTACAAGAGAATAGAGATTACCCTTATCGTTTGTGCTGAAGCAGAAGAATTTCAGCGTATCAAGGTTCATAAGTATTGAAGTCGGGTTATTCCCTTCTCCTCTTGCAAATCGGAACTGCTTTTTTACTGCATCGAACTTAATATTTGAGAAGCCTATATCTTCAAGAATATCATTGACCGAATCGGGATGAGCAGACAAGAACTCTGTGATGGCAATTACGTTCATAAGCTCTCCTATGCTGCGTGATCGTTATAAATAGAGCAATAGCCTATTTCAGTCCATTTGTTAAATCTGCCGTTCCATTCATACAGAATGGTTTGTTTATCCTCGTCGTTCCTTGTCTTATCAAGAAAAGCAACCAAATACTTCTTGTCTTTATCAAGCGTTATCATCTCTTTAACCTTGGTGAGTTTACCGTTAGCGTCTCTTTTAAGGCGATATGCTTTACAGTCGTGCTTCTCCCCGGTGTACTCATCGTCCCAAAGCTGTCTCAGATATATCATTTCTGAGTAAACTTCCTTTACCTGTTTGCCGTTTGAGAGACAACCTGCATCGAGCCATCTCTTATTTAGTGTTGAGAGAGCAAGCTGGAATGTAGTTACCAAGGCAATATTCTCCTTGCTGGCGAGCTGAAAGAGCTGACGAGACTGGATGAGAAGCTGCTCCCACGTTGAGCGGTCAAAACTGTCTTCAACCTTGAGGGTATCGTAAATTGCCGCCTGATAGCCAAGTTTTGATAACTTGCGTATTATCTTTTTCGCTTTTCCCATATCAGAATCGAACAGTTTTACAAATTTGATATTCGGATATTTCTCTTTGGATATCTGCTGTGCAAGTGTCAGCATTTCCTTTTGACTGTCGGTAAAATGTCCCGCCTTGAGCTTCTTTCTTGTCAGTTCCCAATAATCCAAATCCTGAGTAAGAATGTGGACAAGGAGCAATTGTTGAAATGAATGTATTTTTTGCTCGTTGCTTATGATAGCAACCTTGATGCCTTGTTCAACTAATGGCATTACAATACATTCAAAAATGAAGCTTGTTTTTCCTGTACCGCTGTGGCCTGCAAGCATTGTCATTTCACCAAGCGGAAGTCCCATTGTGAGATAATTCAGAATATGACATATCTTACCATAATTCAGTCCCATTTCTTCTCCCGCATCGCACTTATCAATATAAGCTTGGTCAATTACAAGGTCTTCGATAGCCGCATCGTGTCCCGTGTTCAGACTTATGGAATTTAGCAGGTAATCATAGTAATCATAAACTTCTTGGTTTGTCATTCGGGCGAACTTCTTAATGTTTGGGAGAACAGGGAAACCCTTATCATAAAGCATCATCAGTGTGTTTGATTTTGCTATCTGGTCAAAATATGCATCGATGTTCTCGATATCAACAAGGCTTCTAAGTTCTTCGACAGTCTTATATCCGCCCATTTTTTCATATTGCTTTTTTACTGCAGGCTTATCTTCGAGGAATGTGTAAATCGACACATTATCAAAGGACTTATAACCCTGCTTATATAGCTGTTTGCCGAGGGCGTAATAGAATATTCCCTCGTCTGTTTTGATTGTTTCATCGTTGTTTTCATTGATGGAGCTGTAGTCATCGTATAAATCAGGCTGCTTCCAAAGGCAGAAGATGAAGCTTGCCTCGATTGAGTTGCGACCTTCGGTCAGTTCATTTGGATATTCAGAGAGTTCTTTGCTCACATATCATCACCATCCAACCACGACGATATATCCTTGACTTTTGATGGTGTTGGAATCTCCTCGGGGATATCAATTATCTCGGTATGATGTTCGTGTTCTTCATTCTTCTTTTTCCACTGATATTCTTTATTGACATCGTTGATATTGTTGCTAATAATTGCAAATATGTACGATATCTTACCCGATTCATTCTTGAATTCCTTGTTGTTCATATAATATATTATCTTATCTGACATTTTATCAATCGTCTTAAGGATTACGTCATAGCTATAATAATTGAGTTCGTTCAATTTCTTTTGGATATAGGCGGGAAACTTCTGACCCGCCTGATATCCGAGAAATTCGTTTGCTATTCTTGTCACGATGGCATTACGGGTATCAATCTCGTGGCGGTATTGGTCATATACCGCCTGAGATTTGTAATAGAATCTTCCGATTTTTATAAATGTATCGGTTGTACCCGTTTCGCCTGTAATGTGACACTTAACGGTACGAGCCATAGGACATTAACCAAGAACGGCAAGTACAGCTTCGAGAGATGCTGTGGGAACTTCTGTGTCTTTGAAGTTCTTAAGACCGACTTCAGCCATCTTGGACTTGACTGCGGACTGAATTTCTTCGGTGGCATCTGTGAAGCGGGACTTGATTTCAGAGATGATCTCTTCGTTGCGGTCGAGATCGATTTTGTTGGTAATCGCATTCTTTGCAAATTCAACACCAGCCTTATTTCTTGCAGCTTCCTCAGCTTCCTTCTGCTTCTTTATTTCCTTCTCAGAAAGAGGCTTGACCATTGAAGATTTAACACCATTCTCAAATGCTTCGATATAGTTTCTTGCACCATATTCGCACTTATCAACCATACCTTTGAAACGAGAGCCGCAATCCACAAATCCATTGTCCCTGAAGTGCATATAACGCTTTGTTCCTGTGATTACACCATTGTCAATCGTCTTATCAATGGAAATCGTCATAATCACATCGGCTTTATTTGCGAATATGCCATCATAATCAGATGAAAGATTTGAAGTAAGCTGCTGATACTCATCTCCATTCTTTTCCTTAACATCTTTAAGCTTTGTGTGACCAATAAGAAAAATTCCATATCCAGCGTGTCTAAGGTCTGCAAGAAGCTGATCGATAAGTTCTTCGACCTTTTTTCTACCAGCTCCATAGCCCCCCAAAGCAGAATTTATTGACTCAGCCGATGTTCCTTTTGCTTTTTTATGAAGCCTCAAAACCTCGTTGATACTTATCTTGACGAGCTCATCCACTGTGTCGAGACATATAAGCTTAAATTCACGTTCCGCTCTATTCTCAATGAGATCATCCTTAATCTCCATAAGCTTTGTCCAATCCTCAGCAGAGATTGTTATTAATTCATCGAGGGCATCCGATCCGGTCTCCCCGCCAATCGATATATGACAGCCATAATCAGTCGAGCCATATTCTTCAAGCAGGAGGTCTCTAAATAGAGTAGTCTTTCCAGACTTCTTCACACCTCTTAAATAATGTATGTAGCTTCCTATATCGCACTTAACTTTATTCTTCTTGTATTCTATTGCCATAGTTAATTCTCCTTTACTAACTTCTGTGAGTTTTCATACGACCATTCACCGAAATATTTATCTTCGGCCGCTTTTCGCACTCTAACCGCTTCATCAAAATTTGTAAAATATCCAAGATGAATACGATTATTGTTATATCTGATTGCTGCAGACCATTTATTTAAATGTTCATTCCATCTAACACCCGTTACGCCGGACTTATTATCTTTGCGTAATCCTTTATTTTTACTGTTTTCCATATCAGAACAAATTCTTAGATTACATTTTCGATTATCTAATTTATCATGATTGATATGGTCAACCTTCATATTATCAGGACAGTTTGTAACTACACGATGGAATAAAATTGCTTTATTGTTTTTCTTTGCAGTTAAATATCCATTCGCATTTACATACCAACATCTATCGTTAATTAACCTATAATCATCCGAGTCAAATATGTATTTTTCATTTTTAGTTGTGTAACCAATTCCGATACTACCTGAGATATCGAATTTATTCACTCCTGTAATACAACCACATGATTTCACTTTACCTGACTTTAAATCATGTCCTGTGACTACTAATAAATCCGAGTTTTCACATTCGCATTTACACAACCAAGCAGTTCTTCCATATTTATATCCCGCTCTTTCGATTACGGTTAATTTATTGAATGTTTGTCCTGTCAGGTCTTCAAATTTACCCATCAGAATAAATCAAAACCCTCGTCCTCGCTGCGATCTTCGGGAACGTCATCGTCAACCTTCTTAGTCTTCTTCTCAGCCTTTTCTTCAACGTCCTCAAGCTTTTCCTCAACAGCATTGGGAACATAAATCTCGTCCTCAAATTCACTCATCTTCATATCAAGCTCTACAATACCATTAGAGAAATCGTCATCCTTACCCATATCCTTGAGGATAGGTTCAAAAACTCTATACTCATTTATCTTATCGCCAACAACACCATTCTTAGGCTTAAAATCGTCAAGCTCCCTTACACCAAGGTCAACCTGCATCTTCTGAGCAGGGGTAAGCATATCATATGTAAAGTCGATAGTCTCCGCACCACGAATAAGAACAGCTTCCCAAGCAAGGTGACACATATTCTTATTCTTAATATCGATGTAGGAAATTTTATAATCGTATAAAGCTTTATGCTTAGGATTTTCGAGGTCATACTTAGATGCGTTGAACACAAGCTGCATAGGAATAAACTTGTTGCCCTCGTCTTTTGATATGTACTGCTTCAGGTAGCCGCTCAGATAAATCTTCTTATCAGTTTTGAAATCCGATTTGTCGATACTATCCTTGTTATAATAGAAATCAAATGTCAGACCAAGACGGCTCTTTCTATCATCCTCAACAGCATACAAGTTCTGCAGTCTGAACTTCTCATACCACTTTCCTTTTGAATATGTCTTTGAGTAATCACCCGTCGCAAGAACCTTACCCTTGTAATTAGGGAGATTTTCAGCGAGATACTCGATCATATCGAACTGTGTTATAAATTCCTGCCTTCCCCCGAAATCATCTCCGAGATTAACCACATACTTCCTGTAGTTTGCAACACTTGCAATAACATCCTTATCCTTGCGGTCATCCCAATCGATCTCGATATCGTTGTTGTCGGTATCCTTAGCCTTTATAGTAGTTCTGGGATTATCAACGATCTCGATAAACGCCATATTAGTGTCGCTTTCCCTAACCCCGAAGTTAAGTGATGTAAGTTCCTGTGAAATCTTCTTACCATTCTTGACATATTCAATTGTCTTAGTGGAGAGAAGAGGTCTCTTTGATGTCTCCTTTGGGATTACGATGTTTCCTACGAAATTAAACCTGTTATTCATTTACTTCATCCTTTCTAATCTGCTCGTCCATAATACTCTTTGCTCTCTTCTGTGTTTCTGCAAATGCTTTCATAAGCTCCTCGGGTGAATTTTTGAGAGTAACATCAACAAAATGAGTTATCTTCTCAATCATATCGTCAGAGTTTTCTGTCAGCATATCCTTTACAACCTGAGCAAAGCTCTTTGCTCCGTAGCTTGCTCCTGTTGCCCACATTTTCGAAAACTGCTCATTACAAGCAGCTCTCAGCTTCTCCTCAGCCATTCTTTTCTGTGACAGTGCTTTCATTTGCAACCTCCTTTTCGTCAAGGTCGGGACGATATCTGAACTTAGGCATGGGCTTAAGCTTGTGGATATTAGCATAGTGCTTAGTGTCGATTACCTTCTTGGTCTCTTCGTCGCACTCGCCGGTACGAATATACTTGTCGAGTATGTCATATGTAAAGCCGAGGTTCTCTTCGTCAGTCTTACCGCAAAGTCCGTCGGTGGGAATCTTGTCAATAAGACAACTGGGAAGTCCAAGAACTCTGCCAATCTGCTTAACCTCAGTTACGGTAAAGTTTGCGAGAGGGCTGAAGTCGCCTGCGGAATCTCCGCCGTTCTTTGTCATATAACCAACCCAGTCTTCACTAAGGTTGCAGGTATTTGCAATTCTGCCACCTCTGAGAGCAGATATCGCACAGATAACATTCATGCGAACTCTTGCGGGATAATTAGTTTGCATACATCTTATCTTATCGATATCACATTTAGCAGCGTGTACTCCTATTGTCTCGTCAAAAGCTCTGCAGATTTCATCTATGTTGATTTCGTAGATATTATTATTGGGAATACCGCATACAGTGCAAGCCGTATAAGCATAGCGAATATCGTCCTGCTTACCTCTGGGCAGCAGCACAGCAACTACCCTATCTGCTCCGAGAGCCTCGGTACAAAGCTTCAGCACAACCGAGCTGTCCTTACCGCCGGAAACTCCAACCACAGCAACTGTGTTCTCGTCACCATTCTTGCTAAAATACCAACGGATCCAGTCGATAACCTTCTTTGTCATCTTTTTTGCGTTAAACTCAATCATATATTTTCCTCCAATTTTACAATTATCCCGTTCTTGATATAATAACAAAGCCTATTCAATGCATAATATGCTTCTCTAAGCCCTGCCTTATCATCAAAGAACAGATTATAATATATTTTCAAGCCATCTCCATATCTGCCAATCTCAGGAATGTTTTCATTGATTGCGTCATAGGGCAGATTTTCTTCATTAAGAAACTGTATATTCTTTTCATAATGTGGATTGGCTGTAAAAACGATGAAATAAGGGTTAAGTATTTCTTTTGCTGTACGAATAAGTTCCTTAACGTCTTCACAGCATTTGCTTTTATATGGTCTCACTGTATCGTCAATATCGTATGCAATAATCAGGCGGTCGTGCTCCATATATGCATTGACCAAATTTTCATAGAGGAAATTTTCTTGTAATGCTTCATCTCTCATTAAAACTTACCTCCGTGAAGTCTCTGTCTCACATTGTTAAGTGTGTATTCCTTAACAAACTTACCGTTCTCAAACACGGGCTCGAGCATATTACCATCGGGAATATCAGCACTTGTATATCCGTCTTTGAACTTTATCTCGCCGTCTTCCTCATAGACATAGCACAAGCCTCGCTGAGATTTCTTGAAACCCTTTCCTGTGTCTCTATCGGTCTTGGGGTCTTTGAAAATCATTATAGACTCGCCGTTACACTCTCCGTATGTAGCCTTGATTGCAATCGAATATGTATCACGAGTAAAAGGCTTAAGCATATTGTCTTCTTCCAGACACATCATAGAGAAACTGCCGACACCGAGAGCCACATTATTACAAGCAAAGCCGTTAGCAACAAGTATCTGATATATCTGCTCACATCTCTGAGGAGTAATACTGTCACCGTAAATTGCCTTAACGTGAGGGTTAAGCACCTTAAAGCCCTTATTGTTTACTGTTCCGCCGAACTCTTCCCAAAGGGCAAATACAGTATCTGTTACAACAGTTACGGGATCACCGCTGTCCCCTCTTATCAACATACATCCGTTGTGTCCCATTATCTCCTTACGAAGCTGGGGCAGGATATTCTTGACCACATTCCAGTAATCGTAGGAGTCACTTACCACACTAAAGCTTGTATTGGGATAAAGCTCTGTCAGAAGCTTTCTAAGGAAAGTAATCTCATCGCCGTCAATAGCAAAGTTACTTGTCATTACAGCGTGTTCGGTGGATACTGCTCCGTAAGCTACAGGCTCTTTGGTACAGTTACAGTTATATGTATGTTCGAGGAATGGAATTACGGGAACGGTTGCACTATTGAGGAATGAGAGACACCAACCGGCGGAAGAAGTTACTGCAGATTCAAAGCTGTGCTGACCTCTGAATGAGAAGTCTCCGAGTGCCTTAGCTCTGGGAACATCGTCATCTACACTGATTGCATAATAGCGGTCAACTATCTGGCGATACCAATATCCGACATTTGCAGATATCATCGGATGCCAGAGGTACGCCGACATAAGACTTTCAAGGAACTGACCGACCCAAGGAAAATCGGGGTGAGTGTTGCTAATCTCAAGCATTGGAACGTGCATCGGCACACGAGTGCCTTCGGGGAGAGCACAAATTTTAACGGGAAGATAACCAAGTTCGTGAAGTGATCTGATTTTTTCGACGGAATATGTACCCTTGCCGAGAGTGTTGCTGAGGACTCTATCATACTCGGCGCAGACTTCATCGACGGGCTTGTTGAAGAATTCGTTATTGAAATAGTCGATGAGGTATTCCTTGATGAACGCCTGAAGTCCGAAGAATACAAGCTTATCGTCTTTAACTCTTGACATTCGAGGGGTCATATAGGAGACGAGCTTTGTTATATTGGGAGAAAACTGATTCATATGGTTTGTTTTATAGTAGTCGCAGCACAACATCGGCATTATCTTATTCATGGTCATACCTCAATACTGTTATCTTATCGCTGCAGATATCAACGCCCATGGTATTCATCGTATATACGTGGTCAATCCAGTCGGTAGTGAGAACTTCGCCGTCATAGATTGCTTTCTCCATATGTGTCACGTACAGATTTACCGTCTTTGCTCCTGCCGCCTTGAGAGCCTGAGCTGCAAGAATAAATGTACCACCCTTAACACAAATATCATCAATGATAAGAATATCCTTACCTTGAATATCGGGAGCATTTACCAGCTCATACTTTGTTATCCTGCCTGTTGAAAGGTCACGCTGCTTATTGCCGTAGAAGTAAGGTGTATCACCAATATCAATATACTCAGAATACTTCTTTACTGCTCCGTTGTCAGGGTAAAAGATTGTCGTGTTATCGTTGGTGGGGATTTTGTTAATTGATGGATATTCGATTACAACTCTATCTAAAATAGCAGAAGTAACATTGGAATGAGGATCCATAATATATACAGTGTCAAAATACAAATCGTTAATAATCTGACAAAAGAATTTGAGACTGAAAACATATCCGTTTATAGCCCTATCCATTCGAGAATATGGAACATAGTCCATATACAGATATTTTCTTGATACGCATTTGTTATCGAGATATTTAGCGCCCATTATCAGCTTAGTTATATCGCTATCGTTTTCATAAACTAACCTGATTACACCATCGTTCCCGAACATTCTTGTATCATTGTATATCGTTTCACCGTTGGGAAAACTCTTGTCTCCAAACGGAATACCATTAACTAATACCATAGCAACCTCCTCAAATTACATTGATCTGACAGCTTCTCATAACTGTAAGAGCGGCATTATGAGCCTCGGGAGTTGCACCGGCACAACAGTTTGAATCCACTGTTATTGGCATATCGGGCAGAGCTGCACGAGCCATAAGAACGTTTGAGATTACGCATATCTCGCTTAAGAGTCCGCAGAACTCTATCTCGTCAAAGTTATGACCCTCACGAATAAGGAAGTTCATCAGTTGGGTACTGCCGAATGTTGTTTTGATAATGGTATTACCATATCTAAACTCTGGATCGTGAATTACATTTGTGAAACTATCAGTCCACGCTTCGCTGATATCTGGATGAATCAGCCAGCCCTCAGTATTAAAATGGCAATGATGAACAGGAAGTAACTTACCCTCAAGAGTATCTTCATAATCACCAAAATGAGTGTCCTGTGTGAAAATTATCAGGGTGTCCTTGTCGGCTTCTCCAATTTTCTTGACAACATTAGGAACGATTGCCTTAGCTACATCAGATCCGAGCGAACCGTCAATAAAGTCATTCTGCATATCAATAATTACAAGCAGCTTCATTCTGTCTCCGCACCTTTCTTGTCGTTTTTCTTCTTTCCCGTCTTAGGGGTGAAATCCTTACAGCCAATAGGCTTTATTACATTGATGAAATGACCCTTTGAGGTTTCTTCTGTATATGTAACAGGAATCATATCAGGACGAACAAGATTACCATTCTCATCTTTCTTCTCACACTTTCTGGTGCCAAACTTGAAATATGTACACTTATTGCATCTGCCGTTATCTGATATATCCTTGAGAACTTCTGAATTAAGCTTGCTGTACTCGCTTTCCTTATCGGTATAAAGAGCAGCATTATAATTATTTGTCATTTTGAAAAACTCCTTAATATTTATTTGCTATAAATTAGGCTGTACAGTCAAGTAGCATTTAAAAGACTGCACAGCAAATACTGAAGAATACCGCCTGTATGGACTTCATTGATTTCACTCCTTACAAAGTATAATGTATATCTCTGTCAATCTTACGAGCAAGAGTAAGGTAGAGAGGTTTAGGCTGATCTTCTGTAGGCTCGTCATCGTAATTTTCTTTGTGACCTTTTATCTTAGATCCATCAACAAAATATAATCCCCTCGCAGGGTCATATGCTAAGTCAGCATTATCAAATGAGCTGTTAAAGTAATCGCCTTTATCAAGTCGGAATATTATGTGATTGGTATCAGTCACATCAAAAGTATCTATTTGCTCATTACTCGATCCCTTGCTTCCGTCATCTAAGAACAGTGTTACCTTGTATTCCTGATTGGAAACATTTATGATGTTGAGGTCTGTAATAGCTTCCGCAAATGTTAATCCTGTGTTAAGCTAAAATGCTATTGCTCTGAGACAATCATAGTTAAGATTTATTCTGCTTGCGAAAGAAATTACATTTTCAATTTCCGAGTAATACTCTTTGTCAAGCTTGTCCTCAAGGTATGTGCGTATCTCATCGGCATTAGGATATTCAAATCTGAAATGATAATGAAAACGACCGGGACGATTGACAAGATAATCATTGAGCTTAGAAAGCTCATTACAAGTTACTACGAACAGCTTTTTACCTGATGATACACCATCAAACAGACTGAGAAGCCCTGCCTGTGGATCTGCTACGTTATCACCAGTTTTAATACTTCCGAATGTTTTATCGAATTCATCAAAGAGTACCATTACGGTCTGGTCTATCTGTTCGATGTATGAAGCTATTCCCGGAATGAATGTATCTACAATTATTACAGGTATACCATCGGAGATCGATTTTTCTGCTACCATTCTTGCAAAAAGCGACTTACCTATGCCTTTTGCTCCGCTGAGGATAACTCCAAGGTTACGGTTTACTTTTGAAAATGTATTCAGCACCTTATTGACCTTTTCATTATGTACGCCGTAAACCTTTTCTTCGTTGATAGTTATATCAGAATACTTTTCCATATAGAAACCACAGTTCTGAGAAAACCGAATTACATAACACTGTGGCGGAAGTTTATCGAACGTCTCAAGCCCGTCATCGTATATCTGATACATACTACCTGTGTGAATTGCTTTCATCTTTTATTCTCCTTTACAATTTAATGTATGGTACTCCCGAACGGACTCAAACCGTTACGCCTAAGCAGCAGATCCTAAATCTGCCGTGTCTGTCAATTCCACCACGGGAGCTTGTGGAGCGGGTAACGGGAGTTGAACCCATATCCTCGGCTTGGGAAGCCAAGATTTTAACCGTTAAAACCATACCCGCATTGTGACTTTCCAATTACGGCATTGTCATTCTCTGTGGGGACTCGTCCACGCCCACATCAGTCGGGAGCGACCCGACAACTGGTCGGAGCGACGTGACTCGAACACGTAGCCTCTTAGTCCCAAACTAAGCCATCTACCAAATTGATTTACGCCCCGTTATTATGCGGCTTAACGTACCGCAAATGAGGTTTCCCAACGAATAGAAAAGTACACATTTTGATTATTTCCGATTTATTTTTACCCACCATCAGCCAGCCTTGAGGATCACACAGAGCCGATGCAATCACCGCTCAAACCTGTATCAAGGATTTCTGTAAGCTTTACGATTTACAATTTACGATTTAAGTTCTGATACGGCACAATACTTGCCTAAAATAAGTTTTAAGATTTAATGCTTGAGATTTACAATTTAAGTTTTAAACTCTTATACAAATTTGTTTTATGTATAATTTGAAACCGCAATTCAAATCTTATTTATTTCTATCTTTAAGTACAGATTACTTAAATCATCTTGTTCATCATTTTAAACTGTTGATGTTCAGCCGATTACAGTTAAGTGTTTTCGGCTGACGATGGATAACCTACTTAGTAAGAGATTTCGATAGTGGTCGTTGCGTTCGCTACTGTGATAGCAGCGTCAACATTAGCCTCGAATGTATCGATCTTGCTCTTAAGGGCTTCAATTGCTTTAGCGGTATCTACACCCTCAATAAGATCGACCGTATTCTCTTCGATATACTTAGCTTTTGCAGCTTCGATATCTGCGGAAACCGACTTATTATCTCCCGCCCCGAAGAGCTTCACAATATATGCTTCGCAATTCTGAGTAAGAGCATCGCCATTGTTTCGCTCAATAGTTGTTCTTGCCTTTGTGTACTGAGAAGTCATTACCATAAGAAGCTGTCTCATAAGCTCGATCCCTGTCTGCTTCATATAGATAGCTTCAGCAATTGTCATCTGCTCGTCACCGATCTTGACATAGGTTTCGGCATTTGCCTTTGTGACTGCCTTCTTTATTGCATTATTGCGATTGATAAGAGCTGTTATCTTGTCGTAGCTTCCCTGCATTTCTGCTCTTGCGTCGTTGAGACTTTTACCCTTGAGAGTTCTCATAACGTGCTTGTTCACATCACAGAAAGTTGCAGTTGCGATCTCTTCTGAGATTCTTGAGTTGAGCACCTTAAGTTCAGAAAGTGCTGATACGATAGTCATCTTTTCGGTTGTCATTTTGCATTACTCCTTTTTAAGTTTTAAGTTTTGAATATGTATAATGCTGTTACGCATTATTACCTTTTATCCGTCACAGTTATCGGGATTAAACTCGGTTTCGGGGTCATCGGGTGGTGAATTGTGAATTATCATTTTGCATTTTCCTTTCTAATATGTATTAGACCTATTTTAATAGTACGAGAGATGAGGCTTGAACTCATACGACATTTCTGTCAACAGTTTTTAAGACTGTCCTGTCTACCTATTCCAGCACTCTCGCATATTGCTCGTCTTTCCGAGCCGCCAGCGGTTCCCTACCCGGAGGTTTTTATAGAGGCTTCGATGGTTCTTGGTACACTCTCGACAAACGTAATTCGCCAATTAGAATACAACCTACCAAACCGCAACATTCAGTTATATTCTACCTTATTCTGGTCAAGGCAACCATCAATGCCCAGCTTCGGCATTTCCCACTTCAGGCAACCGTGGTGAGTTGACGGCTTTGAGATGCCCAATAGCAGTTTGTTCCTTACTACTATACCTTAGACAGCGGTTTATAGTCCTCTGCAAGACTCTTTTTAAAGGTCGCATTATTGTAGGCAGCGAAGCACCCTCGGGGAAGTGTCCCCGATTACGGTCTCATATTGGAAGCGATATACTCGCACCTCAACCACTCAGACAGCTATGTTGCCATACCGCAAGCTGATGTGGATTTTATAGTTGCAACTATTGGTGCCCTTTCGGACAATTTGGAACAAGTGGGATTCGAACCTCCGAACTTCCGAAACGTCTCGGCTGCTTTACCATATAAGCTATTGTTCCATGATTTCCCGCCAACTATTACGTTGACGAGATTCACCTTACCACCACGTCTTTCCGCAGTGCCAACGATTCAGTTTTTATTGCCTAAAACAAATCGTGAATAAAATAGGCGTGGAGCAGATAGCGAGATTCGAACTCGTTCTCTCAGTTCGGAGGACTGATGTACTGACCATTATACTATATCTGCATATTCAGCAGACAATTTGTAGTCTGCTGTGGCATTATGTTAATGAACATCCCTCAATGAACATAAACATATTAGCATATTAATGCTTGGTTGGGATAGCGGGATTTGAACCCACGAATGACGGAGTCAAAGTCCGTTGCCTTACCGCTTGGCTATATCCCAATTATAGTTTCTAATATGTATGATAGCATTTAGAAAAGCGATTTTGCAATTTTCAGTACAGGCTCCAAGCAAATATGAACAAATCTTAAAATTTCATTATTCATACTTTGAACTTGCTCAAACAGCCCTACCGCTGTGCCCGAAAAGAGTCCATATTGAACTATGCAAAATTGCTATTCTGTTTTCAAACAGTCGGTTTATCGAGAGCTTTCTGCTTTCTCCCTTGACTGTATCTATATTATAGCATTTACTTTTGAATATGTCAATAGGATGCGACAAAAAATTTTTTCAGAATAAAAATTCCCCGGATCAAGTCCGAGGAATCCTTATCTTATTTTGCAAACTCGCCCTTCCACAGGTTATAATCACGTATCGTGATGTATCCAACCTTGTTTACAAAGCGACTGTCGCTGCCAAGTAATTCAATTATATTTTTTGAAATTACTTCAACTCCCGATTTTTCTTTTTGCCATAGCCTGTAAAAAGCCCCGCTCTGTCTAATCTTGTTTGGAATAATTTTCTTCCCATAAAATCGAGACTCTATAGACAAATCCTCGGTTATTCTTTTCCACGCCTTACTTTTACTTGCGTGGTAGTTTGAATTGATAACTCCTATGCTGCCGTTACGATCCAAGCATTTTATAATGAGATTCGATTGTACAAATTTACAAGTTTGTCCACCAACAATCATATCTTCAGCAGTTAAATATTCCTTAAGAATACCTGCCATTCTTTCCGAAAGATGTACTTCTCTATCATCAAGAATAATCCGATTTCCAATTACAGATTTGGCTTTTGTTTTGAACAGCTCTTCATCTGAAAAGCCATTCCAACATAACCCGTAAAATACGGAAAATGTGTATTTGTAAATTTTATCTTCCCCACTCAGAACTTCATCAAAGCAATCGAGGAGTTCATCTTCACTTCCGTAAAATTCAGTTTTGATTTTTACATTTGACGAAACATCGTTCAGGCTCAATCGCTCAAGCTCCGAAATAACAATACTTTCGGCATACCCATTCTGTACACACCATCTCAGATAATTCATAATATTAGACTTGTTCGTTAATAATGTTGTATTATTTGTCATTCTGTTATTATTGAACAACATTACGAAATCCTGAAATGAAAATTCACACAGATCTTTTTTGAGCATTTGTTCTACCGGGGCAAACTGTTTTAAAGAATATTCAAAAGTTATGGCGGTAGCTTCGGAGTTTTTCTTCAAGGTTTCAAGATATTCTTTTTTTTGAATTTCATTATACATCTAATCCTACCTCCTTAACTATTTTCTCGGGTTTGCTTTTCAGAATATCAGCATTGCCAAAATCAATCTTACCAATAAACTTTGTCAGTTTATTCTCCCAGTCTGAATGCTCCCTCAATAAAGATGATACATATACATATGTCATCATCATCTCGGGCTTTGCAGTTATAAGCTTGCTCTTTCTGAAATTCTCAAAATCCTCGTGCCTGATGTCGGCAAGGACATTGAAAAACTCGGTCAGCCATTTTGCAGTTTTATCTTGTTCTCTTGCAGATTTTGCAGAATAATATTTCTCAATATAGCCTGCGAAGTCTGCTTTCACAATAAATCCCGCACCGACTTTTACACCTTGATCTGTATCGCAAAATTTGAAGACGGGATCAAGTTCATCATAACCAAGTATCTTTCTCAGAATGTTTGTTCCCTCTGTATTTCGGTAAACCGCAGTAACGTCTTTGTTGATTGGTGCTCTCTTTTCGTCCTGCGAAATAATATTCTGTGCCATGGCTCTTGAACCGATTGTCAGAACTATTGGCATATTGAGCATTATATCGGGGTTATCGATAAGGGCATATTCACTGCCTTTATCTCGGTGCTGTCCGTCTATTTCGGCAATATATCCTGATTTTAAAATAACGCTGTTGTTGGTTATCTGATAGTCACACTCGCCCGCAACGATATGCCAGCGCAGAGTGTTGGGATAGAATTCGCCTTTGGACATTGCAGTTCCGATTGCTCTCGCACGATCATCATCGTACTTGATGTGACTTACAAACTCGTTATCGGAAAGCTTAGTCATCACAACTTCACGCTGCATTCCCTCTTTCCATTTGATAAGTCCCGCTTCTTTAAGGGCATTTATCTGTTGTACCGACATAACCGTAAGGAAGTTATCATCGGTAAGTTTAGATAATATTGGAAATGTAACAGGCAGCTCCGCTGTTATTCTTTTTATAATAGTACCTTTGACGTTATCAATTTCGATAGGTGTAAAATAGTTATCGGTAGCAGGAAGCTTTAATGCATTATGCTTAGCTAAAGAACTGTACAGCCAATATAAGACAGCCTCGTTAGTTTCGTTGAGTCTCTCGGGATCGGTTATGAAATAATTAACTTGACTCCAAGTCATTACGCCTTCATTTATTATAGATCCCGAAAATACACTCCTGCATATTTCGGGTTTTGCAATAAAGAGTTTTGATAATGTCTGGATAATCTTTTCTCTATTTTTCATATTACCAATCCTTTCAAATGTGTTTGTACTATTTTAGTATAACACACATTTTCAAATATGTCAAGAGTAATTTAAAATTTTCTCAAAATACTTTGACTGATGCACTCCACTTCTTACTGCTTTAATAACAACGGGAGTCGCAAACAACATTGCTGTTGCTATCCTTTCCATTTGAGAATCGGTAAGATGGGTTACGAATTTGATTATCTGAAACTTGTTGATTGTCCATTTGGACTCCGCTTCGAATGTCGTCCCTTTTGGGAGTCCTTGTATCTCCCCTGCTTCAAAATGTGCGTGGGTCGGCAGAGTGCTGTTATCACGCTGACTGGTACCGGGAAGTATTTCTACTGTCGGAGAAACTCTGTTTCCGAGATTATTGGAAACCACGACAGCATATCGTGTACCGCCTTGCTGATGCCCGATGGCATTCGATAAATCGACCAGCAGAACATCGCCTGTTTTAACGTTAATATCTGTCATATGAGTACCTCCTTTGACAGTTTGTATTTTAAATTATGTATTTGCACTTGGAACGAAAAAGGATACAAGCTCAATCTTTGAAGTTATATTCAAGTTGATTCTTCTAAGAAAGGGCATTTCATCTGAGCTGCCTGATTTCAGAGCTGTGGTTATCTCATTATAGATATTTGCATCGGGAGCAAACTCGTCTAAATATATAAACATCTCTGATATATCAAGACGATCTTCACATAGAGGAATTATAATACTGCTATAATACCACTGGTCATCATAGTCAAGCTCGTGTCCGAGAATTTCGGTTACAAGAGCTTCTCTTATTTCCTCGGAAATATCGAACCAAGATAGCTGTACTTCTGCAAAGCTGTCGTTATGTATTGCTATTTCGGAAACTGCAGTCATATCAAATGTAAAATTATCACCCATCAAATATACCTCCTTATCGCAGGACACCGTTGAAGATGTCCTGCATATTACAAATTATGATTATCAAACGTCCATCTCAAGAGCTTCTTCAAGCTCAGAATATGCCTCGTCGAATGCATCGGCAGCTGCTTCGAGGTGGTCTATAAGCTCCTGAATCGTATCTCCCCTCTCACTCTCCTGAGTTCTCTCGGAGAAATTATCGAACTTGTCCTGATAGAACTCAGCAACCTCACGAATGATAGAGGGTGGGTCTACAGAATCCATTATTGCAATTATCGCACTCAGTTTGCTTTCAAATTCCTTTTTCATATTATCAGACTCCTTTTAATATTATCAAACGGCATTACCGCTTTTATCAATAGTTCTCATCAAGACGGGGATAAGGAGGGTCATAACGTCTGTCCCAGACATATCCGAGCTCCTCAAAGTCCCGAATTGCCATATAATATCTGTCACGCCTTGTTGTGGGAATAAGCTTCCCGTCTTTATCTTTTTCCCAAAGTCCCGTTTCGGGATCTATGATATAAGAAATGTCGTATTTGATATCTGTTTTCAGATCCTTACGTTTAAGATGTTGCTGGAAAAGCTTATATGACTGCTTGAGCTCCACATAATATGTGAAGTATGTCCACTGCAGATTTTCATTGCTGCGAGGATTACGGCAATCACCCCAGCCTTTTTCCTGACATATCTGCTTTGCTTTCTTATGAGTATTTGCAGTATCATATACCGCATATGCTGCAAGTCCTAAGAGTGAAAAAATAGTTCCTAACATATGTATAACCTCCTCAGTTTTCAGTTTTGCTGTTCTTGATTACATATCTCAGAAGAAAGATTACAACTGCGATGCCGATGATGCCGCCTTCTTTCCAAGAACCGGGACATATTTTATCCGCAATTCCGGCTCCGATTGCCCAGCCACCGAAGAGAGCCCCGAACAGAATGAGTAAAGTAACAACAATTCCCGAATGCGTTCTGATAAAATTCATTACAAGAATATATCCTAATATAATTGCGATAAATGCTATTCCTACCATTTATATTCCTCTTTTCAGTATTTGATTTTGCAGTATCAATTGATAATAAGATTGTTCTCTCTGACGAGACGGGCAAACAACATCTTGTTAACCATCTTGTTCTTAGTCGGGACGCTTATTGTATGTACTCCGTCGGAATAGATCTTATGGCTTCCCTTTGTTGTCCGTAAAAGATAATAGCCGTTACTGTCAAGAATTGCGAGAACCTCTTTTGTTGAATACTCTTTCTTTTTCATTGTATACCTCCTCATTTTTATTATATCATTTCACCTGTGTAAAAATCGTAACAACAAAATCCTGTTATCAAAAGCTTGACAAATCGGATTGTGTGTGCTATACTTATTGTAAGTATAGTATAGTACCAAATTCGGTATTTGTCAATACTATTTTTGATATTTGTTATATATGACAAAATTCGAGGTGAATATTATGGATTTTGTACAGAGAATCGAAAACGAATGTGCTAAACGCAATACCACTATTACCGCTTTATTAAAATCACTTAACATAAGCCCCAATAAAGGAAGCAACTGGAGAAAAGGTTCTGCTGCAAATATAGACGACATATCTGCAGTTGCTGATGCCTTATCTGTTTCTATTGATTATATTGTAACAGGAAAGAATAACAGTATCCGACTCACTCCAAATGAAAGAAAACTGTTAGCGGCTTTCAGACAACTTCCACCCGATGAACAGCTTCGATTTGTAGGAAGAGTAGAGGAAATTTCCGACAGAATTCATGACACTCAACGAATTGTTATCAAACTTACATCTGTTAAGATATATGAAGAAGCAGCAGGTGCAGGAATTTCCAATCCATTCTCCAATGATGATAAATATGTTGTCGAAAAGTTTTTAGAATCCGATGTCCCCATTGGCACCACTTGCGGCATCAAAGTCAACGGCGACAGTATGGAACCCGATTATCCTAACGGCAGTATTGTGTGGGTAAATGAAAACGCTGATATTAAATACGGAGATTCCATAATTGCAATACTTAACGGCTCACCGTATTTCAAAATATACGAAAGAGATGGTCTTCATTCTCTTAACCCCAATTATGATGTTATCAAAGTTAATGACGATGACAGCTTCCGACTCTTCGGAAAGGTTATTGGCTGTCTTGATCTGACTGTTGATATTGCGGCAAGGAGTTCTGATAATAAACCTTCATACAGCAAGAAAGCAGATATCTCCGAGCTTTACTCGGCAAATAAATCCACTGATGAATACTAAATAAATTCCACCTCATTGGTTATAATACCTCTGAGGTGATTTTATTTTGGATTATTCCGATTACAAACTTATCCGAGATACAGCTTGGAAATGTTTGATTGAATGTGGTATATCAGAGCTACCTGTTAAGTTGTCGCTTATCTGCAGAAAATACGGTGTTGAGATTATCAAAAACTCATCACTCTCCCCCGACAGTCCTTTCAGACTCAAGTCTAACGAGCGAGCGACTGTCATTATCAAAGAGCGATTTATCATTGTTGACGATACCGAGTCACGACAAGCTCAAAGATATTCCATTGCTCACGAACTTGGGCATTTGCTGCTTGGGAATACCAATGAGCCGATGGCTGAGCGATTTGCGATATCACTTCTTGCTCCTGCTTGTGTGTTGTGGGGCTGCAATATCAGAACTGCTCAGGATATTGCTTCCGTTTGTGATATTTCGATTACGGCGGCTCGAATTCGTGAAACTCGAATTGCGGTTTTATATGAACGTAATAAATTTCTAACATCTCCTCTCGAACAAAATGTTTATGAGAACTTCAAAGAGTTTATTGAACGTTTCAATTTATAATTGGGAAATCAATATAATAATCGGCTTCATTCTCACAGCCTCTACAACCGCAAATACCACTGCCGTCCTCAGCAAGAAGCGATTTTGCAATATTGAATTTTGCAGCACAGCTCGAACATATCTGACTCCAGCGATGCCCGTTATCATCTATTGTTACGTCATCAAACACTATACCATTATAATTAGTTATCATATGTGCCATCCTCCATCATTTCTTCATAGGTTTTCACGTCAAGATACACTCCGCACCAAGGAGTTCCGAAGTGCGTTACGCCCCAGACATACAGTTCCAGTTCCGGACAGAAGTACACAATTTCCGATGTTGCTCTTGCAAGATATTCTGCAAAGTGCTCGTCGATCAGATAGAACTGATATACCTCTTCGAATGTATCGGTTTCCTCGTCGTAATCATCTCCGCTGTATGGTTCAAGGTCAAACTGAGGGGCGTTACCGAAATAGATTATGTTTTCGTGCTTGGTGAGTTCTTCATAGGATATTCTTTTCATGGTTCGTTCTCCTTTGCAATTCTTTTTTGCAATTATTCTTCAATGTTCGGGCAATAACTGGTGTATAATATTATACTGAAACCGTCCTTTTCAATTATCTGATCGTCCCAGCAAAACTCTTCGTGCTTCTTAAGCTCTTCAATAATTAAGTCGGCGCAATGTATTATATCATCCTCATATACTCCGAATATTTCTGCAAGCTCATCGAAGTAGAAGAAGTAGTTACCTGTTGAGGTGTTCTCTGTGCCTGTCTTTACCATATAATCTGCTATTTGAGTTATGACTTCCTTTGTCATATAATCGCTCAGAACATAGTCAAAACCTGTAAGTTTGCAGATTCTCTCATCGTCTTGCATCACGCTCCACGATGAACAGCAGTCACAGATATCGAGCTTTACAGTTTCTAATTTGTTATCGAGGATGCCAATCGCTTTGTATGTTGAGATGTTTATCTGGTTTTCGGTTGCTCCGCAGCAGTTACAAATTTTCATTGTGATTCCTCCGTCTTAAAAATATTTCAATACATCTTTTCTAATTTAAACACGGCTTCATACCCCATATCAGAAGCCTTATTTGTGATATGATTCATTTCACTTATTAATACATCATAGCTACTGATACAGCCCCCATCGGATAATTTCCGAATATCAGTTCTTATATCCCGAGCAACGATTCTGCACATATTATCACTGTTCATAAGAATATTAAATACTATCTTTTCCATTTATCATTCCTCCGTTACCTATCGCTCTTCTGATTGCAGTTTATACGTTTAAGTTCCCGTCTTCTCAGCCGATGCTGTACTCTGTTATATTCTCTGTATTCATCGGGTGATAAATCCCTTTCGCTTTTACCAAACATACGATGAACCAGAGTATTCGATCTGTCAATCGGATTATCTGCACGATGCTTTACAACTTTATTGTGCTGATTTATCTTGACAGATAATAAATGTATCTGCTTCGATAATGCTCGTCGCTGTTCGGCAGTGCTGTTATCCTTGTTCATCTCCCCTCTTTTTGATTTCATAACTTGCAGTTCTGTTTCCATAGTCTTCCAATATTCGTTTGATTTCATAGTATACCTCTCTTTACTTAAACCTATCAGGGTGCATTATTCTTTCTACATTATCAGATATTTCCGGATCATCAAAAACCACTCCATCAAGCCATTCTTCCACAGCATCGTATGAATCGAATTTCATTCTGATACAATAATCACCGTAAAACACTAACATATCTTCACGGCTATCTGTTTCATCAAGTTCGTATCCAACTGCTTTCATAGCTGAAATAATTCTATCATTGAGCATATTTATACCTCCGTTTCATATTTTGGTTTTATATATCTCAATTGAAATTCTGTCATAATATGGAACAATTGCTGACACTTCGTGATTCCATATATCAGTAGGGATGTGTGAAAAATCAGTCGAATGTTCTGGAATAATATACCTCCGCCCTGTGTGGTTTACGCCATCATATTCGTTGATAGCAATTTCACAATATGTATCTGGCATAATACTTATTAAATCGCATACTTTCATGGTTTTTCTCCTCATACATCAATTATTTTATCCGTTATCAATTCAGCTTCACAAAATGCTTTCCGTCTTCTCGGCGTTCCCATCCACCAATCTGAGCAATAGCTGCGCAGAAACCATTATAATAAGAGCGGTCCAATGCTTCTCTTTCTGGCTCAGAGTTAACCACAAAGAACCATCTCTCATTTAGACACTCTTCAAGTCGTTTTTCCATTTCACGTTTTGTCATTATCATACATCTCCTTATACTCATCTTCGTAGATTTCGTCAAGCTCAATGCCCGCATCTTCGTGAATGCAGTTATACATTTCTCTGTTACAGACATAGAGATTAGCATCAATACTGTAAAGCAGCTCCTTTGTAATATGTAACAGGTCGTCTTTGGTAAAGACTTTACCATTTTCTAAAATGTAATCAAGAGCATCTCTCGGGGATGTTCTGAGTATGTCGCTAAATTTCATCATTGCGATTATTCTGTTCATAATTCATTCTCCTTTCAATCATCAAAGTACGGGGCATTCTCTTCCGTAACGCCATTCGTCATATAGCCGCCCCTTTTCAAGAGCGGCGTTTATCTCATCTTCGGTATATCCGCAAGGACATTCTTTGAACCGTCGTGTTTCCTGACGATTGACCGAGCAGATTACAGTTGCTCGGTTATTGAGTATTATCTGCGTATAGTTCGTGCAGTTCTCGCATATTGTTTTCTTCATATGTATTACTCCTTTCAAAATCCGTAATCACTAAGCAGCAATTCTCCGCCGTATCTTGGCATTGGAGTTATGTGGTTTGCAAATAAAATATCATTGACCTCATTATCTGTGAGCACTCGGTTCACCATTATTTCACCTGCAAGTATCCAGTTGCCTGTCATTGTGGGGCTGGTCTTGTAGCGGTAAAAGCCGTTATGCGGTATGTAATCAAGATACGCTTTACGACTGTCAAATCTGCCGTTAACAAAGCCTCTGATATCTGCTTCGGGCTGATAGTCGATTGTGTCTGAGTACGAGCACTCTGCCCAAACGGAGTCGGAATGCTGGTATGCAATTCGCCCCGACTCGTCCTTTACCCCTATGTGAGTTGCAAGCGGCAAGTCGGACAAATGCCACGCAGGTCTGTATGCAAGAAGTCCGAGCCGAGATTTCACTTTTCCGTTTATCAGCTCGCCGCATTCTGCTTCGAGCCACTGATGAAGCGGTGTTGGTTTATCGGCGTTAACATAGAGCGGAAACAGGCAGCCTTTGTTTTTCTTGGATATACGGAAGAGTTTATATGCGGTTGGCATTTTGTTTTCTCCTTTCAATTATAAGGAAGATAATCCTGACCTACACGCCTTTCTACAACGTGTATTTCCGAATACCAATCCCAGTTTTCGGGCTTACCCCAGAATACAATACATTCTGAGTCTGACGAGTAGTCAAACGACCCGCTCCATTCGCTGTCGATATGTGCGGCAGGATCTGATTTATAGCTATCGACAAGCTCATATGCTTTTGATTTTGCTGTGGTTTTGTTATCGGTAATCAGAGCAATCTCGGTATCATTGCTGCCATAATCCCCTAATTTGCAAACGTGGTTTACATATACAACGTACATTTGTGATTCTCCTTTCAATCCATATCGCTATCGTCAACTTCCCGCAGGATAAGACACGCAATACTCCAGCCATCTCCGTTGAGGAAGAAGTCCTTGCCGTTATCATCTGCCCTGTTGATATCGTCTTCGGTTATCGGATTTGTATCGAGATTGTATTTTTCAATCAGCGAATTAACATAATAAACCACTTCATCGGGGCTGTCGCAATACTCACCGCCATATTCGTCTTCATCTTCGATCGCCCACTCAACGTGGTAATAATCAATACCGAACCAGCCGATATCGTTGGTGGCATAATACCCACAGCCTTCCTCTTCGGCTATCCAATGAACGGAAATCCTGTTATCATAATACTTTTTAATTATAACGTACCACATATGTACCATAGGTACCCAAGCTGTTTCGGTCCAGACTGTGAAACTCGTTTTATCAGCCCAGATATTTATGTCGGATATATCGGAGATACTTCCACGACATCTGATACGGTTATGTTCGCTGTCGATTCTGTCACCAAGTCCAAATCCGTGAAGCACATTACCAAGCCAATCCTTGCCAAAACTCGAATAAGCAAGCTCGGTTGTTGTATACTTGACTATCTTGTCATGGAAATCTGTAAGGTCTGCGGTTGTTCCTATGAATTCGATTTTTGTTGAGCACCAGTTAGGCATTATAATTCCTCCTTACCACCATGCGTAGAATTCAAGCTCGTCGTCTTCGGTTATATCACATAACACTTCTTCAAGCTTCTCTTTCGTATACTTGAGGTCGTCGAAATACCATTCGTTATATTCTGTACTGCCAAAGAAGAAACCTGATGTTGTTGGCAGCAGGTCTTTGGATTTGCTGTTATCTTCAAGGACTGCATTAACATCTTTGAGTAAATTCATCAGGTCATATGTGGACACAGGTACAGGAACACAATTTTCGATTGCGTTATTTGCACAGTTCCTGTCGAACCAATCGAATACCTGATTTGCCTTTCGCCAATATATCAGCTCCACATCCTCGTTGTTCGGAATTTTCTTCATAAGATACATATCAAGTCCCATAGTTATTCTCCTTTCAAGTTACACAATAAAATAGCTTACACCGTGTTTGATATCATCTGGATTGCATATCGGCACATACAGAACTTCAGAATTGCAGTCTGACTGAACCTCGCTCTGATCGACGATTCGGAGTGAAAGATAGTTTTCAAAATACTCTGTCGTGATATCAATATTGTTTACATTCCCGAAGCGTATTGCATTTTCCAAATGATTTACTGCGGAAATGTATTTTACGATCCCGTCTCTGATTATCTCTCTGCTTTTGTTTATATCAAAAACGCTATTGCAAGCTATTGAATACATGAGATATCTGCCGAGACTATCGAACTCTACAAAGAAGTCGTTATCGTGCAGTGTAATTTCAAGATACTTCATATTGCATCTCCTTTCCGATTACGCAGTTCTCACAAGTCCGCCGAACATTGGCTGAACTCCGATACAGCCCATATCGGAGCACCATTCGTCGTCAAGGTTTATTACCATTGCAAGTGGATAGAATTCTTCGATATCCTTGTTATCCATTTCCCATTCTTCATCGTACTGACTTACGAAAAGCAGCGACAAGCAGCGTCCGAACTGAGCGGGTGTATAGATTGCGTGATATACAAGGGCATTGTGTTCGTATTCGAACTTTGCAATTATCTCCTGCTCGTCTTTGTCCGCCCAATAGAGGGCACCCATTTGCTTACTGACATTGACCTTGCCGTTTTTCAGGTCTCGGATTGTGTTCGGGTGAAGCTTGAGCTTTTCCATTCTCTTGATGGCTTCCATAAGTAATTCTGTTCTGTTGGGCATAACATTTTCCTCCTATTCGATTTCAATAGCGTTGATTATAAGTGCGATTACTGCAATTAAAAATTCCAATTATCACCACTCCCTTGAAAGCACATTGCCGTGCGGCAGGTTTCTTCTGCGTCTGCTGATATCCTCGGCAATTTCTCGCATAAGCTCGTAAGTATATCCTTCGGGGCAACTGTGTAGATACTTAGTTCTCGAGTTACATTTTGTGCAGCGTCCTCGGGTGTTGTAAGCACACTCTGTACAGATGCCCCTGTCAAATCCTGTTTTTCTTATCATAACACATTCTCTCTCTTTGAAATTCGCAGTTGTTATGCGTACTGATACATATCTTTTACGACATAGACAATCTCTGCATCGCTTTCGTGATACTGATAATGATTGCCCGACTCTGTGAAAACAGATGCTGTCGATGGGGTTACGATAACGTGATCCTCTTCATCATCCCATTCGCTATCGATAACGTCAACCATTCTGTATACCTTGTTGTTTTCGTCAATATAATAGAGTTCGTTATACTCAGGGTCAATCAGGTTGCCATCTTCGGAAATGATATATGCAGTTTCATCTACGGGAGAAGCAAGTATCATATCGTCCCAGAGCGATTCGTTTTCTTCAATATCGATGCCGCTTTTTTTATCAGCCTGCTTATCAGACTTTTTGTCTTTGCTGTAGTATCTGCCGTAGTCGTATTCATCGTAGTCATAGTCGTAATCGCCGTACCATCCATAGCAGCCTTTACTGGCATAGCCTCGGTAGGAGTATTTAGATTCGATATATTCGTACTTTACAGTTTTGCCGTCGGCAGCGTCCTTGATAATGGTATTCACTCTGTCGATTATATCGTAAAGTTCGTCAAGAACAATGTACTCATCTGTGGTATGTGCGTTATAATATCCACTGCTGAGATTAACAGCGGCAACGCCAAGTGCGGGGGCTACATCTGAGATGTCAGAACAGCTTCCCCAAGCTGTCTTGAAGCCATAACCGTCAATGAACTTTTCAAATTCAGGGTTATCACAGGAGTAATAAACGCTGTCGTTAGAACCCTTGCGGTCAATTTCAATTATGAAGTTAATATTGATGTCTTCTTCCTTGATAATACCGTTGAACACGTCATCTGCAAAGTAGCCAGCTCCGATGCAACCTATCTCTTCGTCTTCGGTAAAGAGGATATAAGGTTTTCTGCCGTCTCTGATGCTCATAATTGCAGTATAGATACCACATCTGTCGTCACCACCGATTCCCTGCGGAGACCATATACAGCCGTTATCGGACATATAGATATTCTCGACAGGCTTCTTATGAACTGTGTCCATATGAGCACAAAGCATTACGGGAACGTTACCCTTTGCAAACAGATATCCATCTGCATAAACCACATCATAGCCGAACCCTAAGAGAATCGAATAGAGATAATCCTTGAGGTCATACTGCTCGAGACGGATTATCTTTTCAAGCAGAGAGGAGAGAACTCTGAACTCTCTTGACTTGCCGATGGTGTCGTTGTAGGATTCGATAAGCGAATTTACAGTTGTAATGTCGGGAGTTTCGGGATTCATATCTCTCATATACTTCTTACTCACAGGTTCGACCTCCTTAATTGCAGTTGTTACAGCGGTATTGGTTACAGCGGTTGCAGTTTTAGTTGTAGTAGTCATAGTTATTTACCTCCAAAATTTCTTTAATCAAAACTGGTCGTCATCGTAATAATCATCGTCTCTGTCATTGTCGTCATCGTTACATTCACGTTCTGTAATTGTGGGATCGCAGTCTTCACAGAACAATGAACTGCACATTCTGTCATTGACATCAAGCGTTGAACGATATCTTTGGCTGCCGCACTTAAGGCAATACGTCTTGCCGCCGACATTTATTGTGCTACCCTGCTTTGGCAAATTCGGGTTTATGTATCTGAGCACTGTGTAATAGTTCCAGTCGGGATACATAAATGTGTCGGGGTTGTCTCTGATTATCGTATTAAATGGAATCCACGAATTGCCGGCACTTTCGCACTCCGAGATAAGTTTACATACACAGTTACGATATACGATATACGGGTTAGCATCGTTCTCACGATAGTCTATCGACTTCGGATATATCCTTTCGTGGACTATGTGTGGAGAGTTATAGAAAATTACCTGTCGGGTTATCTTCGGTATCTTCCACAGCTCCTTGGATTTGAAGTCGCTTTCGTCAAGAGTATAGAACAAGAGCGAAACTCCGTCTGTCAGATATGACATACACCCCGCTTTGTGCTTGCCTTGATATTCCTGACCGTCATAGTTACGGCTCGGGACAAGGCACATACAGTTACTCCACGAATTACCGTTACTCATTGTGAGATAATCCATTGGATTGACTGAGAGAACAGCAGTTCGCTTGAATGAACGTGGTGAGATACAGTCGCTTATCTTTGCGAATATGCGGTTATAGGATGGGTGTTTTGTGAAGCCGAAATACTCATAAACTTTGTTCAAAACTCGGGTTGACTTCTGACCGGGTTTGAAGTGGAACTCGGGGGTTATCTGATTCAAACCGTCTGCAGTGTATTCGCTTATCGTTTCGGCAAAGCAGTAGTCAGTTGCGAATCGGAGTGCCGCATCGTTTATTTGATGCGGTGAGAAAAAGATTGCAAACATATCTGGGACTGACCCGTTATGATTAGCAATAATCGTAGCTAACAGCTTATCAATTATCTGTTTCGAAATATCATTATCTTCATAAATAACGCTGAGAAGTTCATCACAGTAATCAAAATAGCGTCCGTCAAGATCACGCTTCTCGTTTATCGTGGTTACGATTGCAAGCTCATCCTCTCGCCACGATGGGTGCTTTCGGAGAAGTTCAAGGAGCGGCTGCTTGTTTTTGTGCCACTCCTCGATGTTCTTTATTACTCCAACATCGGAACAGGATATCCCAATGCTGCGGAGATAGTTTATTGCTGTTGCGGTTATTGAATTTATCATTACGCAGTTTCCTCCTCATCGTTCTCGTCATAATGGTCTTCGGCACATCTCTCACAATAGCTGTGATCGTTGATTGCTGTTATCGTTCTGTCGCTGAAATACTCACCGCAGTCATCACACTGTGTGTAGTTATTTCTAAGACAGTAATCACAAACACTGACCTCATCACCGTACCTGTCGTGGGCTGTATTAAGATCGTCACAGAAAAACCACTCTTCGCAGTCGTTGCAGTATTCGAACTCGCCTGAATTATAGCAAGCATCTTCGCAAACATCGCCGTAGTTATTTACATAATGAGAATCTCCGGGTTCGTATCTTTCATGATATTCACAGTAGAAACAGCAATCGTTGCAGTAGTATTCTCCGTCGATATAATGCATATCTTCACGGTCGTAACTGCAACCGCAATCTGCACAACGGCAATATTCTTCCTCTGGATGACATTCATGACAAAGAAGACTGTTATGGGCGTTATCTTCGTCTGTAAAGTCGTTCCAACGCTTAGTTGCGCCACAGTTTATGCAGTATGATGTACCACCGACTGCGATGTGTTTTGCAGAGCGGACAACATATTCGGAATCACGAACATCGGAATCATTGCACTCTTCGACTTCGGATTCGGAAACCGCAGTTTCCTTTTTGAGGTGTACTATGTAATTTGGAAAATGCTGCCAGTCCTCATACATGAATGTATCTCTGCGGTTATCAATATACGCCCTGTCTCTGTTTTCCTTGACCCAGAGGTTAGGAGCCTCAAGGCAGGTTGCGAATATGGATTCTACCACATTGCGATATTGCTTTACGAGTTCCTTACCCTGCTCGGTATTGTCGTTGCACTGAGGATAGAGGCGTTCCTGAACGAGTACGGGATAGTCCCAGAAGAACACCTGACGGTTAATCTTGGGTTCGAAGCACCAATCTGTACCCTCGTAGCTTGAATCGAGGGTATAGAATATCATCGATTCTCCGTCATTCGCATAAGAAAGAGTGCCACCCATATAGCAGCCTCCGTAGTTGGAGCCGCTGTTATTAACAATGGTATGGCACGAACTCCAAGAATTGCCGTTGCTCATCATTAAGAAATCGATGATATTGACGGAGAGAATAGATATTCTCTTAACATCAAAGGGGTTCATTGAGTCTGCTAACTTTGCAAATTCACGGTTATAGTTCGGAGATTTGTCAAAGTGGAACTTGCAAAGGAGCTTGTTAACCACACGGCTTGACTTCTGACCTGTATGTACCCGCATATCGGGGAATATACGGTTTATGCAGTTGGCTACTCGTTCGGATATGGTATTCATGGGGTTGCAATGGAATATCATTTTGAATATAGCAACAAAGAGATCTCCGCCACAAACCGTATTCTTGGAAACATATTCGTAATCGTTGATATCAGACTCCTCGATCATCGTTTTCCAATCTTCGAGTGACATATCATCAAAATGCTTACGAACATCGAGCCATGGATAATCGTTCTCAGCGGTATAGCTATCATAGCCACAAGCCCCAGTAAGATTGTCAAATGCCTTTTTTGAGTCTTCATATGAAGGCATTCTATGCTCGGTGTTTAAATACACCACCGCTTTTGCTTCCTCGTTCCAATTCGGATGCTTGCGGAGAATATTAAACAGCTTTGTCTTATTGTTGAGCCATTCCTCCACGTTGCGACGGATGCCGTCCTTAGAGTAGTTGTCGGCATTCTTGAGGAGGTCGCCGTCACGAGAAAATTTGTTGAGCATATCATACACCTTGTCGGTGTAATAATCTACGGAGAACGGAGTAATCACAGGTTCGGGTTCTAATTTTGCAGTTTCGCCGTTGTGGAGTTTAGTGGTTTCTTCGTGGTTAATCATTTCATCTGACCAATACCAGCCTTCGGTGCGGTCAACGCCCTTGTCTTCGACCATTCTATAGGGGAAATTGGAATTCCTCGTTTCGCCAACAGAGCGAATGGTCATAACTGTTCCGAGATATCGTCTCATCTCTTCTGACATAGTAGATGCATTAAACTGATTTACGATTACCACTCTGTCGCCTACGTTATACCTTGTACTCATAATTTTTCCTCCTTGGCTTTCGCCTTTTGAAATTTATTTGATAGTTCAAGCTATCAGAAAAGCCCACCAACCGAAGCTGATGGGCTTGTGACTCATAGTTTGAAATTTGAGGTTATGTGATACTATATCTATTACAGAAATAATTCACAACGTCTGTGATTGACTTCTTATAATATGGCTGATTATCAGCAGTCCACTTGCGGATTTCTGCTCGTGTTGTCATAGGACGATAGCAGGAATTGCCGTTCTGGATCATGTCGAGCTCAGGTTCAAGCTCCTCGATGAAGTCACGTACTGTCCAGCCCTCGTAGATGTGCTTATCGAAATTGATTTTTGCCATATCAGTTCACTCCTTCCTTGTTGTCCTTCTGGTCGTCAACTGCATCAAGCGGCACGTAATTATCATGTGCAAACTTGATCAGCTTAAGGAATGCGTTGAAGTCAAGCTTGTACTTGTCCATTCCTTTGAGCTTGCCTTTTGCAATACAAGTGAGCATCTGAGACTGGATTTCGGGAATGCACTTACAGATGTATGCAAACTTAAACCGTTCGAGGAGAGGTGCGAATAACTTCTGTAGCGCAACTTCGTTCATGTTATCGAATCGGTTCTTTATCTCATAAAATGCCTTCATATTGGGGTCTTCCGTCATCTTTTCGGCAATCTGAATAATGACATCGATAGGTGCAACATATCCGGTGTTTGCAGGTTCGGAGTTTGCGGTTACGGGGACGATTGTAGCTGTAGGTTCTGATATTTCAGATTTACTGTCAAGGTATTCCTTGAACTTGTCGAGGGTATCTTTGGAAAAGCGGTTAGGAATGTTGCCACTACCCACAAAATCGGGAGTTATTATTTTGTTCTTGATATAATAACCCATTGAGCCATATGGAATACCAAGATACTTAGCTGCTTCTCCGGTTGTCAACATATCCGAATCTCCGAAACAGCTATTAACGTATCTGATAATCTCTGCTTTTGTCCAAATGTATCCTATAGAACCGCCGTTCTGAATTGCAGGTTTCAGATTGCTGTGAGAGAAGAGATAGGAGTTAATTGCAGTTACTGTAGACCCAATTATGATGGCTACCTCCTTGGTTTTGAAGCTGTCTCTGCCGAGGTTGTTGAGCATTGCCTTGATTTCTGCGAGTGTTTTCATGATATCATTTCCTTTCAAATATGTATAATTGATATTCGGATTTGTTATGCGAGTTCCCTTGCAAGGTCACGCTTGCAAAGGGATATTTGAGCCTTGACGACAGAAATGTCGTCCTTTATCTGCTTTGCCTCATATTTGCTGTTTGCAGCTATAAGGTCAGCGTTGAGGTCTGCGAGCTGTTTCTGCAACATTGCTAACTCCTGACGATAGTATTCAGCCACTGTGGTTCACCACCTTTCTAATTGTTGTGAATATGTATTTTGCAGTTACCGAGATAACTGTGGCGATTATGAAAATCCAATCCCACAGGCAACGCAGGATTGGATAAGCGAACAGTGTTGGGAAAAGCAGAACTCCCGTTATGTCCTCAATGCCGAGGAAACGGCATAGGGCGAGGAGTGCGATTGTTGCGAGGATTATGCCAATAGTCGCTGCGTGTGTGTCGGCGGTGGCGTAATGGTGTTTTGCAGTTTTCATTTTGATTACCTCCAAAAATTTGATTTGACAGCTTTCGCTGTTGGGAGCGAAGTTGTTGTTAGGCGGTGCCTCGCTGAAACCGCAGTTATAAAAGCATGGGAATCAGTCCTTTGCAGTTGTCAGACTTTTAGCAAGGCGGTGTCTGCAAACCGCTTGAGTGAGCTTTTTCATGGTGCATTTCCTCCCCAAGTCCACCACGGACTTGCTATTTTTCACTCTAAACTCAGCCAATCGACCAGCCCAGTTCAGATTTGTTGTGTGGGATTTTCAGCTCCACAGGTACCAAGTGCAGAGCTGTACATCGTACAACAGAACTGTCGTATTGGTCAGAGCCGTGCCGCTATTTCGGGTCGCTGGCACTTGGACCAAAGATAGTGCATTGGTATCACCAACCTTTCTAATATGTATGCCAATCAGTCTATGAGAGACAGAGGGCAGGTGAAGTTGTCTACAGAGAACCGTTTCCAGTCAGCCGAGTACAGATGACCGTTGTAGCGGATGAGGGCTGTTGTGTCGTCGTCTGAGCGACGGAGGATAATGTCCTTGCGAGAAGAGCAGCCAAGTGTGTACAGAGTGAGATTGATAGATGCCATAGTAATTACTTCCTTTCTTTGCTCGGTGGGGCGGTCGTTAGTTTAGCCGTTCCCGACTATTGCCGAGGACTGACAGCGATGTACCGTTTAAAGGGTACAAAATGATTAGTCAGAGATTAAACGTGGTAGTCATAAATAGCTACCTTTAACATTGATACAGGGGCAGCAGCGATGGTCTGCTCGTATATTTCACGAGCAAGGGCGTACATACCTGTCTCAATGCAGAG